GTGGGGGGCGGGGGGATGCTTGGTTTACGGGCAGAAAATAGGGGGAAAATACGTCTAAATGGTGCTTAAAAGGGGGGGAATTTGGGGTAAAATCTATGATTTTTTATAAAGAAATATAAATTTTAAAAATATTTAAATAATATTATATAAAATGGATAAAATTAATCCCGATTTACAATTGTATGCGAGAAAACCCATCGGTCTTGTCAAACATCAACCAAATTTCAACGAAAAAAAATACATTTCTATTCAATCTCGTGTAAATTCTGATGCAGAATTTGAAAAAGAGTACATTTCAAAATTAATAAATGAAGGTTGGTATCAAATGGCTGATAAAAACAACATTCTTTCAGATGAAATGCGTGGAAAATATTTTAAATATCGTCTAAACGGAAATGGAATGTCAAAAGCACCGAAGGGAACTTTTAGAAGCGGTGGCATAATCGTAGGAAAAGACGAAGAAAATGGAGAATATATAAATTATAAATCTTTTAATGGTTCAATTTTTCCTTTACAACTGAAAGATATTCTCGAAGTTTATATTAAAGATCCAAATGTTAAATCTGATCGCCCAAAAAAAGAAAAAGTGTATAGAAAAACTGTTTTTTTCAATGAACTGGGACCAGAAACTAATTATCCAGTTTATATACAATCAAAATTAACCGGAAACGATATTTTAGTATATTATGCACGAGATGCATCAAAAGCAAGAATTTTTAAAGAAACATTGAAATTTAAATTTGCTCAAGACACTGGAAATTGGGAATTCAAATAGTTTCCTAATTAGGAAAGTGTGATATTTTCTTTATATCCAAAAGTTCTTTATATCCAAAATTATATTTTCTTTATATTCAACTTTTTTCTTTATATTCAACTTTTCATTTTCTTAAATAGTTTCCTAATTAGGAAAGTGTGATATTTTCTTTATATCCAAAAGTTCTTTATATCCAACTTTTCATTTTCTTTATATTCAACTTTTTTCTTTATATTCAACTTTTCATTTTCTTAAATAGTTTCCTAATTAGGAAAGTGTGATATTTTCTTTATATCCAAAAGTTCTTTATATCCAAAAGTTTAAACTTTTCAACTTTTTCAACTTTTCAAATTTCTTTAAGTTCAACTTTTTAAAAAAGAAAAAGTTAAAAAAAAGTTGAACTTAAAGAAATTGAAAAAAAAACCCACTTTTTTTTTTTCTGCAAAGTACTTAAAGAGAATTACATACTTTGTATGTAATCCAAAATCCAAATTACATATAAAGTATGTAATTTTTTTTCCGCCCGTAGTACGGGTTAAAAACTTTTATATATTTCTCGTCTTAATGAGAAATATTTAAGAAAATACATTGTACATTCTGAAAACTTTCACAGAGTTGATTTTTAAAAAAAAAGAACACTTTTTGATTTTCTTTATATTCAAATGTTTTTGCAATGGCCGAACTTAAAGACTTAAAGAAATCCAAAAGTGTGTTTTTTTTTTGCAAATACCCGTCTGGAAAAGTTTTCGGAATGTATAATGTATTTTTGGATTTTTTTCTCGTTAAGACGAGGATTTTTTTTTTTTTTCGCACCCGTGACACAGGCGGAAAAAAAATTACATATAAAGTATGTAATTTGGATTTTGGATTACATACAAAGTATGTAATTCTCTTTAAGTACTTTGCAGAAAAAAAAAAAGTAGGGTTTTTTTTCAATTTCTTTATATCCAAAAGTTTTTCTTTAAGTTCAACTTTTTCAACTTTTTCAAACTTTTCAAAATTGGGATCTGAAAGTAAAAAAAATAATTCCCGAAGGAATTAGTTTTTTATCTAGCATATTTTATCTTATGACTTATTAAAATTTTCACCTGTAAAAAATTAATCCAAAGGGGTTGATACATCAGTTTCTGAAGTTTTTGAAGTTTCTGAAGTTTTTGAAGTTTCTGTGGGCCCAGTGTTGTTGATTTCCTTACATTCTTTCACGAGCATTTTGAAATGGGTTTCGATAGAGAACGCGGTCCAGTGATCAAGGAGATCCATATAACTGCGAGAAGGGTTTTCGAGTAGCTGGCCTATAGCACTCAATAGGGTCATACGTGTGTTTGCGTACCCCTAGAGGTACCATGTGGTTTTTTTTTGGTGTTTTTTGCTTGTTTAGTCCTCGTCCGACTCCGAATCTGTCTCCTCTTTCTCTTCTTCTTCCTCGAGGGCCTCCTTCACCATCTCAGCCAGGTCGGCGGCGAGAATGGTTCCGTTCTTGCCCGACCCCTGGATGTGAGACACGTCGTCCTCATCCCAGTCGTGCCGCTTCATCAGCTTGGCGGCCGATGGCGAAATCTTGGTCTTGTCAGACTCCGTTTCCGAAAGGTCCGCGGCGGGGGTCACCGTGGTCTTCACGTCTTTCAGAAGAATCTTGCCATCTGCACCCGTGCCGGTCACCCCCTCGATGTCGACCCCGTTGTCCCTGGCGAACTTTTGCGCACCGGGGGAAGCGTTGATCTTCTTCTTGGGGGGGTCGGCAAGAGTCTTCAGGTCCTTCACCGAGATCTTGTCTTTCGCAGCAGTGCCCTTGAAATCGTCCGGAACGGTGATGCCTTTGGCGTCCGCAAAGTCCTCGGCCGCCTTGCTCGCAAAGCGCGAGACCTTCTTCTCCTTGGGAACTTCGAGGAGCTTCTTGGGGAGGAGACCCTTGTCCGCAAGGTGCTTGAGCGCATCGGTGCGGTTTCCGGGTTTCGTCATGAGAAGCTCGTCGATGATCTGGGAGAGGGTTGCGGAGGAGGTCGCCATCGGTTTCGTTTCGGAAGTTTTGGGGGTTTGCTGTTGTACACCCCCTGTATGTGGCGAGGGTCTAGTGTGTATTTTTTTTTGCAATTGCATTTTTAATCGTACTTAGTCCCATGGCGCGCCCCGGTGGTCTAATATCAGTTTTTTTTGCAATTGCATTTTTAAATTGTGCTTAGGGGTGCGCCACAGGAAACGATTGTAAGCGAAGTTCTTAGCGAACGACCCGACGATGCCAAATCGGTGCACACACTGTAGGCAAGAAGGTCACAACCGCACGACGTGTCCTCACGATGCATGGCATGCGGCGAGTCTTCGCGAGGCTTACAACGCGCAACTTCGCGAAGAACGCAGGAGCGTAAACGAAAGGTTTCAAGCTGCTTACACCGCAGAAACTCGCCAGCGCATCGATGCTCTTCACCAAAGAATTTCACTTCTTGCAGCATCGGCAGCAGGTCGGGATTTGCCCTCGGCGCCCCCCACAGTGCGCGAGAAAAAAGTGCAAGAAATTCTCTTTGAGCGCGCCGAAGAACTGAACGACGGGTTGTACAAGGAACTGATGGACGCGTTGGTGCTGAAAGACTGAAACAAACTGTCGACGCCTCCCTCGGGAGGCCAAGGTCGACGTGTGTGAAAACAAGAGAAATCTTGCAAATGTCGCTTTCTGAATTTCTATTGCTCCTCGGATATTTCGCAGCGGTTATTTACTCGATTTTTCAGGTATATTCTCTCGGATTGTTGATTGAACCATTTATGTAATTTTACAAAAAAAAATACAATTTAACCCTTGGGTTACAAATGAGTACGTAAGTCTAACGATGCTCTAGTTAAAGGTGGGGGGAACCCACTTTTTAATAAAATATATTTTATACTCTTCCATTGTGACAGCTGGTCATAGGGGGTGCTCTACAGACGCACGCAAAATATCTTTTTTTGGGCCCCACCTCACCCGTGCGAAAGTCAACGCGACATAGCACGTCAAGAGACAGCAATGGAACATTTAAGTCTGAGAAATATGTCTGGGACACTGCGAAAGCAGGAGTCCAGTGGGTTGAATTCCTGCCAGGGTCCGGCCAACCTTGGGAGTCTAGCACGCGAAGGGAATTCGAAGCCATTGAATTGGCAGCCAACGAGCTCGAAAGGACCTTTTTTCAGCATCCCCCACCTGTTCACCTTTTATCCGATGTGTTTCTGAGCCATGAAGTCTCAGAAACATAGGCACGACCGGCGCTTCAAGAACTGATCACTCTTCGGAGTGCCAAAACCTACGCGTGTAAGGACACATGTCGTCCAAACAGAAAAAAACAGTTTACAATCTAAAGGATGTCAATGATGCGCCAATTTTCATCGACATGGTGCCACGGGACATAATGCTTTATCAAGAAGTAAATAAAAAGATGTCTTTGTTTATGGTTGAACACGCCTTGAGACGTGTTAATAAACATAATTATTTAATCAAACATGGCTGGGTATAAAGCGCTTGATAATGGATGGCCCAGACTTGATAAATGCATCTAAAGTGTATAATGTTTCCTTCGGGGACCTCTTAAAGAGGTGTAATCAAAATGATGACGAATCTCTTTTACGATCTTCCCGAAGACCTTCAATATCAGATTTACAAGTTTTCTCACAATATTAAATACAATGATGTATTAATTGATATTTACCTGTCGCAAACCATGGTGGGTTCGCTTTGATAATCGATATAAGATGCTCTTTAAGTTATACAATTCAGACATGTCTAAAAAAGAGTTGGAATATTACTTCACATCCCGTGACATTCTCTTTTCTCTTTTACTTAGAGAGAAATATTAATTCAGTTTTATTACAAAAAACACTTTAGTCTTCGGACTACAAAAAGTTTCGTGTTAAATAATGTGGAAACATAGAAATAAATACGATTTTTCAAGTGAGGACGAGTCAAGTGAAGACGAAGAATTTGAAATTTTAAAATTACAAGATAATTTTCCAGCTTGGAATATTGATGGAAGCGCTGGCGATTTGCCTCCAGAAGGTTTTACTTGGATAACTTTTGCTGAACATGTTACTGGAAAAAGAAGAGGTAGATGTTCTTTTAGTGACTGTTATGAAAAAGCTCAAGTTGGGGGTCACTTATGGATAAGACAAATTGGGTGTTGTATAGCTCCTATATGTTCAAAATGTAATTATCACAAAAATGAAAAAAGATTGCAAGGGGGTAATTCTAAAGTAAGAAAAGGTACAACTATTATTAAAATTGGGTTGACCGGAGAAATGTGCAGAACGTCAAGAAGATATTCTTCGAAATAAATATTGCAAAAAAAAATAAATCTTAGTCTTTGGACTAGATAAAATGACGTAACAATGATGCTAACTCGCTCGCAATCGTTTCCGCCGCGCATGCCTTTCCCCCGTGTCCAGAAAAAAGTGTCTTTTGATGAAACAAGATATTCTCTTATTATCAAAAATGAAATGCTTGAAACTAAAAGAGTAAACAAACAGTTGTGTTTTCTAGTTAATACGGATGAGGGGGAAGAGTGGTGGTCAATCGATGAGTTTGTTAATGGTGAAGAGTTTACAGATACTGTTGTATGCGATTGGGTAAATTATAAAAATGAAATAGCTGATAAGTTCCCAAGAGTTCGGCGGCGGTGTCTGATGTGTAATACTTTTTCACTTCACGGGTTTACTATCTGCGGCAGATGTAAATCTATGGGGCGCGACAGATATATCTATGGTTAAAATAAATTTTAAACGCCATCCATTTTCTTAGGAAAACAAAAACATACGTGTCAATTGCAAAATTTTTTTATTAAGGAGTGTTCGCAATAAACTAACAAGAGTAACGATGGTTCGCAATAGTGCTTTCTCAGCGCCCGCTTTCGAAGACTTTGAACCCCCTGAGATGAACGACGCGCTTAAGGAAATGTACGATTCTATCAAAGGTGATACAATTTTTGAAAAGTTTCAGACATGTTCAGATTGTAAGTGTTGCAAAAGACATCAAATAAATAGGCCAGTGTGTATTTATATTTCTTACCAAGATTCGAGGCTTCCAACGAATCAAGACGAACACGAGTGTGCTTGTTCTTGTAGGCATAGTCTTAGACATCTAAATCGTATCTACAATAAAAATCCCGTAAGAAATGAACCAAATCTCGAGGAAGACAAATTGTAAATTGAAAATTTCCTTTGGGAAACCTCTAACGAGGTAAAAATGCCGTATCACGTAATCGCCCACACTTACATTGAAAGAAAGAATATACGTAAATTTTGGGAAGAAATGTATAAAGAAGCACAAAAAATTTACGATGATTACAACGATAAAAAAGAAAATAAATTTCACAGAGAATTTTACAAACACTTACATTTCGAAAAGGAAGATTTTAAAAAAAGACCAGATTTTTTTGAACCTGTTTATTAAAACTTTTCCTTTGGGAAATAAAAAATCAAGTGTAAAAATACCACAATGGTATCATCTCCGTATGAAAATGAAAATGAAAATGCGGTCCTTTTCGCTACCATTCAAGAAAATAGTCGCCCAATGACCCCGGAAACTGTAATAGAGACACCTTTAACTCCGCCAAGGATTAGACCACCAAGGCGTTATCCGCGCATAGACCCCACCGAACGCGATACTCAAGATGATATTCTTGTTAAATATGTTAAGGTTAAAATGGAAAATGACGCTTTAAATGTAAGAGCGCTAAGAAATATAAATAAAATAAAAGAACTACAAAATGTCACACAGACATTATGGGATAGAATCAAGATTTTGGAAAATAGATTGAACAATATTCAAGAAATACTCTTTGAAAATTCTGAAAAGATACCAAACGGACTGTATGTTCAACTCATGGACGCTTTGATTAGTTAAATTAGTTTTAAAATTTAAATTATTACATTTACAAGATTATATGACTTATAATAAATGTGCGATGATAATTCAAAAAAACTGGAAAACCTTTAGAACAAGGCAAAAATACAAACTATTCAAGCAATTACCAGATGATGTATTAAGGATTATCACTCATTATCTTACTAAAGATTCTTACAAAAAAATCAAACAAAGAGATATACTTATAAATATGTACCTACTTAAAAATAAAAAAATACAGGAAGAAAAATACCAAATCTCTAGAGATTCTACTACGTACTTTTCAGTATTATTTTCAGCTCAGTTAGCAGATGAACAAATATTTAATAGGTTTTCGTATTAAGCAAATTAAAAGTATGTATAAGCGTTATAATATTAATATGTGTTAACTCTTTTGAGTTAATAAAGTTGCGTTTTGTTTAAGCATACATTTGTCTGTATTTTTCTTTATTGTAATAATATTCATACCTAGCATTTTTTTTTGGAAATCTATGAGTTTTGTATGGGGTTTTTCTAATACACAAAAATACTTCAACGTGTCTTAAAACAAACCCTGTTAGTTTACATAAATATTTATACATAATAAATCTAAATATTTATTTTAGTCAATAAATAAAAATGATATCAGCATATATTATCGATATAACGGATATAACCGTTGTAAGTGTCAAAAGAGGCGTTAAAAGAAAATATGCATATGCTTTCGGAATAATTTGATTTTCCGTTTTATTAAAATAAAAAAAATAAATTCAATATTTAATTGTAAAGAGATGTCTAACGTAGAAGAGGATTTTGCCGTCGCCCAAATTAAGGCCAGTGCTATTAAAAAACAAGTAAACGCTGCTTCATGGAATGATGATTATGAAAATCTATTATCGCAGTGGGGTGAAAAAGCGGCCGGTCTAAGATATATGCATGCAAATTCATCTGGATACTGGCGTGCAATTTCTAATAACTTAACATTGTATAGTATAATTGCAACTACAGTTGCTTCTGCTGCGAGTTTAGTAGCGGGCAGTATAGATGACATCGGCGCCAAGGATGCGGTTCTATTTGGTGCAGGCGGAATAGGACTTATTACTTCTTTTATTCAAAGTCTTAAAAAATTCTATAACGCTGACGAAAAAGCAGCGGAGCACGGCGCTATTGCAAAACAATTTGGAAGCTATTACAGATACGTCACTTTACAAATGGGGATGTCCCGTGAAGATCGCAGACCATCTGATGAATTTTCTGAATGGGCTTTAAAAGAATTTGAGCGCCTTCAGCAGGAGGCGCTTCCTTTGCGCGGCGCCGATGTAAATTTATACAAAAAGACTTTTAAGGCTTCTAAACAAGCCATGCCAGATAATTGCAGAACCGATTATGCAATTAAGATTTATAATCGTAACGAACAAGAAGAAATTGATTATGACGGGGTAATGTAAATGTAAATGTAAATGTAAATGTAAATGTAAATGTAATGTAAAAATTACAAAAAAATACATTCATTAATAAATATAATTATATATCTTGTGTAATCATGGATACTCTTTGCGATCAAATGAATATGCTTTCAGTGAACTCAAAACTTGTAAGTGATATTGACGTTATTATATTAGAAATTAAGAGATATAACCATTATAATGTTGACATCTATGAATTGTGCGTCTCGTGTGGACATTCATTAACATGGGACATTGAATATACATTAACACAGCGAGATATCAATTGGTTAAGCAGCGGCGGTAAAAATTATTTCTTTACACGGTTAAATGAGCATATATTAATAGATACATCAGAAAAATACAATTCTGTGAACGATATATACAGTAAACTTATGGATCTTTTTTTTTTACAAATCGAAAATTAATAACAGTGTTTATTTTGAAAAATAAATACCATTATTAATAATAATGAGCGATTTTTTGCTTAAGAATATTCGCGAAAATATTAAGTTAATTTTTGGTAATTTACATGCGCTCAACGAAAAAATCCCAGTAAAACTTGATGAAATCCCGGATTTAAGAGGTAGATGGGAAGTTGATAAACTAGGAAATATAATACCTTCTAGTAACCCTACTACAGTTAGTATAGGCACAAGTAATAGACCCGTTAATTCTGTATTTATTGCTGATCGATCTTTAAACATTACAGCAACCGATTTGAACAATACAATTACTCCTCTTTATTATAATAATACAACAAAGGAGATAATAAACACCGACGGCGGGGCATTAAACACTGATATTACACTTACAGGTATGATTAAGGGTCCTTCTGAATTTATATTAGATCCTGAAGGTCATGATGACAACACGGGAACTATTCGGATTAAAGGAAATCTAATTGTAGACGGTTCACAGACCATAATTAATTCTACTATTATGACCGTAGAGGATAATATTATAAGTATAAAAGGGTCTAATACTATTTCTTCCGGAATTGAAATAAAATCTAATGAAACGGTTATAGCTAATTTTAATTATGACGGAGCAGAAGATGTATGGAAAACAAATAATAAAACAATTAATGTTGGAACCGGAGGAATACTTGCAAGTAGTGTAACCGGAGATTTAACGGGAAATGCTGCGACAGCAACTAAAATAAGTACTATAACAAATACTAATATAGTTCAGTTAACAGATACTCAAACATTAACTAATAAAACATTAACATCGCCGACATTAACATCGCCGACAATTACAGGGACAGTAACATTTAACGAGTTGAGAATAGATAATGAAATAAACCTTGGAGCTAATAACCCCGGTACATTAGGACAAGTATTAGTTTCAGGGGGTGCCAATGAGCCGGCATCTTGGTCAACCGTATCAATAACAACTACACTTAGTGATTTTAACGAAACAAATCAAGCAAGCGATGCTTTCATACTAAACAAACCGACGGTTCAAGACGGACAGTTCTCTCAAAATAACTTCACTGATACTTTAAAAACTAAATTAACAGGTATAGCAGATGGAGCAGATGTAACGCCGTCGTGGGTTCCAAGCACAGACCCAAGTTATGTAACAGATACATCAGGCGCTTTTAATTATAACAATTTGAGTAATAAACCGACAATAGTACAATCAAATTTTAATGAAACAGTTACAACAAGCGATGCTTTCATACTAAACAAACCGACGGTTCAAGACGGACAGTTCTCTCAAAATAACTTCACTGATACTTTAAAAACTAAATTAACAGGTATAGCAGATGGAGCAGATGTAACGCCGTCGTGGGTTCCAAGCACAGACCCAAGTTATGTAACAGATACATCAGGCGCTTTTAATTATAACAATTTGAGTAATAAACCGACAATAGTACAATCAAATTTTAATGAAACAGTTACAACAAGCGATGCTTTCATACTAAACAAACCGACGGTTCAAGACGGACAGTTCTCTCAAAATAACTTTACTGATGCTTTAAAAACTAAATTAACAGGTATAGCAGATGGAGCAGATGTAACGCCGTCGTGGGTTCCAAGCACAGACCCAAGTTATGTAACAGATACATCAGGCGCTTTTAATTATAACAATTTGAGTAATAAACCGACAATAGTACAATCAAATTTTAATGAAACAGTTACAACAAGCGATGCTTTCATACTAAACAAACCGACGGTTCAAGACGGACAGTTCTCTCAAAATAACTTCACTGATACTTTAAAAACTAAATTAACAGGTATAGCAGATGGAGCAGATGTAACGCCGTCGTGGGTTCCAAGCACAGACCCAAGTTATGTAACAGATACATCAGGCGCTTTTAATTATAACAATTTGAGTAATAAACCGACAATAGTACAATCAAATTTTAATGAAACAGTTACAACAAGCGATGCTTTCATACTAAACAAACCGACGGTTCAAGACGGACAGTTCTCTCAAAATAACTTCACTGATACTTTAAAAACTAAATTAACAGGTATAGCAGATGGAGCAGATGTAACGCCGTCGTGGGTTCCAAGCACAGACCCAAGTTATGTAACAGATACATCAGGCGCTTTTAATTATAACAATTTGAGTAATAAACCGACAATAGTACAATCAAATTTTAATGAAACAGTTACAACAAGCGATGCTTTCATACTAAACAAACCGACGGTTCAAGACGGACAGTTCTCTCAAAATAACTTCACTGATACTTTAAAAACTAAATTAACAGGTATAGCAGATGGAGCAGATGTAACGCCGTCGTGGGTTCCAAGCACAGACCCAAGTTATGTAACAGATACATCAGGCGCTTTTAATTATAACAATTTGAGTAATAAACCGACAATAGTACAATCAAATTTTAATGAAACAGTTACAACAAGCGATGCTTTCATACTAAACAAACCGACGGTTCAAGACGGACAGTTCTCTCAAAATAACTTTACTGATGCTTTAAAAACTAAATTAACAGGTATAGCAGATGGAGCAGATGTAACGCCGTCGTGGGTTCCAAGCACAGACCCAAGTTATGTAACAGATACATCAGGCGCTTTTAATTATAACAATTTGAGTAATAAACCGACAATAGTACAATCAAATTTTAATGAAACAGTTACAACAAGCGATGCTTTCATACTAAACAAACCGACGGTTCAAGACGGACAGTTCTCTCAAAATAACTTCACTGATACTTTAAAAACTAAATTAACAGGTATAGCAGATGGAGCAGATGTAACGCCGTCGTGGGTTCCAAGCACAGACCCAAGTTATGTAACAGATACATCAGGCGCTTTTAATTATAACAATTTGAGTAATAAACCGACAATAGTACAATCAAATTTTAATGAAACAGTTACAACAAGCGATGCTTTCATACTAAACAAACCGACGGTTCAAGACGGACAGTTCTCTCAAAATAACTTCACTGATACTTTAAAAACTAAATTAACAGGTATAGCAGATGGAGCAGATGTAACGCCGTCGTGGGCTCGAGCCAGTACTGCGAATATTGCCGATACATTAACTTTAAGTAAAGCAACCGGAACAGGTTTAGCGGTAACATCGGACGCCACAGTAGGCGGTGACGTCAGTGTGGGGGGCAAGATACTCATCCGAGAAGGTATTGGTGGTACTACCGCGACCAGAGGAGCTATTTATGCGGAGGTAGACCCGGCTGCAGCCGGATCAAATCATAGACTCATAATAGATCCTTATCAAGAAGACGATGCCGACCCGGCCGCTGGTACTGCTAATAACGGTACGGTATACGTTCGTGGCAGTTTAATTGTCGAAGGTAATAAGACTATTTTAGACACCGCGGAGACTATAACGGCCGAAAATTTATTTGGGATCGGTGCAACGAAAAATTCAAGCGGTACCACTGTGGGTGGGTTGGCAACTGAAGTTGGCATACATGTTTATTCTGGTACAACAAGTAACGAACATTTTGTATACGACTTTAGCGCAGCCAAGTGGCGAACAGGGTCGGGGCTCGACACCAATCTTAAAGATTTAGAAGCAAAGAATATATACGCCGCGTTTACCGGAGATTTAACAGGTAATGCTGCTACAGCAACTAAAATAAGTACTATAACAAATAATAATATAGTTCAGTTAATAGATACTCAAACATTAACTAATAAAACATTAACATCGCCGACATTAAACTCGCCGACAATTGATATAATAAACGTTGGAGCCAGCCCCGGTCCCGGTACAGATGGACAATTCTTAATTTCAAAGGGTCCGTCCGCGAGTGCGGAGTGGTACACCTTATCATTAACAACTACACTTAGTGACTTGACTGACACGACCATATCGAGTGTTGCAAGCAATGATTTATTACGTTATGATGGTTCAACTAATGAATGGGTAAACTCGGACTCGATTGATATTAAAAGCGTAAATGCTACAACAATTGGTAACATAGTACCTGTAAGGATAAATTCCACGGACGCGCGAGTGTCTGTGAAGACTATTACCGCAACTACAACTGGTGTACCTATACATGCAGATATTTTAGCATACTATACTGGAAAAACATTTGCAGCAGGGAAATGTGTAGCGGCCTTAACTGACGGTGCAAATTCTTCTGTCACAATATTTTCTTTCAGTATATGTAATACCAGTCTAACCTTGACTCTTGATCAAGAAGTAAGTTCTCTCACGACTGCGGTAGAAATTGATTATGATTCCGGAGGAACTGTCAACTTAAATGTAGGTGCCAATGTCGCATCTGGGACTAATAATATTAAATATTGTGTTAAGGTTTTACCAATTATGACAAGTGATAGTATAACAGGTGCATATTAAGCTAAAATGTGTAAAATGTGTAAAATGTGTAAAATGTGTAAAATGTGTAAAATGTGTAAAATGTATATAAAAATAATGTATATAATTATTAACTAATGACTGAAAAAGTATTAAATAAAGTTAATAATGATATATTTTCATACGATACAACAGATAATGCATTTAAGATGTCTAGAGTAAAACCAACCGAAATTCATCATGCAAGTACAGGCACGGGTACAAGTGGACAACTTTTAGCATCAACTGGAACTGCGTGGGAATGGTCAGATGCTCCCAGCGCTGCCGCGCGACACCCAGGTGAACCTTATAAAATACATACTCTACCAACTGCTGCATATCAAACTTCGGCTGCCGGTACGACGGCGGCTTCAGGGGAACATGATATTTTTACGGACACCTTTACCAAAACAGCAGGTACAGAATTATATATAGAATGGCATGGTTACGCTTATGTTAGTGGGTCTCAGACCGATGAATTTGCGCTACATCTTGAAATAGAAGATTCAACTAATAGTACCCTGTTTAAAAATACAGGTCATTATTATAACACTCGTTGGAATACCGACCCCGGCGCGAGCCATAGAAGTATAGGTAGTTCTCAGGCCGCTTTGAGTTCAAAAGAAATTGATGTCAATAATACTAATGATACAGACGCGCCCACTAATGAAAACTATGGCGGCACCGTAAGTATAAAACTGGTATTTACTAAAGATACAACAGGTGTCACAACCGACAACTTTGACGACATTGTATATTTTAAAACAGGATTCTTTAAGATTTTTGAAATATGGGCAATTGGAACTCCTTATACACCAAGCGCTTCCGGTATAACAACCACATCGGGCGAGGTAATAATAAGCGATGCTTTACGTATAAATAACGAATTAAATCTTGGAAATAACAATCCCGGTGCAGCTGGTGAAGTATTAGTTTCAGCGGGTCCAGGCAATTTACCAACTTGGGGCGTTGGCGCGTCGGGCAGTGTATCTATGGACCAGATTTTTAAAGTACACATGTTTGATCATAATACAGTCGTGAATTTCCCCGCCTCACAAGGCGCTGGGTACCATACTGTTTATACAAACACTTTTACTAAAACAGCCGGTACACATTTGTATGCGGAGGCTCATTTTGAGGCGATCATTGGCGGATGGGGGTACGATCAAATAGCAACAGGTCTTATTATATTCGATGGTGCTTTTGTAGCAGCCCCTGGTACACCAACATTTCAAGTCACAGGAAAAGACTATAATACGAGATGGAGTGCGGGAGCTACAGGTGGTGGACATCGTTCTTTAGGCAGTTCGCAACCCGCATTGAGTACAAAAGCCCCCACAGGTTCTAATGACACTACCGTTGCTACTAATCTTAACTTTTCTGGAGATTTAACTATACAATTTCATTGGCATAAAAACATGTCGTATCTTGATGACACTGTCGACTTTAATCATGGATATATAAAAATATTTGAAATATGGTCATCAGGAACCCCCTATACCCCAACGCTGGGTATAACAGAAACGACCAGTGAAGTAATAATAAATCCGCCTTTGCAGATTAAAGATCGTCTTGGTATTGGTGGTGCTAATTATGGAAATCAAGGAGACGTTTTAACAAGTCAAGGTAATCTCGCTGCTCCAACTTGGACTGCTCCTACAACAGGATATGGGTTTAACGACGTTGGAAATGCGGATACAAGTTTGGGTACTATTACCGTTGGAAACAAACAAGTTCTTTTAAACGAAGCAAGTGAAATTGCTAGGGCAGGAATTGCTAATGGTCGTAGTCCAATTGCTGCGATGAGTGATATACCTGTAATACCCACAATACCTACACAAGCATATCATTGTGTTACAATTGACCAATATTATAATCAGGGAGGCAGTGTCCATAATATGACTGGGTTTTCTAATAGGATTACACCCGTCAATATAACCTCAAATTCAAGCCAACCATTTATTATTCCATCAGATGGTGCTGGAGTATACTTAATTGGTTATGGGGTGACGATCGAACTGGGTCATGCTAGGGCGTTTTATGTATATATGAATTGTATGATAAATGGTAGTACCGGTAATCAAGAAAGAATGTTTCTTTTACAAGATAATGGCTATCAATACTTCAACGTACCTGTGAGTAGGACATTTGTAGAATATTTAAGTGGTGGTCAATATTTAGAATTCCATACACAAGTACAAGGATTGGGAGGACAATGTCATTATATAGGAATGGCTTGGATTACGAAAATAGGATAAAACGTAAATTTAAAATGTAATGTATATACAAATATGAACTTTTGTGATTGTATTGAAAAACTTGATTTAACAGATGGTGTTACTTCAAAAGAAATAAACAAACATCCCTGTTTAAAGAATATTAAAGATTTACCAGATACTGTCTTTTTAGACCCTTTAGAAATAATAAATAAAGGGATAATTCTACAACCGCCAGTACCAGTTAGTCAATCAATAGCGATACTTTATAAAGCAATTCAAGAGTTGAAAGCGGAAGTTGATGCATTAAAAGTGGCGATCGATACAATTAAAACAACTAATAACCTTAATTAAATTTAATAAAAAGGTTAAAAATGAATTAAAAAAATAATCTTATAAATTAATACAACATGGAAGAATTTGGTAATCTTCTTTTAGAATCAAATAAGACTCTTCAGAGTAATTTAAATAATGTAGATGATAGATTAAATAATGTAGATGATAGATTAAAAACTGTAGAAACAGAATTGTCTACGAGACAACCGGGTGAAATTTATAAAGTACATATTATTCCCACACAAGAATATTTCATCTTCACACCACCGTCCGAAGGGGAAGGATTCACCGCTTTCACGGCCAATTTTAACAAAAAAGCCGGTACACACTTGTACGCCGAGGCTCACTATGTAGCACTAGTAAACGGACATGGTGACGATCATATTTATGCAAGAATTAAAATGGCAAATTCAACGGCTTTCGTAAATTATGGAGAGTGGTACGAGACACGATGGCAACGCAACGGCGCGTTCGCCGGCTGGCTGGGCGGAGGAGGGCATCGTTCTTTGGGGGGAAGCCAACCGGCGGCAAGCTCGGCGGAGCCTGCTGCCGACACGCCCATGTACGACGCGCAAACGTCCGCGCTCAGCAACAAAGCTTATGAGGGGCAATTAACCATCGAAATGAAAATCGGGGCAAACGCGACAGGCGCACAGCTCGAACGATCGACGTATATTTTAGACATGGATTCTTTAAGATTTTTGAAATATGGGCGTAAGTAGTTTAAAAAAATAATATATACATTATATATAAATTTATACATTTTATGTCTATTAATTTAATAACTGGATGTATGTTTTCTGGAAAAACATCTGCTTTAATCGACGTTGCAAAAAAATCTAAACTACTCGGTAAAAAAGTGATAATAGTAAATTACGAACATGATACACGTTATTCAGATAATGATAAAGTTATGACGCATTCTGGAGAATCGTTTGAGTGTATTCCGTGTGCTAAAGATTTACTTTTTATGCTTAAAGACAACGCTATTGTTACAAATGCAGATGTAATATGTATTAACGAGGGTCAATTTTTTGAAAACTTAGTAAATTTTTGTCAAAATTTATCCAATCTTGGAAAAGCAGTTTACGTATGCGGCTTAGACGGTGATTATTTGCGCAGACCATTTGGTGAGATTTTAAATTTGATACCTCTGTGCGACACGTATGTAAAATTATACGCAATGTGCATGTCTTGTAAGAATGGAAACTGTGCTAGTTTTACTAAAAAAATTACAAATTCTAACGATTTAATTGAAATAGGTTCTACAGAAACGTATATACCCGTTTGCAGAAAATGTTACAACTTGTAATTTAATGTAATTTAAAAAAATAAATTATATAATATAATGAAGCAAATGGATAAAATTGAAGAACTTGAAAATAAAGTACTGTCTCTAGAAAAAAAAATGGACACGCTAATATACAAACTAGAAAATATAAAAGAAGACACTGGTAAAATGTCGTCGCACATCGATTTTGTAGACAATGTTTATTCAAAGGTTAAAGCACCCCTGTTCTGGATATGCGATAAAATTGTTTCTATTAAATCAAGTACTATTAATTACAGTGGCGTCGAAAAGTCTTTTGTAAAGTACAACTCTGAAGTGCCAAATACGGTTCAGATCCCTGTCAAATAATTGCAGAATTAAATTAATATTAACTTTATTTAAAAACAAAATGTATACATTACAGACAATGAATAAAATTAAATTCCTAGTCTGTAATATTAACTCCGCTTTCCCGACTGACATCAATGAAATGATTTTCAAAATGGTTCAAGAAAGAGCAGCAAAGGCTATACAAAATATGTATTACCTTAGAATTAAAGTTAATCTTGATTTTTTCTCTATAATTACATACAATTTTCCACGTGATATATCCTTTGGCTTTCCCAGAGTAAAGAGTGATGACATAAATAAAATTATTATGTATTATATTACAAAGATTAGATACAAATATATACAAGAGCCTGGAATATGGATTGAAAGTTTAAACGATATATTATATCATTATAGTTATTATAGTCGTTTGCCTTGTAAATCTTTGGAAATTAATAATATATTAACAATGCTAAATAAAATCAGAGCCGGTAATTCATTATGGTCTCAGACGCGTATCGATTGGTGGGAAAATTTATAAACATTTTTATTTTTAAAAATAAAATAAATTGTATTATTAATAATGTTTGAATTAACTCCTTTAAATGGCTTTATTGCACTTGTGTTTTTAATAATTTTTGCAGTTTGTGTTATTAAACCCATGATGGAACCACGTGCCGAGTATGCAGAAGATATGTCAAAAGAACAACTTAAGTCTCTTGTCTATTCTCTAGCCAAATCTTTAAAGGATACAAAAGAAGAAGATGAGCGGTTACGTAAAAAAATAGAAGATTTACAGTACTCCGATTCTCTTCAAAGAGAACAGACTAAGTTTTTAACGGCTAATGTTAATAAAAATACTTCGGTAGTTTAAAACTAAGTTTACTTTAAATTTTTAAATTAAATTAAATTAAATTATATTTATATTTATATTTACTATTATATAATTATAAATATAATGTCTTCTTGTGACTCAAATCCAAAAAAATGTTCTGCCCAAATGAAACTTTATGATATACTTAAAGATCCTATTATAGATAAAATTGTAAACCCTCGGCAGCTCAAAGAAGATGTACCGGACGCCTCAACTGGTTTAGAATGGGTAAATATACCAACAACTACTTGGTCTGGATTATACGTCTCAAGAGATAAACTAAAGAAAAAATCAGAGACTGTTAGTTTTTTAGCTCTAAAAAAATACAACTCCGAAGAATCTAAAGGCATTTATAATGCTCTTAAAAAATCAATAACCAACGGGGGTCTATCAGAAGGAACTGGTATAATATTTGATAACCAAGGTAATTTTAGTTATATTAAAAAATGGGAAAATGAAGATTTTGAAAATGTCGAAGAATCTATAATTTTACGCAATCCCATTATACCAGCCGGTTCTGCTCAAAAATCTAATTATTTTAGTACAGAATCTTATATGTCTAATTCTGTAAACGCAAAAAATAGAGAATTTTTACCAAAAGATCAGTCTAACGGGGTATTCTATTATAATACAAAAATTATTTCTAATCCAATTCTAACATATTTCATATATACAAAAGATACAACTCCAACAGAAGACTCGATTTATTATTTATTATATAATCCAATGCATAGAGAGAAATTTCAAAGATATTATACTTATTTATTAGAATATGAAGGTACATGGAAAGGCAATGATTTAGTTAAGCCCGGTTCAAGTGGTGGTTATCAAAATAATGACATTGTAGCCGTAGAAGATAAATCAGATGATTCTAAAATTAAAACAGCGCGGGGCTTTAAGCGCGTGATTTCTCGTTACTGCAATGCTATTAAACTAAACGGAGGTGCTTTATCAAACGGTGGTCAAGCTCAACATTATGCAGATCCAACGTGTAATTTTTTATTGGGCCCTGAAGATGCAAATTTATCCATGGTTCTTGGTCAGAATTTAACGCAGGAAAATTGGGCATACGAAAAATACCGCGGAATTATAAATGATACGGACAAATTAGCTCACGGTGAATTTAAAAAATATGTAAAACTTTTATTAGATAGTCCAGGTAATAGAGCGATTTATTTCCCGTGCAAAACTCAGCAGAGTATATCTCAGAAAACGTCTATAATGTATGCTTTTAAAAAGGGTCTTATTGGAGATAAATCTAATTCTTTAGCGAATGTTTTAGCAAATGCGTTCATCAATAATATCGGCGTAGGTGTAACAACCGCCTTAAACGCGCTAAATGTTACAGGTAAAGACTTTAAAAAAGGTCCTTCTTGTAAAGCTACCGTACAATCAATAACAAATTGTCAAACACTTATTAACAATGCCGGGGCTTCAACAGCTAATCAATATAACATAAACACAGCGTGTGGAGGCAATAAAAAAGAAGAAGAAATTAATCTTATTGCCGAAGAGGAGCATTCTGCAAAACAAGAATCATTGGTTTTATCTAAAGAGGAATACGAACGTGCATTAAGCAAAGCAAAATTTAATATTGAAGATTTGACAGGTAAAGACGTGTTGTCATATGATATACTTTTACCGGGTGTAAAAGAATACATTGATAAAGCGAAAGAAAAAAGAAGACTTTATCGTATTGCGCTTGTAGATATCAATGATATGTCTTTAGATTCTGATTTTCCGGTAATGGATCTACCTGATATCCCAGCTCGTCCAGGAACAGTCGCGCTTGGAAAAGATGATACTTCAACTGGTGGTGTAGCACACGTTAGTACACAGGACACCGTCGACGACGCTGCAAAAGCCGCACGCGAAGCCGCGAAAAAAGCAGAAGAGAAGCGTAAAGAAAGGGAAGAAAAGGAAAAACAAGAAAGATATGAAGAAAAGGAACGCAGAAAGAAAGAACTAGAGGAATTAAAGGCAGAATTATCTCAAGCAAACGAAGGTTCGGATAACACAATGTTAATTTTAATAATAGCAATAATCGCATTAATTGTTATAATTATTGTCGGTGGGTTAATAATTTTTATTTAAAAAAAATATAATCGTATATTAATATTAATATTGCATGTCTGGAAAAAGCGTTAAAGATTTGATACCCGGTTTATTTGATAACGGAGAGCTTGAAAAGGCAAAGGGTGGCCAGGGTTGTGGCCCTCGAAATGACATGGCTGCAAATGCCGCGGCGATAGCCAAAGATCCGCAGGCTAACTTAAAGGCTGTCGCTGAGCTAATGAAAGCCAAACCAAAATGTGTTAAGACCGCTGAAAATTCCACAACAGAATTCATGAACGATAAATCTGACTTTCAACTCGGAGTGGTTCCTTTTGCTATTGGAGTTAATGACCAAAAAGAAACGACTACAATGTCAACTATGGACGATAAAATGCGCGAAGAGGGTTGTGGTAGTCTTATGAATACATCTAATAGAATAATGAGTTCTGTTAAAAATATGTCTTGTACTTTACAGAGTTCTTTAACTAAATCTAATGTTGTTGTGAAAGCCGGGTCAACCATTAAATTTAACGTACGTGCTCGGTCTGATAAAGAAGTCGCAGCGATAGAGAGAGCAATTGACACGCGCAGGAAAAATGATGCAAATATAATAAATATGTATAAAATTGATACCGTAGCATTGATGGCCGTTGGCGGCAAAGAGGCGCTAAAAACGGCTCTCGATGATCGGACAAGAATGATAGAAAAATTAACAGATAGTTTTGATAAATGGGCACTCGACAATCCTATTCAACCAGAAATTGTAGGTAATAAATTTGATTTTCAAATTAAATCAGACATTAAAATGTCAGAGGAACAGACTATCACCACCGAGATGGCAGAAAACATCATGGCAGATATTAAAAATATAGCAGGCGCTAAAGCAATAAACACTCTTGAACAAGAAAACGGTGTAAGAGCCTTAACCCCAGATACTATGAATCTGGTCCAAAACGAAGTAAATTCTCTCATAGAAAAAGAAAAAACAAGTATTCAGAGACAAATAACGGAAAGTAATGTGGCCATAGACGATGATAATAATATCATTTTGAATTTCCCCGGTAATGTTAGAAATAATACTTTTAAAGCGGGTATAACTTCCCAGATTGATGCTCAGGTTTCGCAAGCCATTGGGACTGCCATGGATATCGCAGATCGTGCGGTAATGTCCGCGCAAGCCAAAGCTACGGCTCATAATGATATGAAACAAGAAAATAAAGGCCTTGAAGACTTAAAAAAGGCTCAGATGGACGGTCTTGCAAAGCAAATCGAACAATCTCAGAAAAATAAACCAGGTGGAGGTATGGGTGGATTTGGCGGTTTTGGGTTAATGATGATGTTGCCCATTCTTATAGTTCTCGGAGTCTTGTTTTTTGCACCTAACCTCATATCATCCTTTTTAAGTCCAACGACGATTATTATAGGAATTGTGATATTTGTTATTTTCTTTGGCGGCGCCGCCTTTTTTATGAGTAGTAATAGACGTAGATCTCGTGAGATGATGTCAGTGTCTCCATCTCGCCTCGACGACCTAGGATATATGGTAACCGAAACAAAGGGATATGTAAATAAAAAGCCATATGAAGATTTTCAATTTAAGACCGGCGGCACATGGCAATTAAATTAAAATAAAATATGATATATATAATAAATGAAATCTGGATTAATTTATATTATTTTGACATCACTTGTTTTATTAACGATGGTGTGTATTATGAAATCAGAGAATAGACAACGCAAAGTTCCAAATGTGAATTTTAAATTAGAGAGACAAATTAATAAGTCTAATCCTCGCAAACAAGAAATGATGCATATCTTTTCTAACATGGCAGTACCTGGGTGGAAATGGGATAAATTGTATTCTTAAGAAATAAAGGTTTAAAAAGTTTAAATAATTATAAATTAATTTTAAGAGATAATTTATAAATATTTATAATGAAGGTAATTACACGCAGCGGAAAAAGCGAAGATGTTCGCTTTGATTTTATCACGGCTAAACTTCAAACTTTATCCGGCGAGAATGTATGGGGAAGAAAACTAAACGTAGATCCGGTGTATATTGCCCAAAATATATGTAGTCTTATCTACAATGGTATCACAACAACAGAATTGGACGATTTTTCTGCGGGTTTTGCAGCCACAATGTTTAAAGAAGACCCAGATTATCTACTTTTAGCGAGTAGAATTGCCGTTAATAATCATCATAAAAATACAAACGGTTCTTTTTACGAAACGATGAAAAACTTAAACCAATTCGGCGTTGTTTCCGACGAATTCATTCAACGCGTCGAAAAGTATAAAGAATCAATCCAAGAAATTATTGATTACAACAGGGATTATAATTTGACATATTTCGGGTTTAAGACACTTTTTGGTGGGTATCTTCTAAACAAGAACAATATTTACGAAAGACCCCAAGATCTTTTTATGAGAGTTGCAGTCGCGATTCATGATGACCCAAAATGTATCGCCGATACTTATAATTCGCTATCATGTAAGTATTATACACATGCTACACCAACTCTTTTCAACGCTGGTACAAAATTTCAACAAATGAGCTCTTGTTTTCTTCTAGGAACTGAAGATTCTGTAGAAGGTCTTTACAAAACTGCAGCTGATATGGCGCAGATTTCAAAATGGGCAGGAGGAATTGGTCTTCATATAAGTAATGTGAGAGCAAAAGATTCACACATTAATAAAACAGGGGGCAAGAGTAATGGAATCATGCCACTTCTAAAAGTTTATAATAATATTTCTCGTCATATTAATCAAAGTGGTAAAAGAAATGGCTCTTTTGCCATGTACATTGAACCTTGGCACCCGGATATCCACGATTTTCTAGATGCCAAGAAAAATAACGGAGCAGAAGAATTGCGCGCAAGAGACTTATTCTACGGTCTCTGGATTCCGGATCTTTTTATGGAAAGAGTAGAAAAAGATCAGATGTGGTCTTTGATGTGCCCAAACGATTGTAAAAATTTGTGCGATACTTGGGGAGATGAATTTAATAAATTGTACATCGCATACGAAGAACAGGGTAAGTTTAGAAAGCAAATATCTGCTAAATCTCTTTGGGAAAAGATTATTAATTCTCAAATCGAAACCGGATCTCCATACATTCTATACAAAGATTCGGTAAATAGAAAATCAAATCAGCAACATTACGGGATGATTAAAAGTAGTAATTTGTGTACGGAAATTGTTGAATATTCTGATTCAAAGGAAACGGCTGTTTGTAATCTTGCTAGTCTGTGTCTTCCGAGTTTTATTAATGAGAACAATGAAATGGATTATACTCTACTAGGCGAAAAAATTAGAGAACTTGTTAGGAATTTGAATAATATAATTGATATTAACAATTATCCTACTATGGAGTCTAGGGTTTCAAACATGCGTCACAGACCAATTGGTATCGGTATCCAAGGTTTTGCGGATATTCTTATGAAAATGAAAATCGCATTTGATTCGATGGAGGCACGGAAAATTAATAAATATGTATTTGAATGTATTTACTATCATTCACTATGTGAAAGTGTGTCATTGGCGCAAAAACATGGGGCGTATGAAACATTTAGTGGTTCTCCGGCTTCAAAAGGAATTCTACAATTTGACATGTGGAACGTTGAACCTGAATTCTTTTCTACTGACGAATGGTCAGAACTAAAAGAAAAAATAACAAATTATGGTCTCAGAAATAGTCTTCTAGTTGCTCCTATGCCAACTGCTTCAACTGCTCAAATAATGGGAAACAATGAATCATTTGAACCATACACGTCTAACATATACACTCGAGCAGTTTTGTCGGGTAATTACATCATTGTTAATCAACATCTTATTGAAGAACTGCGCACAAGAAATCTTTACACAAAAGAACTTATTGAACAGATTATGCTAAATAAAGGTTCCGTACAAAACTTAAAATTGCCTGATGATATTAAGAATATTTATAAAACCGCTTGGGAACTACCTCAAAAGAGTTTGCTAAACTTGGCTATCGACCGGGGTCCATTCATAGATCAGAGTCAAAGTCTTAATTTGTTTGTAAATCCTCCGCAACCAAAGATCATTCATTCTATTCATATGTATGGGTGGAAGAACGGGCTCAAAACAGGTTCTTATTACATTAGAACAAAACCAATTCTTGAAAATCAAAACTATACAACGGATGCATCGAAAGAAAAGAACGAGCCTAAAGATTGTTTGATGTGTAGCGCATAAGTATATATAATATAATAATTAAAACAACCATAATTATAATACCCGTTAATACATTCGATGTATCTCTATTTTGAAAATTAGTTTTAAAAGTTTCATAATCCGGCGAAGTAGTATTTAATTTTTTATTTACTTTATCATGAAAGTTATAAGTCCATTTAATAAGTGATTCGCGACTTTTAAGTGCTTCGTTCAATAAATTTGTATTAATAATTTCCTGAGATGAAACTCTGCATTTATCGCACGGAAGTATTGCTAAAAAATGAATGAAAAAAGTCTTATATGCTGCTTTATCTTCATCATTTGGATTATCTGGGTAACCAAATGCTGTAAAATGAAACGTTTCCCAAAAATATGGTCCCCAAATTTTAGGGTTAATATTAGATTTTCTAGAAAGACCCATTATTATACAGTTTATATATAAACAATTTTATTTAATTTATATAAAAACACAAAATATATATATACATCTACAATTACATCTACATTACATATGGAACTTAAAAATAAATGGTCGTTACGTTTACATTACAAAGATCTTGGTAAATTATACAATGATAACATTGAAAAACTGTTGGATATTTCAGACATTAGAACATTTTGGTGTACTTATAATAATATCCCTAAGATCTATGAATTATTTTCGGATGGAATAAACACTAAAAAAATTAAAAGAACAAATGCGACTCCTTGTGCTTATTCTTTCTTTAAAGACGATATTTTCCCATGTTGGGAAGATCCAATGAATAATAAAGGTTTTGAATTATCTATCAAAAACAATTATAATTTTAATATGCTTCAAAATCAGTGGTTGAATAGTATGTTAAGACTTATTTCCGGCAACGAATCATTAGAATGTATAAATGGTATTAGAATTGTAGATTGTACCAAAGGTAAGAGTGTACTTTACAGAATGGAATTTTGGATAAACGACGAAAAATTCAAGGACGATGTAGAAAATATACTTAAATCTGAACTTTTCAATTTAAACAAATATAACTTAATGTATAGAACTCATGTAAATATAAAAGAAAATGTTTAAATATGTAAATTAAGATATATAAAAACATAAATTATTACTATTTATAAGATGGAAGGAGAATTTTCAGTACAACAAACTTATACATTAGAAAATGTAATGACTGAATTAAATAAAATTAATAAAAAAATTGATTCAATTGAAGATAAACTAAACAGCAAAACGGATTCTCTTATTCAACTTTTGGGAGACATTGTAAGTACAAACCTTAAACAATATAATATAACAAAATCAACCGTTGAAACCATTGAAACTACTGAACCGGTTACCCCAGATTTATATTATACAATTAGCGAAGATTTTATCTTTATCAAGGGGAAAAAGACCTATCAAAATAAAGATAAAATTAAATCTATGCTTAATGGTATTTGGAATAAAGAAAAAAATTGTTGGTCTTTTAAAAAATACACCAACTTTGAAGAAAAACTAAAAGATGTATTTCCTGATATTATTGAGGGTCAATAGTAAAAACAGACAATTTAGTTTTATTTGAACCCACTTCTAAACCATCAACCCTTCGAATGCGACTTTCTTTAAAACAAAGATAAAAAACTTCCTTTTTCTTGATACCAAGTCTTTTTGACATACTCTTAACAGACAACTTAAGACCTGGGTTAACATTTAGTAAAGCAAAAACAGAATTCATTTATAATATTATATTATAATTTCTCTTTAAATTATAATATGATTATATATTAAATATATATGGAATTTGGTAAAAAAGGTGATGCTAAGAAAGCAATGAGAATTCATCATCGCGAAGGTATCTCTCTCAAGGCCGCTTGGAAAAGAGTCAAAAAATCGGGTGCCAAAAAATCGGGCGCCAAAAAAAGAAAGTCTACTAAAAAGCTTTCAAAAACACAGCGTCTTGCGAAAAAGGCTATGAAATTACATCATTCAAAGGGTATTCCTCTCAAAAAAGCTTGGAAAATGGTACAAAAATTTGGAGAGACAGCCGATATGTATTCGCCACCGGGATTAGTTGATTATGAATTTAATGATGCAACTGGAAAATACAGAAAACGCTGTAAAAGTTATCAACAACGTGACGCAATGGGACGCTGTAAAGGTAGAAAACCTGTTACTGTTCCCCCTGGAAAAGAAATCAATCCAGAAACTGGTAGACTTAGGAATATTTGTGATCCGCCAAAATATCGCAACACCCGTGGGAGATGCGTTGGGCAACAAAAACCTCTAAAACCCGGTTACATTATTAATCCTAAATCTGGGCGTCCTCAGTTACAATTTAAAGAAGGTTACTACCGCGACCCAATGACGAATAGATGGAGAAAAATTCCGCGTATACCCGGTAATTATAACCCTTTTAACGCACCCGGAAATTTAGATAGAATTAGAAATACAAACATCGAAGAGTACGATTCTGATGATGAAATTTATATGGTTTTTGGTAAAAAACAATTTAAGTGTGGATTTGGAGGATGTAGCGCATGCGCCCTTAAAAGTAAATATGGGAAAAAAAACACCTATTAAAAAAATTAAAACGGTTCGTGTAAAAGAAGTCGAGCCTGAAATAAAACTTGACGATCTTCATGCTATTGCTCGGGCAAATAATGTTTCTCTTACTGAATGTAAACAACTCGGTAAAACAAAATTACGTGCTAAATTAAAGAAAATGGGACTACTCAATAAAAAAGGTACTATGGAATTAGATTATAATACAATACCATTCGTTTTTGGTAAAAAACTTAAATTCGGAACTTGTCAAGCGTGTTCCAAAAAATAAAATTTTAAAAAAAAATATAGAGTTATAAATTATTAATAATTAATGGAGCCTATTTTATCAGAAACTTCTAATAGATATGTTTTACAGCCAATCGTATGGACAAAAGTATGGGAAGCTTATAAACAACATCAGCAGGCTTTTTGGACGGCAGAAGAAATAGACTTTGCCGCAGACATATCAGACTGGGAAAAATTAAATGAAAATGAAAAATATTTTATCACTAACGTATTATCATTCTTTGCAGGCTCCGACGGTATCATTTTTGAAAATCTTTCAATTAATTTTATAGAAGAAATAAAAGTTCCTGAAATTAGAGCTTATTATGGGTGGCAGGCGGCGATGGAAACTATTCATTCAGAAACATATGCTCTTATGATAGACACTTACATTTCTGATAACGACGCTAAAATTAAAGCTTTAAACGGTATCAAAGAACTACCGGGTGTTAAGAAAAAGGCAAATTGGGCACAGAAATGGTTAAATAAAGACATTCCATTTGCTCAAAGACTTGTAGCGTTTACAATTGTAGAAGGTATTTTCTTCGCGGGTTCATTCTGTGCTATATTCTGGCTAAAATATGTTAAAAAATTAATGACTAAAGCATTAGGTAAAAGCAACGAACTTATAGCCAGAGATGAATCACTCCATACAGATTTTGGAGTATTACTATACGGATACATAATCAACAAGATACCGAATAATATCATAATAGATATGATGAAATCGGCCGTAGATATTGAAAAAGAATTTATATGCGAATCATTTTCTTGTAATCTAATCGGAATCAATTCTGAATCTATGAAAAAATACATAGAGTTTCAGGCTGATCGTTTAATTCAAAAGCTTGGTTATCCTAAAATTTATAACGAAACCTGCCCTTTTAATTTTATGGATACTATGTCACTTGATGGTAAAAGTAATTTTTTCGAACAAAGAGTTACAGAATATAATCGCCCTGAACAGATTTCTGATAAGTCTCTTGAGGAATTAGACGATTTTTAAAATAATTTAAAGAACTATACAATATATATTTTATATTATGGATTCCCAAAACAATAATATGGATAATATTGATGACGAAAAGTCCGTAACAATTACCGCGAAAGATTTAAAAATTGTCTTTTCTGTACTTAAGATTGGCGCAGCCAGAGGTCTTTTTAAGCCTGAAGAATTTACATTACTAGGACAACTTTACGATAACAGTAAGAAGGCTTTGCTTGAAGAGACCAAGTAAATTACAAAAAATTATATTTATTAAAAAATTACAACGTGTTAAAATATATAATAATACATTGTAATTCATTATGTTAACGGCAGAAGAAGAATGGAATTCTATCTACAATCCTAAGCGTTGTTCAATTGAAGCACTGGATTCTATTATAATTAGTAAAAGAGGTAAAGGTCCTTGTAAACCACAATATTCAAATACGCAAACTGAACAAGGTCCTTATTATGATCCACAAGGCATTCATTTACACATATGGAAGAACAAAAAATTAATTTCTAATTTTCACGGAGAACAGAATCAAAATGTTCCATATGTACAATTTACAGACGATAAACCAGGGTACTATTGTTGTATCTGTCATGCTCGTAATAGAAAAGAAAAATTTAATTGGGTTCAGTGTCCAGAAAAAGATTTAGATATTCCGGAAAATATAAAATATGAAACATTTGGTGATATTCATATATACCGCAAAGAAAAAATTCCCATTTCAGAAAATTTAATTATTAAAAATTGGGATAAATTAATGTACAAAGTTTTACACGTTTTAAAGTCTAATAAAGTAGAGTATAAAATCTCAAACACAAAAATATTGTATATGTGGCCTTGGGAACTTACCCCTTTTCAAAAATTTAAACTTAAATTCCCGGAGTATAAAGACCAAAATATTTTCTTAAAAAATAAAAATATAGACGACAACTATGCTTATATTATTTAAAAGAAAGGTTTATATACATATACATATACATATACATATACATATACTTGTAAATGTCTAAATATGATATTATTTTTTTAAAAATGGCAAATGAGATGTCTAAGTTGTCTCATGCAAATAGAAAAAAAGTAGGTGCGTTGATTGTAAAGGATAATTCTATAATATCAGATGGATACAATGGAACGCCAGTTGGATACTCAAACGATTGCGAAGATGAGTCGGGTCAAACTCATTGGTATGTACTACATGCGGAGGCTAATGCTATAACTAAACTCACTAGAACGGGCCAATCATCGACTGGTTCAACATTATACATTACGATGTCTCCGTGTAAAGAGTGTTCAAAACTAATAATACAGTCTGGTATATCTCGAGTTGTATATTCAAGTAATTACAAAGACAAAACAGGTGTAAATTTCTTAGGAAATTTTAATATTCAGTGTGAATATATAACTAATGGAACCGATTAAAATGATAGACGATGAAATGAAAATTGATTGGGATAAACTCAAAGATATGGCTAAATGTATTACAGAAAATGAAAATACAGAAGTATTTTATTGTAAAAAATGCGGATCATCGTTTTATAATAGAAACTATCGAGGCAATTATCCTCTATGTAGCAAACATGTCCGCAAAGATACTAAATAAACAACGATTTCACGTTTATATAAAAAAAATATTAAAAACTGTTTCAGTATATTAATATATCAAATGGAAGAGCGTCTAGATGCACTAGAAAAAGAACTCAGAGAATTGAAAATGGGACAATCCGGAAAAAAAGAAAAAAAAGAAAAAAAACCCAGAACGCCCAGTGCTTACAACGAGTTTATGAAAACGGAACTCGCAAAAGTCAAGGTTTCCCATCCGGATATGAGTCATAAAGATAGATTTAAGCTTGCAGCGTCTAATTACAAAAGTAAAAAGTCAAATGATTAATGTGTAACATTTTTCGCATATTAAACATTCTAATAAATTTGAATAAATAAATTTACAGTTATTACAATTCGTATCAATACATTTTGTTATATACATTTTGTAATACCTGTTTATAAGTTCTATTTCACTATGTAAAACTTGAATATTACATACTGAATGGCATACGTTGTTAATTTTATTATTGATATCTATAATTCTTTTAAAAAGAATATCATTGTAGTTTTTAATTTTTTTAAGAGTTTCCTCTGAAATTTTAACATTAAAATCTTTTACATTTTTAGTTTTGTTTAACTGTAAAAATTTATTTTCATTTCTATTTTCACAAAATAAAATGCCAAAATTATAAAACTGGGACATTGATAAGACAGTTTTTGAAAAAAAATTACTAAGAATATACATAAATTGTATCTTAGGATATGTATAAATGTTTGTTAAAATCACAGCAAAGTGTATGTCTTTATTGTTATTCATTTCTTCGATAGTTTTTACATAATTTTCATGGGTAATAATTCTATAATTACATATACAAGCGGGATTATCATGAACTAGTATACATTCTTTTAGATAAGTATATGTGTCATAAACATAATTCGTACATTCTATTATTAGATCTTCTTTTGTAAATTTAGGTAAAATATTAGTGTCTTTAATAAGTTTAAATGTATTGTAAAGTTCTGGTGTAAGTAGACTTTTAGAAGGCCTTGAGTAACCGTTTGTATAATTTACATCAAAAGAATCTAAAATGTTTTCGAATTGTATTGTTGTCATTTAATAGTCTATATATTACTTTTAAGATGTTTTAATATTAGTTTATCTATAATATCGAAATGCTCTCCGTGGTCATCATCTCTCCATCTAACATGATTTAAGGCAGTATGCGTCAATTCATGAGATAGTAAAGGCAAAATGGATGTAATTTTTTTAAGTTTTTTATTTTTATTTCTAATTGTAAGAAATATAACTCTGTATGTTGCTCTAAGATTACTATCTTTACCCATTTTAGAAGCAAATTTTTTAGTATGAACTCCTTTTGGTTTATTTAATCCTTCAAACAAAACATTTCCTTGAAATTGTTCTAATTGCATTTCTTGTAATCTAAAAGGAGTATTTAATAACAATAACATTTCGGGTGTCGGTTTTTCTTTTTCATATATACTCATAAATGCTCTATAAACAATAAATTTTAAATCATTTAAAATTTTTGCGGCGGCGACTGTATCCGAATATACATTAATGACTTTATAACCATTTACATTAGAAAAATTTATATTTTCATCAAAATCCCAAAATTCTTTCATATATATATAATTATTTTTTATTTCATAATTATATTCACGCTTCCGTCGCTTTCTTTAACGGTTTTAATAAGAGGTTTTCTATAGTAATTGTTAGATCTACTACTTTGTTTATTAGCAATATGCTTTCCAGGAAGTTTATTAAGAATACTTGGTGTGATATGAGAATTAATATGTAAATCGGGGGATCTTTTTTGAGGTCTGTCATGTAATGTATTATGTGTGTTGTACGTAATAACTTTATCTTTTACTTTCTTAATTGATTTATCTTTTTTAGTATTGATTTGTAAAAATAAGTCAAGTGGTAAAACTTTAGCAAATTTAGGTATAAGACCTATATTAGTTGGTAAACTATTTATTATAAAAGGAAAAGTTTTAACTCTTTTATCTAAGGATAGAATCTTAGAGTAAAATTTGTTAACTATAATTATATTAGTCGACAAATCTGCTGAGTTGTATAACTTAATTAATGCTTTATAATTTTTATACGAATCTTTTAAAATATACACAGTTTGCATTATATCTTACGTAATTATAATTTTTTTTAAGTTTTAATATGTATATTATATAATAATGGAGCCTCAAGAAATTGATTCAGATTTATATGACGAACTCGGTAATTTGGAAAAATGGCAAGAGACCCTAGCCGATATGTTAGCATCTGGCAATGTAACTCATGAAGATTTTGAAATAGAAATGTTTAAAACTCGATATTACATAGATATCAAAACTAAAACTTTTATATTATCCGACGAAGATAATGAAATACTTCAAAAAATAAGAAAGCTCAAAGAAGATAAAATGAGAGAATACCGTGAAAATAACATATCAGAGAATGAATTCAATACAACATATGTTTTTTATTTGAGAAAAGAATATGAAATTTTAAAAAGAGGCGAAGTATTTGATAAAAAAGATTCTGATGATACAAATGTAGATTTAGATATAGATTTGCCACTTAAAGATAAACTTGATAAACTTCAAGAAGCTGAAACAAAGTATCTTAAAACAATTGCTAAAAAACATGGTATTCCTATCCCCAAAATTCCAAGAGGGTTTTCTCAGGAAGCTATTGATAATTATTACAATACGGGAAATTTTGGTACAAATCCTCCTATTGACGAATACATTAGATTATGGGATACCTTCAAATTAAAAGTAAATTTTTATATATCTTCTTTTGAAGTCTCAAAGATATTTTATAATCCAGCAACTGGAAGACGTGATTTCGAATTTAAAAGAGTTGCCCCATTAAGCGATAAAATAGATGAAATTAAAATTTTAGACAAAAGAGGAAATCTTTTGTCTCCAGAAGAACAGGTTTATTCTGATAGACTTAATAATCTCAAAACTAGGCTTAGAATGATGCCAATAGAAGATCTTTTAAAATGTGCCGGATCATCTACTACAAAATACATGAGTTATATAGAAAGACTTAAGTCTAATAAACAAAGAGTATTTAAATTTAGAGAACACCCTGAAAACTATACAAGATTAAGAGAAATATTGAATACGGAAAATACAGATTATTATAAAATACCATCTGACGATCTTTTTAAACAATATACATATTCTATGCCAGATATTAACACGGTTGGAAATCAAGTTTATACTGAAAAAGGTACAATCGGATACCTTGCCATTAAAGAAGGCGCGGATATTAAAAATTTAAGTTCTGATTTATCAGATTTCGTTACCATTGTACCATTTGAAGATCCGTTATATAAGATTTTAAACGCCGTAGAAGGTAATAAGACTGATATAACATACGCTTGGGAATTGAGAGGATCTTTGCCTGGTAGCAATTTTAAAGACATTGTTAAGAGATATATCTCTTTTGAAGATTATTTACTAGATTTAAAAGAAATACTTATAGATAATTCCAAAAAAAATACAGGCAAGTCCCGTGACAGTCTTTTAAATAAGATTAGAAAAATTAATTATTATTTGGAATATGGTGAAGATATTGAAGCTTTTAATGAAAACGGTCATACGACTATCGCAAAACTTTTTGAAGAAAGAGGAGATATATATACAATGAGAAAGTCCGGCTTATATAAACTTATAGAATATTTTAGTCAATATTATCCTGGATCCGAAGACGTAATTAAAAAAATAGAATCTGATATTTTTGATTATTCAAGTATTAATTATGAAAAAAACATTTCTAAGATTTTCTTTTTAATCAATAATCATCAGAATAAATTACAGGATCTCATAGAAGGGGATGAAAATGTAATTAATTTGCTAACGTATGAAACACCGTATGTTTTGCCAGAGAATGATATTGATATATTTGGAGATAAACAAGAAAGTATTGATTTATTATTAGTTTGGAAACCCAATACTGAAAAATTCGATGCTTATTCGTCCGAATTAGAAGAAATAGGATATAATTTTAACAAATTCAAGAAAACAAATTCAGATTTGTCCATGTTACAAGTAGAAGAAATAATGAATCAATATTCCGAAAGTTTACTCTGGCAATCTTCTATTAAAAAATATGAATCAATGGTCGTACCCGAGGGTTATATAGAGTTAAATTATCGTCTTAGATTTCTTTTAAGACAGCGAAATAGATTACCGTCTAGAAGAATATATAGAATAGCTACTGTAATGCAAAGAATAAACGCCCGTGACACACTAAAAGCAACCTTTAAAAGATGTAAAGCGATTAAACCCGAAGAATATGCAATGACGACGGAAAACGCAATTTATCATTTTTCGAGATCAAATCAAGATTACATTTATTATAATAAACTGGTCAACGATGAATATAAAAAACTATGTTCATTTATATTATCTCTGCGTTGTGGTAGAAACGTAGTTTCTGAAGAATGTCCACAATTAGACGATACTGTTTTAAATAGTATGATAACAGAGTTTATAATAACACAGGGGGAATTTTCGATTGTTGATATTTCGCGCCTTAAATTATTCTCTGAAAAATTTAACGATGCCGAATTTACAAGATATATTATGTCGCTTCGCGGAGAAGAAATAAACACGTGGAATCAGTTTATTTTAGACCAACAAAATAAAGACAAGCCTGTTTTTGTTGACTATATCAAAGCAATTAGAATAATTAAATCTGCTGCTAAACAAGCCAAACTTGAAAAATTAAAAAATATAATTACAAATACATATAAACCGCCTATAATTTCAGAAGAAAAGCCACGTCCAAATGAATATGGAATAATTTATAAAAAATACATTTACAAATCTGGGTATTATATCCACGGGGGGTATTATCCAATGTTTTACATGTTTGATAATAACGGAAACATAATTAAAGAAAACTATACTAGAACTGAATTAGAACGTTTAGCAATTGTTTTTGACATTGGTTTAGTCGAAGATTCGTTTGAACTTTATAAAAATATTATGAATTTTATGCGTGATTATGATAAAAAAGAGACGGTTGTAGAGATGATGGATTATACACCAATTGATTATAATTATTATGAATATCTAAAATCTCCGTCAAAGAGTATATATTATACGATTAGACCTAGGATAGGTGTTAAAGAACCCGGATATGCTTATTCAGTCTCTAAAGATGAATTTAGAATATTTGGAGTTCCGTATGATTTTGATGAAAATACTCTACCCATTTATGACACGAATTTAAAAGAAAGAGTAGACAACGGTTTTGTAATAATAGAAGGACCATGTACATTTAGAGGAAACGATGTTAACAATGCAATAACAAGTGACAGTTATATAATATTGGAATACACTGATTCGCGGGGGAAAATAATTAAAACCAGGGAAGGCGTTTCAGGTAAAAAAATAATTAAACGTAAAATAGATGAGATAGACACTTGTAATAGGTTTACTGAACAAAAAACATGCGACGACTTTAATTCATATTCATTAGATATAAGTGGATTAAAATACAAATGTAAATGGATTGATATGAAGTGTAAAGGAGTTCCATATATATCTGAAATAATAAACAAATTTAATTTAAGCGTATCTTTTAAAGATTTCAAAAAAAATAAATTGTGGAATGAAGCAAAAGACAAAGCATTGAGATATATAGAAAATCTTACCAGAATTAAAGATTTAACCCCCGCCGATATAGACCTTTTAAGTAAAGATCAGAAACAAAAGTTATACAACTATTATAATAAACTAGTAACAAATTCCAAGGCTAAATTGATGACTATAGTTGAAGAAAGTATAGAAAATAAACAATATTTTCAACTTGATCCAGATTTTATGGACATCTTAACACGCAAACAGCGTAACATAGTACCCAAAGAAAATATAATAGATGGATACAAAACGATTACTGTATATGTCAAAAAAATAGACAATAGAAAATTACCAATTGGGAAAATAACCTTAAATAACGAATATATAGTTAACGGAAAAACCGTTATACCTCGCGAAATTACAGATGGTAATAAATATATGTGTGAAGTAAAAGACGAAGAAACTATATTATTCCTAGAGTTAGAAGAATTTAGAAAAACATCGAAAGAGGTTATTACTAAAACAGAACCTATACACTGTTACATCTCTAATGAAAACTATGAAATGTTAAATAACTATAAGGGGTACTACTGGTATAATATAAAAGATGAATACGTTAAAAAACCAGGAGAGCCTGTAGAAATTATTAAAACTAAAAACACTATTAAAATGACAAATGTTCCTGGTAGCTTTTTTAAACTATCAGATGATAATGAAATTTTAAATGGTAGACCATTGATAACAAAAGAAAATGTTCTCGAAGCCATGGAGAAGTCCGCGTTTTCTGAGTTTGAATCTGAAGATGATATTAATTTTGTATGTGTTAAGAAAGTCAATGCTGATTTAGATGCTATTAAATTTGCCATGCTTAATAATGTAGATCTCAATGAAATATTTAAAACTGTTATAGGTACGATAAAATTAGAAAATGTCCTCGAAGAAATAGAAAAAAATACTCCAAAATTTGAAATATTATCAAAAGATCAACTGATTGAAAAAATACAAATAGCAGTAACCAATAAAGATAAAGAAACTATTTTTAAATATATAATTAAAGCAAAAAACGCCGGTATAGATTCTGGATTATTAAAAGAGGCGTTAAAAATTTTACGCCGTAAAGACGAATTAGAGCCGCCTCCCGCGCCTCCTCCGCCCAAAGAGTCTGTACCTATTCCAAATTCGAAAAAAAATATATATTTACAAAAAAGACGCAGATAAATACGTTGTAAATTATATTAGTTTTTCTAATATATTGTAATAAATGGAAACAAACAGTTTAACCGTGGTTTATCATCCGAGTTGTAAGGCTTCTACAGATTTTATAATTAAAGTCGACGAAGTAGAAAATTATAACAAGGAATTTATTAATTTAAAAGAAGATACAATTGAAAGTTCTCAGATTAATGTAGACATTGTTCCTTTACTTATTATAAACGACGATCCAAATAGAGTTTATAAAGGAAAAGAAGCATTTGATATTTTAAATACCCTTAAAAGTGAAATTAAACAGCAAAATAAAAAAACAAACTCAATGAAATACGGTACAGCCGTTCATTTTATAGAACAGCAAGATAATAAAAAAGAACGGATAGAACTTGAAAAAAGATAATTAACTCGTTGAATATTTAATTTAAAAATGTAATATATAAAATATATTATTCCAATGGCTCATCAAATGCCAGATATGGCTCAAATTATGAAACTTGCGCAGCAGGTGGCTTCTCAAATTGAACCACCTTCAGAATTAAAAAATGGAGAGAAATTATCAGAGGTCGACATGTCTAAAGTTATTGGGAAAATCACCAAATCCGTTACTGATATAGTTACACCTGAAATGTTTGAGCCGCCGCGCCTTTCTAAAAAACAGGGAAAACAAAAGATGCCAATTAAGACAGACGAATCAAAGATTCAATTTGATATTAGCGAGCCTCTTCATGCTAGTCCTCGTAAGGAAAAGAGAAAGAAAATTGTAGAAATAGAAAATGCATCCGATTCGTCCGATGAAGACCCAATAGCTCCCAGAACAAAAGACATGACTTTCACAGTTTCTGTAACATTAGAGGAAATATATTCGGGTGGTAAAAAGAAGATTGCTATGCGCCGCCAAAAAATTGACGCAGATGGTTCTTATCAAGAAGAAAAGAAGAAATTGAGTATTAAGATTGAACCTGGTATGATTGATGAACAAACTATTAGATTTAATCACATGGCTGATGAAAAACAGGGTTCCGAAACAGGGGATGTAGTAGTATGTCTAGACGTAGAAGAACATGCAACATTTACAAGAGATGGTAATAACTTAATCATCGAAAAAGAAATTTCTTTTTCGGAGACTTTTGATCCAGTTTTGTATATCAATCATTTAAACGGTTCTAAATATTGTATTAAGGGTGACGCATTTGATATTTTTGAAGAGGATAATACATTGCTTAAGAAGGTAAAGGGTCTTGGGATGCCAGTATTAGGAGAACCGGGTATTTATGGCGATCTTTTTATAAAGTTTGTATGCGTTAATAAAACTAAGATTACTAATGAAATTCTCGAACAGTTGAAGAATTTATTTCCACCTCTAGAAATTAAACCAGATGTTCAGGATGAAGAAATTAAAGTAATGGAATTTGAAATGGTTACCGATACCGATCTTGAATATCTAGATTTTGATTCTGAAGATTCTGAAGATTCTGAAGATTCTGAATATTCAGACGAGGAGACTGATGAAGAATCTTCTTAAATGTATTTAAGAATATATTTTATTTATCTAATATAAAATATGCCTCAGGAAGGTTGGGAATTTTATATATTAGATCCTACAGATATACAAACCATTGAAAAAACACAGAATGTTTATAATGAAATGTACAATTCTGCATTTAACAAATTACTTCAGGAATTGTGTATTCCTGATCCAAATGAACTTTTAGAATCCGACAAAAAATGTACATTTTTGTATTACATCGACTGCAAAGGAGAAAATGACGTCATTAAACTAGATAAAGAATATGAATATAAATTTTTAAAGAGTGTTTTTTTTGATAAAAAAGCAAATGTTATTAAGAAAACTATTTATAAATATTACAATCTTCATGGAATATACGTAAAATCTATGTATAAAGACGATTCAAGTTATTTTATTGAACTAGAAAAAAAAGCGCTCAGTGTAGTAAATTAGTCCTAAGACTAATATTGCAACTATAAGTTGTTTTAAAACAAAACCGTATTTTATTTCATCTTTTTCATTAAGTTTTATCTTTATATCATCTAAATCCACTATCGGATCTAAAATGTGACTAATTAATGGGACAAAAATATCGTCTGCTATAGGATTAAATATATTAAAAACTACAACGGTTATCAACACTGTTATAGTAATTTTTTGTTTTAAAAATTGAATAAACGTTTTTGCCATTTATTATATAAGATTTATTTTATTTTATGAGTTAATTCAATATTGTACCAATAAGGAGTTTCTCTATTAGTCCATTTTGCAAAATAAGTCTTTTCCATATTGTAATAATTGTGATAAGCAGCCGTGTCTCTTGGTAATTTACATCTTTCTGGCATAGCTTGGTGTAGACGGGTAATATTTCCATTTGGGATACCAATCGGGATGAAAGACAAACACTTTTCAAGCTGTTTCTGAGAACTGTGTACCTTTCCAAAGCGGTATGTAAATTCTTTACACAGATTTATAAATAAAGTGTACAGATACAAGTAATTCCCAACCGATGCTCTTGTCCAAACTGTACATGGATTATTTTTAAATGCTACTTTGTACAAATTTGGATTTTTATATCTACCACAGACGTGATGTGCTGAACATAACATCTGTGCGTATTCTATTATCATTTTTCTAACGTGGGCGTCGCAATGCATTACCGCGCATGCTTTAGGACAAATAGACAAAAAGAAAATATTCATAATTTACATAACTAGAGTGTAATGAGCATATTTAAGTAAAATAAAAAATTGTAATAAATGTATGAACTTTGGAATATCAAAGCAGTTAAAATTGGTAAATCAATATGTTAATTTTGACTACATTATATTATTATTCATCATTAATCTTATTTCTAAAAAGAAAAAGAATGAAATTTTGTGTATAAATGTCGATCTTCACATAGCTTAAATTGTATTCGGATAATAAATCTTTTTATACTCATCCGGGATTGACACTTTGCTTATGGGGTAAACTAAACTACGAGAGATTACTTTTCCACTTGGATATTTAGCATTATTAATTTTATAAAAGTCTTTAATTTCATCTGTTATTTTTATTACCATGTGTCTATGTAATCCGGGATGTTGCTTGGAATACATAAAAGGTACATCGCCACTTGGTAAAACCGGTACTATTTGATCGTTTAGAATTTTATTTATGTTTTTCTGCGGATCTTTTGGATCTGAAAGTAAAGGTAAATCCGAATAAGTGTGTCTCCAACCTAGATACAGCCTAATGTTAGTCTTTTTAATCTTTTGTTTGAAAATTTCGTGAATGATATTCTGATTAAAAATAAGAACTTGTTTAGGTTTTACAGGCAGTTTAATTTTAATGTCCTTGTAGTCTCCTTGAATTCTTTCAAAACCTCCTCTACCTGCACATGTATGTGTGCCTGGAACACATGAAAAGTATTGTGTTTCAGTATCATCAAGGTTTATCCAACCACCGTATATATTGTCATCAGTTGACATCAGAGAACATGTGTCTCTATGAAATGATTCTCCTGAGACGCTTGCCCCTTCTCTTCGAATTGCTAAGCGGTCAAATAACATCTCCAACTTTCTACTCGGGTCAACATTTTTAAAAAGAAATTTTAATTTGTGAAAAAGTATGTATCTTAGAGCATAAATTTCCTTACTATGAAAACTTGCTGGATTGCCAAATGCTCCAAAAGCGCCTAAAACAAAACCATATTCTGGATCAGTTGTTTTAAAGTCTCGTAATTGTATATTCTTGACTAGTTTTAGCCAGTCAGTGTCGTTTATGAACATGTGTTTACCTCTTGATAAATGTAAATCTACAACTGTATAACCTTTATCTTTAAGATTCCTGGCTTTTTCTCTTATGTAATTCTGTTCATCAAGTATTATATTATTAATACAATCTATCAGCCTTGCCTTGGAACTCATTATTTACAATTACTTATAATATTTTTTTCTTTAATATATATTAAAATGAGTAAAAATATAACAAGGTGTCCAAAGGACATCACGAAACTGTTAAACCCAAAAACGGGTAGATGTGTTATGGAATCTAGTCCTATAATTAAAAAACTAATAAAAGAGGGGTACACAATTGTTGTAACACCTAATGTAAATCAACCGGACCCCCCGCCAAAGAATGATGATATTAAAATTTTTAGAGTTTGTCCAACGGACCCTAATAAGCTAGTAAATCCAATGACAGGTAGATGCTTATTACAGACAAGTCCAATTGTCAAAAAACTTATGGCGGAGGGTTGGACTATAGCTTTTAATGATCCGGGGGTAACTCCTATTATTATTAAACCAGATGGTAAATTAAAGCTAGATAAAATTAAAAAAGATCTCGACACCAATAAAGACGGAATTTTAAGTATCAATGAATATCTTTCAACTAAAGAAATAACACTCAGAGAAGAAAAATTTCAGAGAGGATTTTTCAATTTTTTAAAAACGAATGATAACATTCCTTTATTTCTAAATATTATGTCTAAAAAAGACCCATTATTAAAGAAAAACTTATGTGTTAGTAAAGATCGATATTTTTTGTGGTTGAATCCAACTAAAAATGCACGCGATAATAAGAATGCCAGTTTTTGGAAAGTTACTACAACAATTACAAATGAATTAGCAGAGGACTACCCTAGAATGAGTATTCACAGGACACAAACTTTGTACGAAGCTCCAGAAGAGGGGCGCGTTACTCAAGACCCAGTTTTAATAATACACCCCGAACTTATTCAGAATGTAAGAAAATGTAAAGAAAGATATTATTCAACGCCGTTGACTTTAACAACTTCTTCTATATATGAAATAGATAAATTCTCTAATGGGCATTCTAATATTTTATTTTTTGACAATGTAAATAAAACAATAGATAGATACGATCCTCACGGGGCAGAGTGTCTAAAAGACGGTCAAAATGTTTATTGCCCAACTTATAATCAAGAAGGTATAGATGATTTTTTAAAGATATCTTTTAAAAAATTATTACCGGAATATAAATTTATAGACTTACAGACGGCGTGTCCTTACTTTGGACCTCAGGTTAAACACGAGACAGGTACGCGCAACGGATACTGTGTCACATGGTCTTTAATGTTTGTAGTTCTTAGACTTTTAAACCCTGAATTTTCCGTTTCAAAATTAAATAGTGTGCTAACAGAAGGTGGTAGTGAACAGATGTATAGTAAAATGCTTAAATTTGCAAAATTTTACTCTGATGTAATTAAAAACGCAAAACTAGAAGAAATCAATAATTAAAAAAAATGATATTCGTTAATTTAGTAAAATATCTGTATGGTGTGGGGTTCGAACCCACGAGGCTTTCGCCAACAGATCTTAAGTCTGTCCCCTTAGACCACTCGGGCAACCATACAGGTATTTTACTTATACATATAAATGTGTTTTGTCTTTATATCTATTTATAAAAAATTACTAAATTGTATATATTTTTATTATTACATTTTATAGAATAAATTTTCCAATTCCAAAAGTTTTTGTTAATTTTTTCCGTGTTGTAATTATTAGGTACTTTTACTGCTATATATTTAGCATGATGATATAAATTATTAATAATATCAATTATATTTACATTATCTAAAAAAAGATCTAGTTTATTATTTTTTTTATATTCTGAACCGCCCCAAGGAGGATCTAAAAATACAAGATCCTGTCTTAATATGTACATAATATGTAAATATGAACAGTTATAATAATTACAATGTAAAAAATTTGTATTTTTAATTAAAGTATTAAACACGTTTTGGTCTTTTTCCACTATATTAGTAAGCTTGAAGTCTTTTTGGAAAAAAAATGAATTTCCTCCTATACAAGCGGTTGCGTCTGTAATTGTATTTGTTTTTTTAATGTACAACTTGAGTATTTTATTAATTTGATATGCTTGTTCTGGCGTAGAATACACAGATAATAAATGTTCGGGTACTATAAATGCTAACATTATTGTGATATATAATTACATGTAAATTTTAAGTTCATTTTCATCGCGCTGAATATTAGCTTTAAGAATCTCAATACTAGATAACAGTTGATTATACATAGGTTCTTTTGCATCAACCATAGCCGCCGCTTTCGCCATTGCTTCCGGGGTTCTATTACCTCTTCCGGCGACAGCCCTTATGTCTCCATCTCTCTTTTTTTCTAATTGTTTTAACATCTTAATGTACTCATTCAACATAGCAGTGTCTTGAGTAATTCGAGATTTAATGCTATTTATAATAGTCTGATTTTCCTGTGCTTTTCTTTCCGCTTCTCTGCGAGCTTGTTCTAATATTTGATGACGAATATTATTAAAGTGATCTCTTAAAAGCATAGAGTAGTTCATTGTTGGACCCGATGTTTCCGGCATATAAAAGACAAAGTGATGAGCATCATATACGTAATCCGTAAATGCGTACAAACTTGGGGATGAATGCGGCGCGGTGTAAAATTGATCTTTTGGATATATTTTCCAATGAGGGTCTATTGGGGATCCAATTATATAATTATTCAGTGGAACATCGTCTTTACCATTGTTTAACGTGGGCGGGGAACCCGGAATATTAGAAAATCTCAACATGTTATATAATATAATATAATATACTATATTATATTATTTATTAAAATATTTAAAACAATAGTTGTCTTTCTATTATCCAATAAATTCAAAACATTTTTTGTTTTAAACTTATATGAAGAAAAGTAAAAATCTTCTAATTTATAATAAGAATAAATTATAATAAGATATTCCTCTATGTATTTTGAAATGTTAATGGTCTTCCATAATGTATAAAGAACTATATAATCATATTCATTCATTTTATAATCATCAAGGCCGCTCTTATCTACATAAGTATTTATACCTTGTTTAACTTTTTTTTCAAATTTGTCAATTATATGTTTAACTTTTACATTTTCCACCGTATCTATTTCGTCGATTAGAGAAATAATGTGATTATTCATATCATTTAAAAAAATAATATATTATAATATATGAATATGAAACGTACTACATCTGCGACGAGTATATCAGAAGATTTATTTGATATAACAAGTTATAATCTTATATGTATAAACGATTTAATTAAAATGATAACTGATTATACATCAATGAAATTACCAAGTAAGAGACACAGACTGAATTATCCTTCAAAAATGTATCTTTTACCTGATTTACTTCCGGAATTAAATGAGTTAAATGATATGATTGGTCTACACAAATTTAAAAAACAAATTGTAGATCAAATTATATTTTTTATTCAATCATCTGGAGATAGTGTTATGCTTCATACTGTTTTAGAAGGACCGCCCGGTACTGGAAAAACAACAGTATCTAATATACTTGCAAGAATTTATTCAAAATTGGGTATATTTAAAAAGCCAAAGTTTAATATTGTAAGGCGATCCGATTTAATTTCAGAATATCTAGGAGGTACAACAATTAAAACTATGGAAACACTTGAAAGATGTAAAAAAGGTGTAATGTTAATAGATGAAGCATACTCAATTGGTTCAAAATCATCAAGTGAAGACTCTTATGCTAAAGAATGTATAGACACTCTTAACCAATATCTCACAGAAAATGTAGATAAAATAATTTGTATCATTGCTGGTTATAAATCTGAATTGGATTCCTGTTTTTTTTCTATGAATCCTGGACTTCGCAGAAGATTTCCTTGGACATTTACAATAGAAAATTACACATCTTATGAGTTGTCGCAAATATATTTTAATCTCATTGACGAAAAAGAATGGGACACGTCTTGTAAAATTTCTGAAATAAACGATTTAATCTCTAAAAACGTTTCTTTATTCACTGGAAACGGTGGCGACATTAGCAATATCATAGAAAAAGCGATAATAATAAATATGCGAAATAACTTTGGTAAACAAAATCTATATACTATAAACATCGAAGAGTTTAAAGAAGCTCTTGGAATTTTTATTTGTAATAAAAAAACATCAGATTTGCCGCCGTTTGGTATGTATAATTAATTTTTACGTTAAAGATGTGTATATTTTAAAAGGTTTAAATAGTATAATGACATCATATAAAAAAATAAATATGTTAGATTTAACTATAGAAAACGAAAAGTTAATATATAACAAAGATGTATTAACACTTAAAACTCCTATCATTATAGCAAAAAAACATAATAGTAACTTATTATTAAAGATAAATAACTTCTCAGAAAATCATGACATTTTTATGAATTTATGCGGATACATAAATACATTATACAATATTAAAAAAATTAAAACAGATATAATGTTAAATGGATGTATTATATTAAAACATAACAATATGTCAAGATTTTTCGACGAAAATAGAAATAACATTACAATTAATAAAATTAACTATGAGCAAAAAATGATATGTACAATTATATGCGACAAAGGTAATTTTATTATTGAGCAGTGTTTACTCATTAATTAGTTTCGTTAAAAAATAACATTTAAAATAATTTATTTAATTTAATATGGGTATCATTACAGAAAATATTTTAATATATTCACCAAACAAGGTTGACGATAGTGTTTATTTTTCTAAAATAATGGATGGATCGTCCGAGATTACATTCCAGGTCCCAAAAACTAAAATACAGTTCGATAAAGAAAAAGATAAATGTAAAATTCTTATCGACGAAAAAACTATTTCAGAAATAGAAAATATATCCAAAGATGTTATTAGAATTACTTCTGAGAAAAGTAAAGATTTTTTTGGAAAAGAACTGGATATTGATTCTTGTTCTAACCTGTATCGTAATGCAATAACAAGTGAAAATTTATTAAATTGTTTTTACACCGACGATACATACTTTTTTGATAGTAAAACACAACTTGATATTTCAGATATTAAAGACGAAATAACCGGCATTACACTTTTGAAGGGAGATGTTGTAGTTTATACTAAAACGGCCTTTTACATCCGATGGGAAATTCAACAAATAAAAGTTAAAAGAGAAAGAGAAAAAAAAGAGCAAGAAAATTTTTTGACCGAATATTCTATCATTGACATCGAAGAAGATAACTCTCCGTCGGAAACACAAAAAATAGCAAGAAAGATAAAAGAAATAACTCTTTTTTAAAACGGGTGTAAAGAAATGACACAGAAATATATATAGAAATATATGGATGATATTGTAAATTGTATTAAAACGGTCTCTGATGAACTAGGTTTTCATTATAAAGAAAATATATACCAGTCGGCTTTATATCTCGAAATGAATTTAAAAGGTTATATCACTCAAACTGAAGTAATTGCTCCTATAATTTATAAAGGCTATTACTTAGGTTTTGAAAGAGCAGACATTGTAGTATACAATAAAGAGGGTAAAATAACTAATATTATGGAACTTAAATCTCAAAACGCTAGAATAACAAGCAAAGAAATCAATCAACTTAGAAAATATCTTAAAAATTTAAACTGCGAGACAGGGATACTTGTTAATTTTTACGAAACTCTTGAAATATATATAGTTACTCAGGCGTCAAGCCGTAAAGTGTAAAATGACAGTCTTCATTAATGTGATTAGCTTGAAACGTGAAAATTACTTGTTATTTTTTTAAGTTCGACGGTAAATATAGTTTCATTTGCATCTTTACCAGATGGTACTTTTCTTTTATTTGTATTAAATAGGTTATAATATTTATATAGCTTATTTAATGTTAAATTATTTACAAGATTTAACCACATATGAACAGTTGTTTTTCCGGAAACATTGAAGTCTTTTTTAAACTGTTTATACTGATTTTTTTGGTCCAAAGATCTATATATATGTGTATATTTTAATACATTTTCTACCATCTTAGCGTGATAATTAGTAACTTTTTTATTTATCTTTATTATGTAAGCGCCTTCTACTGTAAAAACAATGTGTCGCAAAGTATTTAATTTTGCAAATTTAATAACCTGTGACATATCTTCTCCTGAAGGCCATCCATATTTTGTTTTTTCTGACGTATATATACTCTGTGGATGAGTGTGAAAATTAATTAAACCTGTGGGTGTCATGACCGAATCATTGTCTCCAGTGTTAATTTTATATTTAACTGCGCTTTTTTTATCGCATATACCTTCCTTACAAATCTTCGTGTCTTTGAATATTATATCACCCGCCACCTCTGTTTTACTATGCGAAATATATTTTTTAATATCTTTTATAAAATTTGGATCTAACGTCCACTTAACAAGTTTGCGATTTATTTTACATTCTGCAGACATACATATATATAATTGTAAATGTTTTTTTATTTTTTTTGAAAGTTTAAAATCTTAGTTTTTAAAATATTTTAATTAATAATATGTCTGAAACGTTGAACGTTAATGTATTAGTTGCCGCCAAAGAAGAATATTCTAAACAACTTATAAATTGTATACAGTCTAGTATTTATGATATCTTATATAGTATATTTAATGATTCTCAAAAAAACAATGGTCGTCTAAGCATTTCTTACTCAAATTTTCAAAAAGAACTAAAAGCCGTTCCACACTGGACGGATTATAAATTAGAAGAAAAGATACAATCTTTAAATAAAAAATTTCCATACTTAATGGACTTGATTACTGCTATATTTGTAAGTCATGTTAAGATTTTGGCCTGTGTTAGACTAAAGACGGACGACAAATCTGTTAAAATTAAAGTTCCAAGTTTAAATTCATTTTTACACAAGATTGTCGTGACATGCTGTGAACAAATTTATTATAACCCAAATATTATACATGAAGAAAAAATAGTAATATATAAATTAATAAACGAATCTGTCACGGACACTATTGCAAACCAAATCCCCATAGAATACATCTTAAATGAATACCTTTCTGGAGCATTTGATGAACCAGTTACAAAATACCCCGAAAATAATAGTATAATAGACGATGTAGGCGATGTAGGCGAAGAAGATGATGGTTCAGATGAAGAAGATTTTCAAGAAGAAAGTAAAGAAATACCTATAATCCCTATATCAAAACCGATAAATCATCGCGTGGTTAATAATATAATTGAAAACAATCCTAAACCAGAAGAAACTACAGCCGAGGAAGATGAAGAAAACTCTATTGAACGTATCAAAGAGATGAAAAATATAGATCCGGAAGCTGAAGTAATAGTAAATAAAAAATATGACATCTCAGACGATGAAGACGATGACATCTCAGACGATGAAGACGATGACATCTCAGACAACGAAGACGAAAATAAATCCGAATTAAAAGAAAATACGCTTTTTTGAGTAAAAATGTAATATATTATAATGTAATATAATGTATATTATATAACCATGTCTAGTTTAAAAGACATATTGAATCTTCAAAAGAGACAACATTCAAGATATAATGCTCTTAGAAACGATATATTTAAAAAAATGTCTGATAAAATTAGACATCTTTCAAAACATGGGGAATTGAGATGTGTTTACACAGTTCCTGGGTATACATTTGGATTTCCAAGATATAATGTGGCCGAAATTACAACTTATTTATTTACAAGGCTTAAAAACGAGGGTTTCTGTGTAGTACTTTTAGCAGATGATAAGGTGTTCATATCATGGGATATAAATGATATTAACAATGAAAAAAAGGTAAAAATTAAAAAAAAAGTAAGTATATCCGATATAAAACCTTTGATTAATATAAACAAAAGAGAATGGGCTGTTTAATTAGTTTGCCCGAAACGGATACAATCCCAGATGAAATTTTATATATCCCAGGTGTTGATTTCTACACAGAACCTTTTTTGGATGATTATGAAGTTGATAACTTGTTTTTTTTATATGATTAAACAATTTAAATAAATACATTATTGTATCATAATGATTATACTTTCTTTTGACATCGGTATTAAAAATTTAGCATATTGCATGATAGACACGGAGACAAACGATATTCTCGATTGGAACATACTTGATTGTTCGGGAACAAATGAAACGCTGTCAGTTATTAAAACTTTGGACGAATATGAACACATTTTAGAAGCTGATATAGTTCTTTTAGAGAAACAACCTTCTTTTAACCCTAAAATGAGAAATATATCAACTGCTTTATATGTATATTTTACTTTAAGAATTCAACATGAAAGAAATAACACTTGTAAAATTATATTCTATCCAGCTAAATACAAGTTAATGTGTTCTAATACAAAAATCGAACATAAGACTAAAAGTAAATATCTTCAAAATAAGAAACTGGGTATAGAACATACAAGGGAAAGAATAACATCCCATCAGGATTTCTTTGAAAAACATAAGAAAAAAGACGATCTAGCAGATTGTTACCTACAAGCTATCTCGTATACTAAATTTTTTATGAAACAAGATTTTTAATGTACTCATAAGTGCAAAAAACTGAAACGTGATATGGTAAACTTCTAAGAATGTAAATAGACATTCCTCTATAATAATTAGACACTTTTGAACAGATACCTCCCCGACCGTCACGAAGTCTAGTACGTATAGTATCCAATGGATAGAATATACACGTAGCAACAGTCTTAGACACTGCGGTACAAACGAATACATTGAATGTATTGTTTTCTACTTTAGATTTCATGTATTCATACAAAGGCATCTGTATAGTAAAACTCAAATTAATAAGGTATGTAGGAAATATACCCATATAAAGACTGCTTAAGTTTATATTTATTTTTTTATTACATTGATCAGCCTGTCTCAAAACCCAAAATGGTGTAGTAAATGTACTCGCTGTACAACATGAAATATACGCCGCCGCCGGCGTGTTAATGTCACTTTTAAGCCTTTTATACATTGGAAAATAAATAGACCAAAATGTAGGAATACCTATTATACCATATTGAATACCGCGATACAAATAATTAACATTCCATTTTATTTTATTACCCAGTTGATAATTCACGCGTATTGTATCAAGTGGGTTACAAATTACAGTTGAAACTATGCCTGCTCCAAGCGCTGGTAGTACTTCTTCCATATATAACTGTATATTTTATTTTTTTAAGTGACTATAGATTCTAAAATGTCATTTGCTAGTTTTGGTTGAAATATCATACCATAATAACCTCCTTGAAGACCTGTTAAAAAATCATTTATTAAGTATTTCTTTCTTAAATTCAATACACTTGGAGGGTCATAATTCTTATACATTTTTTTAATAATTCTATTTATTTCTCTTTTACGAGGTGTATTAAGTTTAATGTATTCATTTTTAACCATTGTGTAATATATACTTAATAAAAGTTCAATAAATCTTCTTTCACATTCTGGATCGCGTAGTCTTGGACTATTTGCATCTGGACATCTTTTAATGAGAGTTTGTCTTATATTCTCCATTATGTCCTTATTCGGACCTAAAAAGATGTCGTTATACATATCCTATTTGAGTTTTTTCTTATTACCGAATGAATTTAAATAAACCGATGAACCTGGTGCAGGGGACGGAGGAGGTAACTGTCTTGGGTTGTAACCTCCGCAGTAATTATAATAGTGATCCATTAATATTTGTTGAAAACGTGGATTAGGAAGCCCTCCGTTGCGCTGAGCTAGAGGCCCCCGGGCCCAAAACTCCGGTGCACCGCCTCGGTTTTTAATTCCATATCTAAAAGCGTGATCTCGGGCGGGCGATGGATACCAATCATCTGATTTTCTTCTTAATGTTGCATGGTTACCAACACCTGGTACATGGGTACAGTGAATAACCCAACCGTCACCTATATCGATGTCTGGTGTAGGTATCTCAACACCAAACTTAGTGATTCTTTTCATAGGCGACTTCTTTTTACGAGCGCAGCGAGACTTGCGTTGAGCAGCGGTCAACTTCTGTACTAACTTAGGTGTCTTTGAATCTACTTTTTTACTTGGGCGGCAATAAGCAATACTTTCCTTAGTCTTGCGGCCGCATGGTTTACGTTTAGGCCAGGCACAAGCGTCTACCCATTTTTCTTTATACCACCTTGATAAATTTGTTTTACCTTTAGATCCCTTGTATTTTCCTCCGGCTGCCTTGTATTCTCTTACAAGTCTTCCAGAATCGTAAGCCCCCCATCTACGTCCTTTAATAGATCTTTTGATTTTAGCCTTTACAACTGAATATAATTTCTTATTAACTACGTTATCTGGAATTTTGTATTTTTTACCGAATTGGTACGTTGTTACGGTACCATAAACGTCTTTTATTTCAGAAAGAGAGTCGTTGTACCATCCAGGTTCAGAGATTTCATAACTAAGGCTCATTTTTCTCAATATCATTTCTAAATTTTGCTCTGCGGTTTCTAACCATTTTCTGCTTCTTGGGTGGACAGTATTGTAATCCGGATCTATATCTACAAATTGATCGACGACATATTCTATTGAATTTGGCCACAAAGAATCATTTTGGTAATCTTTCAAGGTAAGACAATCGGCGGCTAAATAAAGCCAATCAGACGTTTCTTTTTTTACCGGGTTTAATACAGTCCAAGGTCTTCCACTTCTCATTATAGCAGTGGCTTCATCATTATTTTCATATTTGGCATGAAGTTTCCATAACATTTGCTTCAACTTTTTTTTTGCATTTTTACATTTGGTTTTTTTACCAAACTTGCTATTCGAACTCTTTAAATATGTTAAAGCTTTATCGACCCATTCATCGTCTTTTTCGGGATCGGCATTGTGGCCACCGATGCGCAAGATATTTACAATATAATCCCTGGTACCTTTATAATTAATAGCTTTAGTATCGAAGCCTTCATTTTCAAAAAATTCTACAGGATCTCCATCCTTTTCGTACATCCGCATTCTTAGAAGAACGCCGTACAAAATTTTATTCCATTTAGATTCTTTATTTACTATATCATTAAAGGTGATTGTCTCCGCTGCTTTTCGAAACCACCGTGGCGTGAATACTAAAATTGGCTCTAAAACAGACCATTCTCTACCTTTAATTAAATATGGTTGTGGTCGAGATTTATTAATTTCAATATTAAATTTTTTAGTTAATTGTTCCAATAGATTTTCCCTATTGTACAAATATTTTCTTCCTCTTTTTTGCAAAACCTTGATAGCCTGTGGCCGTAGATTAGCTTTTAAATCGGGGCGTATATATACTCTTGTAAGATCTGTTCCTAATTTATCTTGGAAAAATTTATCTAGTTTTTTGGTTTCGGATACATCGTCTAAGAACGAGCCAAAAGATAACTTTTTACTACCTGTTATTCCCTTTGGAAATTTACCCGTTTTATTATAAACATTCAAGCGTCTTTTGTAATCTGCAAGACTTGATTTTAAACTGGGTTTATTCCATAGAATGTACATACTTAAATAGCCTGCTCTCATTGGATCGTTTGTACGAAGATCTTTTTTGTGACGCGAGATGTATCTTTCGCGCCGGTCTTTATCTTTATGAACGGTATAATCAGACATTCCGGCAGCCCCGAACTTGCGAGTGTAAGTCTTTCCATTTTTTTCAAATGTAATTTCATACTTCTTAGAATTTCCTTTTAATTTTTTAAAACTCTTTACCTTTATCATTATTATAATAAAACACATTTTAATTTATTTTAACTATCAATTTACTTTTCTCTGAAATATGATTTTAAGTTCCAAATAGGTATACATCCAGTGTCACAGAATGTTGACATCCTATCGACATAGTGTCTGCAATCGTAAATACCGAATATATATTTTTTGTTTAAATTATTTGAATAATTTTCTATTTCTTGAAAAGTTTTTTCTGTTGAGCCTAACACGACGTCTTTTTTAATTACATATGGATCATTTCTAAAAAAATTTTCAATTATATGCGTCATTTGTTTATTAAAAACGGGCATGTATATATTCGGATACAGTTTTTTTAAATTTTTATGTTTACCATTTCTAATATGAGTAGTAATACAAGTATTATTTTCATTAAAGGCTCTAAAGTCGTATCTTACTGTTCTCACAGGTGTTTTAAAAGATATACCTGTATGAGTTATTCCGCCTGGAATCTTTTCTAAATGTAACACTACATTTTTCGCCAAGGTAAATGCTAAATTTAATAAATATAATACAATCATTAATTATATAATTATATAATTTAACAAATATATAAATATAAATCTATAAATCTATAAATCTATAATTCTTATAATTTAACCAAAATAGTCCCTTTCGTAGAGCCACATATCAACATGTCCTGGAACCAAATTTGTTTTTTTAAAAGAAAAATCCTCCATTAAATTATTTATATTTTTTAAGTAGTCTAGTGTATATGGTTCTCCCGCTAACATTAACTTTGAAGGTTTGTAATCTGTAGATATATCTACTATGATTATCTTGTTTCTTGATATTCTGAGAGCATTTTTAAGAATATTTACATGTCCTTCTGCTGGTATTTCGTGAAAAGCGAACATGCACGTAACTACATCAAATTCAAATGTTTTACCATAAGTTTCCGCGTTTCCATATATGTATGTGCTCCCGGGATTAAATAAATTAGAATATCTTAGCATTTCCTTAGATGTATCAATTCCAAGATGCCCTGGTTTAGTTGAAAACCCCGTTCCACAACATAAATCACAGATTTCTCCTTTCGTTTCATCATAAACACTTTTTCTGATGTCAACACCTGAATAAGCTTTTTTGTCTATAAATCTTGTAAAAAAAGGCGTCGACAATGCATGAATATGACCCGATGTTCCCACGTTTCCCAGATTATGAATTACAGGGTTGTACCAATATGGCGGTTTTAAAGAGATAACGTTGAAATATATTAAAGATAGCATATTATTAAATAAAATATATTACTTTTTTAAGTAAATTTATCTATATTTTGCGGAGACAAATAAGAATCTCTACATACTTTTCTAGTGTTACCCAGTTCGTTGGCAGTATAGTCTATTCCCTGGAGTATCTGTTTTTTTCTTTCTTTTTCTGTTCTACCTGGTTTTATTTTTTTCATAAACTTTAAAAAAATTTGATTTGCTCTATAAGTACGAATGTCTTTGCATGTTATACAAGAGTTAACTTTATTACGTAGAAATGAATTTAAGTCTGAACTCGTTATACATTTTCCATCACCGTCGTAAAACAAATTGGGTCCTTTGATCTTAGTTACTCGATTAATAAAGTTTAAACTTTTGTCAGATGTAATGTATTTAACATGTTCAATACCTTTTTTACCTATAAATTTCAATTTATTTCCGCTCAAGTGATTTTTAAGTAACGTCGTGATACCATAAGAACCATTTTCTTTTTTATACATCTCGTTGCCAACTCGAATGTTTAAATCTTCCATTATTTTGATAAGATTTGCTATAACGCAATCTCTTGAGAGGTCGTTTTTTTTAATAAAATTTGAAATTACGTTAGAGTAATGTTTATAATTAAAATTTTTCATCTTACTGAATTTCTTTTTCTTTGATTTTTCTGTCCAATCGACGTGATAAATGTATTGTTTTCTACCCTTTAAATCATACCCAGTGGCCTGTATTTTAGAATCTTTAGATTTGTCAATCTTAACAGACTTCCACATTGGTGGAATTCTTAGTTTTTTAATTCTCTCTAGTTCAGCTGGGTTTTTTGTAGAGTATACAAACTCAGATTTTGTTTTGTGCCGTGTGATGTACATATATGTAATTTAAAGATATTTTTAATTTAAAATGTATATGAGAAATATAATTTTAATTGGTATTATAAGTTTACTTTTAAAACCATTTGTTTCAATTTTGGGTAAAGTCTCAGATTTTGAATGTGTTTCTGTTGCCCCATCTGGTGTATCGGGATTTTGGGAAATTTTGCCCAAAATTAAAAAGCTTACGGGTAGTAAAAAAATAGTGTGCGCATCGTCTGGTTGCCTAGCGAGCGTGGCAAAAGATTTTGATATTCATTACATTTATAATTTAGCTTATTTTATAAAACATAACAGTATAACATATGAGGAAAGTAAAAATCAATTTATCAAAATTATATCTAAAAGAGTTAAAAAAATGCCAGATATCACCGTAGTCACAATGGATTTTTTCGGTAATTGTTATAAAAATGTGGCTCAAAATAAATCTCATCTTATACAACTTTTAATAGAAACATCTGATATACCTTTTTTTACAACTAGAAACCCGGGTAAAAGAATAGACGGTTTATTTTGTTTTTACATTCTAGACAATTGTAAAACAAAGATAAAACACTCGTTTTCTATGAAAATTCTTTTTAATTTACTAAATTTTAATCTATCTAAAATGGAAGTCATAGATCTTTACAATTATAATTTTTACTAATATAAAAGAATGGTATATTTTTAAGTATGTCTTATTGGAATATTCTTCTAGTTGATTCTTCTGCCAGCATGTCTTCTAATAAAAATTCAGTAAACAAAGGTATCGTAGATCTATTTATTGATCAGAAAGATAACACGGATCGTTTTACATTTTTAACATTTGATACAGACGTTAATTTGATAGTAGACTCAAAATTTAACGAAATAATGCCCGAAGACATTATTAATGCTATTAAGAACGTTGGATTAACTGCGTTGTATGATGCAATTGGTTATGTATATGAAATGGTTATGCAAGTAAATTCAATCAATTCAGAGAATATTTTGCTCACTATAATAACAGATGGCTATGAAAACTCTAGTAAAAAGTATACATTAAAATCTCTAAAAAATCTTAGAGAAATTGTCGATAAAAACTACAATTTTAATGTAACTTTTATATGCGAAGATAAGCTTGTCTTGGATAGCAATTGCGATATTATTTCACATGCAAACGAATCGTGTGAAGTCGGCGGTGATTATTCAAAGGCTTTCAGAACAGTATCTAGAACAATGTCTAGTGTAAGACATCCAAGTGAAAATCCACAGTATTCAATTGAAAAAAATGAGAGAAATTCTTCTGAAGTGCCTCTCTTATCAAGACAAATATCTATCAGTGAAAAAAAAAGACCACGTCTATTCTGAATTTTCTTGGGTTAAAACGGTATAAGTGTTTCTTGAATCTATTGAGATACAAATTTCTTGGTTATTATTAAGAAGTTTTAATATTTTTTTTTCGTATTTTTTGTGTTTTTTACGTCTTCTCCTCTCCTCTGTTCTATCTAATACTAAAAGTTCAAATTGAGTATCATTGTACTCATTTTCGTGTTCATCGTAAGAATCTGGATCTTCTGTTATCTTATTTCTACAGAAAGGACATTCGTTTTTTTTAAGCGAATTATTACAATCCGAACACAGAAAATGAATACAAGGTAAAAATACGATATTTTCTAATTTTTTATTTTCCATACATATGGAACATTCTAAATCCATATTTTATTCATATATATTTATTTTTTTATAATTTTTTAAAAGTTAATTACTTTCTAAAAGATATTCTGCTCCCCATAGGACCGCCCGTCGTGAGTATCTGAGTACCTCCTAAAAATCTAGTAGATATCCATGCAATAAAAACAATTCCTACAAAATAACTTCTAAGTGTCGTCACTGTATTTATATAATTTGAATCTGATTCACTATTAGACGGATACGTGTATTTAGGAAACTGAGTAAAAAGCCACCCGCCCAAAAACGCAGCAACTGTTATAGCGTTATCGTCAGAAATTTTTGGCATTACCTTTTTAACAAGGTAATAACATATTACAGCAAATACAAAAGCTATTAATATATCGGTTAGAAAATCCATTTATAATATAATAAATATTTTTTTAAAAAAATAAATTAGATTTAACATTTCCATCTCGCCCCGCAGTTTGTACACGTCACATAAGTAGTCATTGGTTCGTCTGCTGAACGAGTTTGCATCTGATAATAAACAGTCTTCATTGATTTGCACTTATTACATTTAAACATTCCATCTTCTGTTGTTTCTTGTTTGATTACACTTTTTTCTAGATTTTTAGATTTTAAACTGTTCCATAAACTAGGATTTAGTTCTTCTCTTGATAAATTAACAAGCGAATATGGTAAAATGTGTCCGTTTTTAATTTTTGAAATTAACTCTGCGGAGTTTAGAGTATATGAAATATTAGCAAGAAGTCTTCTAGCATTCGTTGCGTAGGACTTAACAAAAAATGAGTTAGACCATTTAAGTTCCGTTTTATTTTTTTTTGTTATTTCAATGGCTTTATTAAATACACCTTTTTCCATGTTAACCACTATTATATTGTCTTGTGCGATATTCAAAAATTCTGCGCATTTCTCAATGAAAACGGTTCTACGATAAGACATTGTTACAATTAATCATTTAATATATCTAATAATAATTATTTTATGTAAAAAAAGTTATTAATTAAAATATTTTAATAAATATAATAACTATAATTAATAATAATGAAAGAAGTACCTAATAATGATGTACTAACGGTTGAAGATGTTGAACAAGAGGGTACTAACTGGGGTTTAATGGCAACTATAATTGCGGTGATTGTAGGTTTAATACTACTTGCTATGTTTTTAGAGGGTACAGTTGGCGGGACTCGATTTGGCCAAACTACATTTTCTTATAGTCCAGCAGGGGCATTAATGAGAGCATAAATTACAGTTTTTTAATGTATTTAAAAAACTAAATTATTTAAAATTTAAAGTAAGTATGATCAAGCGACTGTTTATTGAAGAGGCTGAAATTTCCGCTCTGAAATCTGATATGAATTTTAATCACGGGGCCGTATTAATTTACCGTGGCAAAATTCTTTCAAGGGGGTACAATTATTACCATGAACACAAGCATAATTCTAATTATAAAGAGTCTGTGCACGCAGAAGTAAGCGCTATCAATAATGCACTTAAAAAAATTCACATCAGTGAACTTAAAAAATGTGAACTTGTTATAATTAGAATTAATAAACATGGAGAACATCTCAATTCAAAACCATGCTGTCACTGCCAAAACTTCATTAACAAATTTAATATTAGGAAAGTATTTTATTCTTAATTCTTGAAAAAACATATATTTGCCATTAGATATAACCCTGTTGCGACGGATAAATTAGAAAGAGCGGGTTTATATTTCAAAGGAAAAGCGTAAAAAATAAAAGTAACTAAAATTACAAAAGAAATTAAACTGTATATTCCGTATAAAGAAATATCTTTTTTGTCATAAATGCTACCGTATATAATAGCAAAAGAAGAAATTAATTCCCACAAACCCGCAATAAAAACTAACATTTGGCTGTGTTTCGCAAGATATGTTGGTAATTTAGTTGCTAATCTAGCTGATTCAGACGCTCCAAATGATGTAACTTTGGTAATTCCCGAAATAATAAACATACATAAAAATGCTATTATAGCAAATAGTGTTGTATTCTTCATTTAATTTATTATATGGTGTATATTTTAAATTAAGAATATTATTTTATTATCTAAATTTTATGTTTATGTAATGTAATGTAATGTAATGTAATTAAGCTTTCGCCCGGGATCGAACCGGGGTTAGTGGATTCAAAGTCCACGGTCATTACCTCTAGACCACGAAAGCTTGATTACATCGTAACTTTATTTTCCGTTGCTGGGAATTGAACCCAGGTTGTGTGGGTGAAAGCCACAAGTCCTAACCACTAGACTACAACGGAAAGTAAAATTAATATACTCCTCCATTCGGGATCGAACCGAAGACATTGCGGTTAACAGCCGCACGCTCTAACCAACTGAGCTATGGAGGAGTGTATTAATTAAAATACGGGGTTTTTAATAAGTATTTTAATATTTTTTTTTTGATATTTTAGTCTTAATCATATCATAAATCATATTAGCAAGTGCTTTGTCTGTTTGAAGAAGATCTTTTAATTTTTCTGGGTTTTCCATAATTTCTTTAACGTACATTGTATGATCTACAGCGTCCATTGTAAATATGTATTTTTTATTTCTTTAAATCTATTTACTCGTCTGTAACTTCGACCTCCTCTTCATCTTCATCTTCGGAGTCTACGATAGAGTATCCAGATAGCTTGTTACTCTTGTAAATCTTTGCCTGTACTAGCTTGTATCCTACGCCAAACTGCGTCTTTCCTACAAACCAAACTCCCGTAGGCTGAATTAGACACACTGCTTCACAGCCACGAGGAATAGCACCGCTGTTAAGATCACCATTTTCGTCTAGAATGTTAATTTCTTTCTTATTTTCGTCATACAAATGAAATAGTGGTTCATTCTTCTTAAGATCAAATGGAAGCTTTACCTTAAGATTAGAAGGCCACTTTGTATCCTTTGGAAACTTCTCAGCAGACTTGTAAAATTCATTTACAAGTTCGTTACTTAGAGTCTTACCAAACCATTCAGAATTCTTTGTAGGCATTTCCCTAGTCTTTTCATCAATAAACCGAAGATTTTCAGTTAGCTTGTGTAGTTGTTCATTTTGTGTTTCATCATTAGCCAAAGACAAAGAGATGTGATACTTTACGGGGCCATTTTCAGGCTTGGAACTATCGATACCAAATGGAATTCGTACTCGGCACGTCTGAAGGAAAAAAGGGCCACTCTTGTCTCCGGTATTGTAATTTACCAAAACACTCTGTCCGCCTAGTTTATTTTGGCGAGGAGGCAAAAAAGTAACGGATTCCTTCTTAAATTCATTAGCGAGTAGAATGTTGTTGCTGGTCATTGTGTATCTGTTGATAACTATTTATAAAATTAATCTTTAAGTAGGTTAAAATTTTGTAAAAAAAATACATATCTCTAATTAAAATGTATGTAATTTTAGTAATAATATTATCGATTTTTATCATAGAAATATACGGTATAATACCTAAAAATCAACAGGCTGTTCCTATTAAATATCTTACGGAAACTGATGTTAAAATAGATTTAAAATTTGATAAATACGTGGCAAAAGAAGGTAAAACTATTTTAAAGTCTCCTGGGAGTATATTAATTAAAGACAATTACAACATCGTTTTAAACTATAAAGATGAAAATATACTAATGGAAAAAGATGTAATTTATAATATAGACGTCGATTTTGAGGTAGAAACTTTAAATATAAATAACAGTAATATTATATATTATTACATAAGTACATGAAAACGATTCCATGTTTGGGAAAACATAGTATAACAATAATAATTTTACACGGATTCAATCAGTCTGTTGCTGATATGGAATGTATATATAAACCAATTAACGAAGTGTATGATTGTATAAAATATTTAATACTTGAAAGTAAAGAAAATAAATGGTATGATTACTATACACAAAGAGATAATCACAATAGACATGATAAAATCAATTATAGACAATTTCTAAACTCATGCGATGAATTATCAAATATTATATCTAACGAATGTAATTATATACAACCACAAAATATATATCTATTGGGAATATCTCAAGGGGGAACTGTGTGTATTAATACATCAATCAGTTTAACTTTCAAGATTGGTGGGACAATATGTATAGATACAATTTTTTTGACAGATTACATCAAAGATATATCTTTTATAAATCAAACGTTTTACACGATGATTTCTAAAAAAGATAAAATTTATAATCCAGGTTTTCAAATTAGTTGCTACGATTTGTTAAAATTTTATGGAAATGGGGTGTATATATTTAAAAGAAATAAAGAGCATTGTAAAGACATGTATGAAATATGTGATTATATTAAATATATTTTTACAGCATATAAAATTATTTAAAAAAATATTATATAATAATATTACAATGACAACTCTCGAAGATTACGATATTGACGAACGAGCTGAAAATGATAACGAAACATTTATAGAATTAGAACAAGAACGTAAATGGAGAGTCATTTCAAAATTTAAAGAATTTATCTCAAAAGAACCCGAATTTTCTAATATTAATAATCTTTCTAGTCAAAAAATTCTAGAAATAATCGAAACAACTACTTCAAATAAAAATAATAACGAATATCCTATTTGGCAGTTAGTTTTTATAGCAGAACTTTTAGAAGAAGTACAAGATATTTCATACGATCTCAATCATGTTAAAAATGTATATTATAATATATATTTTTCAATTAACTAAAAAGGTTTTCTTTAAGTTTTGGAAACTTTTTATAGAATTTTTCAAACGTTTTAGTTTCGTTTAATATTGTTACTGTACTTAATAAACTTTTTTCGGCAAGTTCTGCCAATGTAAAAAATTTATCAGGTACATTTTTTGAAATGTAATAAATCATACCATATAACTGTTTATCTTTTATGGGTTCTTTAATATAATCTCTTAAGTCGCGTTTCATTATTTTAAGTTTATCTTGAATTTTTTGCGGAAGAACGATATCACTCTTTGTACCAATTGGTATAGAGATGTATTTTTCAAATGAAGTTCCTTTAAAAAGATCTTTTAATCTAAAATTGTATGAATATATATCTCCTATAAACGTTTCTGTTAAACTTGCTATACGCTGTAAAGGAACATTTAAATTATTATATACCATTGGATAATAAATAGACCACGCGAGAAGAGCTTTTTTTTCTTTACCATACATTGTTTTATTAACATTGAGTATGTTATACCACATTGATATTATCTCTTTTTCTACTCTTTCAAATGTAATCGGGTTATAATACTGTCTTAATTTATCTATAGTATCTAATAAATTTTTCATATTGGATACTATTCTCTGATCTTCGGGGTCAGATGTTAACCATGTATTTAGTTTTGAAAGGTCTCTGGATACCATTTTACCATCTTTCATTACATTTACCGTTAAAGTACCGGGTTCTATGAAAGAACTTTTTGAAAAATTCAAGTCTTGTTTAAATGTTTGGAATGGATTTATTGAACTGTCACTTTTTGTAGCGCCACATTTTTTACATAATATCTCGTGAGAAGAAAAAATAACATCATCTGATTTACATACTTCGCATATACTAGGTAATATTACGGGTCTGTTTGGAGATATAACCGGACTTTCGATTATACCTTGTTTTTTAAGACATTCGATAAGGTAATTTTTTTGGTCCTGTTCGTTTTTAACAGATATTTTATTTTTTAACAACAATGCTGTCAATTGTTTTGACATATTATTATTAAATAATTATTTTATTTTGTAATAATAAATATGATGCAATTGATATATGAAGCCATTGTTGTAGGTATAGCATTTGTAATATTTGGAAATATCGCGGCCTTAGTTGTCGGTCCTTATTTTAAGGTGGATCTTCCAGAGGAATGTAAAAATTGGAATAAATTTTACGCAATGGAGATCACTCTTTTTGTGGCAGGCATCCTTGGTCATCTTTTCTTTGAATTCTCGGGAGCCAATAAATGGTACTGTAAGAATGGATTTGCATGTATGAGATAAAATAGTGTAAATGTAGTGTATTTAACAACAAAGAGCCCACGCGGGGGATCGAACCCCGAACCTCAAGATTAGAAGTCTTGCGCGCTATCCAATTGCGCCACGTGGGCTCTTTGGTGTTTTAAAATGTGAAATTGTCTGGTACATTACCAATGAATAATGGTGCGTAAAATTTAACTTCTTTAATGTCTGGATAAGGTGTTTTAATGTAAATATTATTGATGTATTTATTAGCATAAACTAATGCTTTTTTATGTCCCATTCTGGGTTCATTTAAAATGTAATACATGTATAATACGTAATTTAATTTTTTTCCAAGATACTTTTTACAAATTTTCTTTTTAATTAAGCGCTCTTTGGGTTGCGAACTGCCTTCTTTTTTAGAGGAGCCTTTGGGGCTTCTTCCTTTGGGGCTTCATCTACTACATCAGCGTCAGGTACAACATCGACTGGTAGTGGCTTCTTGCGTGTAGACTTTGGCTTTTCGGCTGGTACATTTACCGGAGTTGCTTCCGCATTCTCAAGAGCCTTCTTATCCTTTTCAGACATTGGGAAATGAGGCTTAAGATAACGCTGAATGTTAAAAAATGTTACAGGCTGATCCGGGTCGCGAAGCAAAGCCTTAAGAGCTAGACCTTCGGGCTTTTCTGTTAGAAGCATAAAACGGCGGTTCTTGGGATCCTGAATATCATGCTTCTTAATGTAATCGTTAATACCCTGTGTAACATCGCGCCGCGAGTGTTCGGTATCTGGCTCAAAACCTAGAAACTTACACAACTCATTGGAAATAGCAACTGGCTTGTGAAGAGCAGACGTCCTGGGTGGTGCATCTGGATCGACTTCCTGTGGGGCGCGCTTTACGCGCTTACCCTTATTAACTTCCTTCTGTAGAACCTTCATGCGAGCACTAAGACTCTTGGTGGTCTCCATAAGAGAAGAAAAATCTTTAATAAGAAGTTCAAACTTTTCGTGGGTTGTAACAGGAACAGGTGTGGTCTCCATTGTGTCGGTCATTTTATTATAATTATTTATGTTTTTTTTCTTTAAGTATGTTTAACCCGTGCGTTTAAAATTAATATACTAAAAGAAATAGAATATTTATTATACAATATGGAAAACACCATTTCTGAAATTGCCGATTTTATCAAGCGTTATAAATGTGTAGCAAATATTAACTTTACACTCGGTAAATACACCGACGAGTTTAATTTTGAAAAAAATTTATTTCACGAAGAAAATTACAATCTTATACTAAATCTACTAAATTCAAACGATAATTGGGAAGGGAAAAAAGAAAACACTCTCAATGTAAATAATAAGACAACTTTTAAGATTATAGACACTCTTATTTATAAAATACAAAACAGCCCATACGACATGATTGTTACAGCCGAAAGTAAAAAAAGTCAAACAATTTATATTTCGGAAGAATACATTAAAAAAGAGACTTTTTATACAAGAAAATGTCATACTTTTCATATATCACATGAAAATAGTATACAATACGGAAACGTTTACAATTTTAATATTATATTTACTAAAAATGAAAGTACAGACACATATAATTCTCATTCTAGTCTTCTTAAAATTTTAGACGTTATTAAAACAGTTGATACCTGCGGAAAAAATAATTACGCATTTGAAAAATTGTAAAAAAATAATTAACTTAAATAATAGATTAATACATAATTATATATCAAATGGGTGATTTTCATTTTGACAGTTTTAATCAAGAAAATAAATGTATCACACGTGAAGACATTACTAGAATTACGGGATACAATCCTATTAATGTTTTGACTTATCAGAAAGCTTTTATTCATAAAAGTGTCCTTAGATTTTTAAACACTACAAATTTGAAAAATTCTTATGAAAGATTTGAATTTTTGGGAGATTCCGTGTTGAATCTTGTAATTGCTAATTACATATTTCATAAATATCCAGAAGAAGAAGAGGGGTTCTTAACTAAGATTAAAACTAAATTAGTAAATGGTAAAATTCTTGCTTTCTTTTCAAAAAAATTAAATCTAGATCAATTTTTGATTATAAGTCAAAACGTAGAAAAAATAAATGGTAGACAAAATGATAGAATTCTTGAAGACATATTTGAAGCATTTTTATGTTCTATACACTTAGATTTAGGATATAAATATGTAGAACATTTTATTCTAAACACTGTTTTAAAATTTATAAATTTTGATGAGATTCTAGAAGATAACAATTACAAAGACATCTTGTTACGAAAGTGTCAAAAAATGCTACAGATTAATCCAGAATACGAACTAATTTCTACGACCGGGCCTGGACATAAAAAAATATTCAGGAGTGTGGTTGTAATAGACAGTGTCAAATATAAAGAAGGATCTGGGTGTACTAAAAAAGAATCTGAACAAATAGCATCAAAAAACACACTTGAGATATTTTAAGATGCTCCCGTACTTCCAAAACCTCCTACACCTCTCGAGGTGTCAGTATTTACTTCTGAAATCTGAAACTTTGGGAGTATTCCATCAAATGATACAATTTGAAAATAACAGCAACCTTCTTGTAGAAGAACATCAGTATCACCAAGATTATCCACTACTACCATAACATTTCCTCGGTAATTTTTATCAATAATTCCCAATGAATTTGCTAAGCGAATTGTGGTTTTTGAAATAGAACTTCTTGGTACAAGCATGTAACTTTTATTTTGTTTTCCGTTGAATTTTAGATTAATTTTATGAGATCTAGCACTCTTTGGCACAAGTTCTGAGGTTTGCATGGGAATATCAAGACCAACGTCTTCGTTATGTCGTGCTTTGGTGTAAGTGGGATGATTTTTCCAGTAATAATCATTTTCTGGATTGATAGTGATAAATAAGGTCATTTGTATAAATACAACTACAGTATCTTTTTAAATCTATTTAAGAGAATATAATAGTTATATTTATAACCATTATGTCTTTCGTAAACACATCGAGAGTTGTAAATTTGAAAAATAAAATTTCTTTTCTTGGAAACGCCGGCTTTGTAAAAATTGTGGATGTTATGCCACGTGTAATCCCTGATAATTGTAAATCTTTGATGTGCGATCATGCCATTATTCAAGCAGCAAGAGTTTCACTAAACGAAGGTATTAAAACTCCAGAAAAAGATGTCAAATTGATTGATTTTCTAATTCGTCATAAACATACCAGTCCTTTTGAAATGGTAAAATTTAAATTTCACGTAAAGACCCCAATTTTTGTACAAAGACAATGGATTCGTCATCGCATGGCAAGTGTTAACGAAATCTCTGGAAGATATTCTGTTATTGAACCGGAATTTTACTACCCCAAAGCTATTTATGATCAGGGTAAAATGAATAAGCAAATGTCTGGAAATAAAATAGAATGTAAAAACACTAATGAATTGTTTCAGACTTATATGGATAATTCTATGAAACAATATAATACTTATAATCTTCTCATTAGTAAAGGAGTTTCTCGTGAGATTGCAAGAATTGGACTTCCGCAAAATATGTATACAGAGTTTTATTGGAGTATTGATCTTCATAATCTTCTTAACTTTATTCGTCTTAGATCTGCATATAACGCCCAGTCAGAAATTAAAGAATATTCTGATGCAATTAAAGGTCTGATTACAAACCTTGTTCCAAATACTATTAAGTCTTATGATAAATATAATCAAGTGTAAATACAGAACTTGTTAAAAAATTTAATAATTTTAGAAAAGCGATTGTTTTTGTCATCTTTGAACTCTTCCATTAGTAAATTTTCAAAATTTTGTCGATGTGCAACATTTTTAAGTTTACTATCTAGTGCGTTTGTTATCGATTCTCTAGCCGACGATGTAGATGTGTAATTGAAACTTTCAAATTGAATATCAGATACAATCTGAAAATACAATAACTTAAGTTTTAACATTATTCTAGATAAAGATTTTTCTTGATATTTGTATAATTTATTTAGCATTTCGTTATGTAACGTATTCTTATTTATGAGTATCTGAGTATGATGTTGTTTTTCAAAAACTAAATTATCTATTCCTATACCTTTGTTAACTCTTACAGTATCATCTTCGATTTCATATTCATTTTTTGATACATGATTCTTGGAAAGTTTAATTATATTAACTATAGTATCGTGTATTTTACTAATTTCTTCAAAAGTGTATACTTTATAATGTATATCATCAAACGGTGAAAAATCTATACTTGGTATATTTTCTGTTATGTCAATGTTATCTATATAACTTCCTTTAATTTTTATGAATAATTTATAATATTGCCCATACATCTGATACAAAAAAAGATTAAATAAATCTTTATAATTTTGAGCATCTCTTTTTGTCATGGCTATTTGAAAAAATAATGTATCTAAAGACATTGTAAAGTCTGAATTTGTTTCAATTTGTTTTATGTATTTTTTATAGATAATGTCTAATTGTATACATTTATCGTTAATTTCTTCAATAATCCTATTTATATCATTTTTATAATCTTCAATTTTAATAAATTTTTCCTCTGACATTTTAAGTTAATCTTTACTAAATAATTTATTTTAAAATATTAACATAAATGTCTTCGCTGGAAAATTATAAGGAACACACGCCCTGGGAAATTCACCATGATGCTATTTTTGTAGATTGGGCAGATAAAGCATCGTGTTATAAATGGCTTCACGATAAATCTTATTTAAAATATTCTAGTAAAAGAAATATGTTCACTATCCCTGTTATTATTATGTCTACACTTACCGGTACAGCTAATTTTGCATTAGAAAGATTTCCAGAAGAGTATCAGGACATTTGTTCCATTGCTATTGGAAGTGTTAATATATTGGCAGGTATAATAACAACGGTTGGTCAATTTTTAAAACTAAACGAATTAACCGAGAGTCATAGGTCGGCTAGTGTAGCATGGGATAAGTTTCATAGAAGTATCAGAATTGAACTTATAAAGGCTCCTGAAGAACGTCCGGATGTAAACTATTTTATGAAAACTTCTAGAGACGAGTTTGATAGATTAATGGAAACATGTCCGGGGATAGATAAAAATATATTGGAAATGTTTAAGAAACATCTGACTACTGGAATAGATAAACATGATGTTATTCGAAAAAATAAAAATTTTAATAGACTTATTAAACCTGAAATTTTTAACGAAATAAACACTTTAAAAGATTCAGTATTTAAACGACCGGATAATTTAATAGAAATAGACATGGCCGAAAAAATTAAATACGAAAAAATAATAATCGAAAAGGAAGAATACACCGAAAAAGCAGCCAAAGTTTCTAATTTCATATCTACTTTTCAAAACAAATATTCTCGGCGACCTTCTCAAGAAGAGATAATATCAAATTTAAAAAACGTTATGACTATTGCAGATATTAACATAATAACATCAGACTTAACTACGCCTTAAATTACAAAAAAATACATAACCTAATATTATTATATAAAAATAAAATATATACAATGATATTATGCAAGTTGAAAAACTTAAAGAATGTCTTGTAAAATTAGCTCTTAAATCAGGTTTTGACTCTTTAGATGATTTTGCTAGATACAAAGAAAAAAACAATTGCGACGCAAATTACGTAGCTGTTTACCCTGAAATTCAGATAATTTCTAAAAGCGATGATAAAACATACGTAGATAACTTAAAGGTGATGACAGCTCAAAATTTGTACGATAATAAATCAGGTGATATAATCAAACTTACAGATGAGATGTCAAAAAAATTAAATATAACAGAACCACCCATTGGTTGGTGGGCATCAGAAAAATGGGACGGAATACGAGCCTTATGGGACGGAGAAAAAATGATATCGCGTGGTTCAGGTGTTGGTAAACCAAAAGTTTATACATATATCCCAGAATGGTTTAAAAATACATTACCACCGGGTATACCATTGGACGGAGAAATTTGGATAGGAAGAGGACTTTTTCAAAAAACCAGTAGACTTTCAACGCTTAAACCCGGAAAAAGTTACACCGAAGAACAAATTGAAAAAATATGGACCGGAGACACCGAACCTCCTGTTATTTTTAAAGTTTTTGATGTACCAAATGATTCTAGACCGTTTGAAAAAAGAATGTCTTTTCTTCAGACAATTGTAAAAGATCGTAAAATTTGTTGGAATTCACTAGTTTATCCTGGTAAAAAAATATTTCCTCTTCAGTTTACAGAACAAGTTAAAATTAAATCTATGGAACAACTCGTTAATTTATACACTAAATTAACTTCTGAAGGCGCTGAAGGTATAATGTTGAGAGCACCTGGATCTCCTTATCAAACTAAAAGAAGTAAATATATGCTTAAGTATAAAATCAAAGAGGATGCTGAGTGTATACTCAGAGAATACATTCCGGGCGACGGGAAATATAAAGGTATGCTTGGTTCTTTGAAATGCGAACTGATCACAGATGGTAAACCAAATGGCATATTTACTCAAATAGGAACAGGTTTAAATGATAGTCAGCGGGAAAATTATAAAAATGTAAATTCATCAGACTATATCCCGATTGGAAGTATAATTTCTTTTAGTTATATGGAAATGACAAAGGAGGGTGTACCGCGTCACCCTGTTTATAGAGGAATACGCGATGACATGCCTGTTCCTAAACAAATGAAAATACCAGTAAAAGACGTCAAAATTATTTTATCTAAACTTATTGCCAAAATAGTTTCTGAAAAAGAAGCAAATTGGACTTTCAAAGTTAAAAGTTACAAACAGGCTAACGAAATATTGAAGGATAATATGGAATTAAAATCTGTAGAAGATTATATTAAGGTTCTTCGTGATGGTGATATGAAATTGGCTGGAGAAGAAAGTTTTAAAGCAAAGAATGGAAATTGGAAAAGTTCTATACTACAGAAAATAGACAGCATCTTAAAAACTGGACAGACCGATGGAATATCACTTACAAAGCAAGATCCAAGGGCTCTTGCAATTGAAAATTTAACTAAAATTCCTAACGTTGGACCCTCTACCGCCGGCAAAATATATGATACTGAAGAAATAACCACAGTAGAAGAACTTAAATACCTATATTCGATAAACAAAGAAATCTTAAATGATAAACAGGCCATAGGTTTAAAACATTATGACGATCTTATGCTTAGAATTCCTAGAAAAGAAATGGACGAATGGAATGAAATTCTAAAAGATATCTTTGCAGAAACAATGACTGAACTTTCTATAACAGGGGAACTTATTCTTGCTGGTTCTTATAGAAGAAAAACTCCCGACTCTGGAGACATTGATGCCTTGATAACAACAGACACAAAGAATCCGAGAGTAATGACAACTTTTTACAACAATCTTGTAAAACGGAACATAATAAAACCGTCTGACATTATTGCAAAGGGGACCGACCAAAATAATGGCGGTGGCAAGTATAGACGAATATTATCGCCATCTTGATATTTTTTATCATCCTAAAGAAACCTTTCCATTTGCTATATTATTCACAACTGGTTCTAAAGAATTTAACGTCAAGATGAGAAAATTTGCCCTTGAAAAAGGATATTCATTAAATGAGCAAAACTTAACGAAAAAGTCTACCGCTGGTCCAAAAGTAACACAAACCGAGTATATGAGCTCGATAAATAAGGAATTTCCAAAAACAGAACGAGACATTTTCGATTTTCTTGGATATGGATATATTTCTCCAGAAATGAGATAGATAAATAAAACAAAAATTAAATAATTTCATATTAATAAATGACAAATTGTTATTCATATGAAAATATTGCGGAAAGTGAAAATCCATTATTCAAAAATGTAGATTTAACAATTGTTTTAACAATGAAAGATTCTAATAGGTTTAAAAAAGACAATCTTCTTTTAAATTTATCAAAGAAAACAGTATATCAGTACAATAAAGGTTTCAAGGCTTGTAAAAAACCCGATAGTATTAAAAGAACAGTTGAAGATTTAACTCATGCTTATTATACCGCTTTTGAATATTCTAAAAATTACAATAATATAATCATTCTCGAAGACGACGCAGAAGTTCTAAACTATAATCCGATCCATTATAAAAATATAGATAATTATATCGCTTCTAATAATTTTACCGTTATTTCAATGGGTTCGCTTGGGTTTTTTACTAAGAAAAATAAAATGTTTTACGAAACACACCCAATGGCTCACACTCAAGCTCAGATTATATCTAAAAATTCTAGAAGTGACATGCAAAAATTAATGTTAAGTAAAAATTTTATTGGACATGTTGATGCTTTTTATTTTTCAGAACAAAATGTTCTTGTATATCATGAACCTCTTATAGTCCAGGTTTTATCCGATACAGAAAATTTTAAGAACTGGGAAGGGGCCCCTTTATGGGCTCATAGACTTACAACCAATATACAAGGACTTAGAGAAGATAAAATGGGGTGGTATAAAGCCTATTTAATTTGTAAAGCGAGCGCTGAAATTAAATCATATAAACTAAAAATATTTTTACTTATCATTATTTTCCTTATGCTTTATTGCAAAAAATAATTAATATTAAAATTAAAAAAATGATATATAATTAATACATACCAATGGAACAGATTAAGAATCAAAAGATTGAAGATCAGTTTCATAAATTAGTCAAGGGTTTTTTATCCAAAAATGAAAATTATGAGATGTCTAAATTCATCGGTGGGATGCCAATTACTCTAGAAAAAACTGATATGCCAAATTTAATGATGAAAGGCCCGAACGGTAAATCAAAATATACTGTTACGCAAAAAGTAGATGGAACTAGATATCTTATGTATATAGGACCTGATACAGGGGTTGCTAATATAAAACAAAGACAAGTTTGTTTTGTAGACCGTAATATGAAACTACATGTTATATCGGGTATGAAATTACCAGATGTAAATACACCAGAAATGCTCTTGGATGGAGAATTGGTATTTTTTGACAACAACGGTAAACCTCATAGAGAACTAGACCCGGTTAAAATCAGGGGTGTTTCTTTTATGGTATTCGATATTTTATTTGGTCCTGAAAATATTTCTGTAAATTCGGATGGTAATAAAGTAATTGGCCAATCTTTCTCAATGATGGTACCAGAAGATGGAAAACTAAGATCTCAAGCGTGGCCGTATATTTCAAGATATGACATTTTAGCTAAAATGATTAACCCTGAATTAGTACAATTTAACAAAGGAGAACCTTTACTACCAAATGCATTCAAAGGCGCAGATTTTTTCAATATTGAACTAAAACCAATTTATTTTTTGGAAACATTATTGTCCGCAACTCTGCCTCTGTATAATACATCAGGGTCTGGTTGGCTTCAGACACAACTCAAAGAACATCGAAAAAAATATTATGATTACGTCGGTACTATTAAACAAAATGCTGATAAATTTAGAGGAAAATTAGCATTAGACGGTTTAATTTTTACGGCGGCGGATACATTGTATACAATAGGCAATTGGAATACAATCCTGACTGGTCAATATAAATGGAAACCGGCCACGGAGCAAACTGTAGACTTAAGAATTATCAAGATTACAGACGCAACTGCAAATGTTCAAGTTATAAAAGGTAATACATTGGAAATTTTTCAAGACCGTGGGAGACCCGTCGTCGTTAATGTACCGGTGTCTGCAAAAAACGGGACGGTTCACGAATTTACAGCCGATTTCAAATGGAAAAACTCTAGAATCGATAAATTAAGACCTAATGCAATAAGGACAGTGTTAAATGTTATGCGTAGTTTTAAAAATCCAGTTGTGTTAGATAACCTTATACACTTTCTCAAACCTGATAATGAAAAAGCATACCGTGTTATTCTCGAGCATTCTTCCAAAGCAAAATTATTCAAGTGTATAGCAGCACATGAAAATATAAAACTTATCAAAGATGAAGACATCAAACGGATCAACGACATGATTAAAAATGTAAATACTACCAAAGACATTGAAGTCGAAATGAGACTCGGAAAAATTAATAAAACTGGCAAGACTTTTTTTAATCCTATTATATCTAGACTAGATTTTGAAAAGATTTTGCTTAAAATTGAATCATTTGGGTTTAAAAAAGAAATTTATGATTTTATAGACATCTATGATGAAGGTATTCGAACTCGATACATTTATTCACATGAATTTTCAAAATTTATACAATATGAAAGTATAATTAAAAACAGACTGTCTAATATAGACATAGATATTTCAAATGCTTTAAATTTTGACACAAGATTTTCTTTATCTACCGAAACAAGAGTGATGAAATACAATTCCACCGGTGATACAAAAAGAAAATATCGGATTTCTTACATCGAACCAAACGCATTATTCAGGGTAGATTTTACAGCTATAACTTCGATTGAATATAGTCCAGAAACAAGAATGTTTAAAACTAATGCTAACCCCGACGAAAAATTTCAAATAGAAATTGAATTTCTTAGTGCTAATATCAATATTAATGAACTGTTTAAATTTTTAACACATCTTTTAAGCGTTTGATAAAACATTTCCATCATATATAAGTCTATTATCTTGGGATATGTACCATTCTTCTGAATCATCGAACAACGCTGCACCAATTGGTTTAAACTTGGTATATAAGTTGTTTAAAACCTTATCGTAATCATATTTTCTATCTTTTTTATTTAATATACTTATCTTGCGTTTAGGAACAATGTTTCCAGAAAAATCCCTGTTAATCTTAATATTTACATAATCACCTCGTAATAATTTATCAGGAATTTCTCTTTTTGTAAACTCATACTTATTTAAAAAACTTAATCCTTCGGGAAACGGCATATTACTGTGACCAAATTTTATAATTGAACCCTTTGTAAGTTCTAAAACTTGAAGTTCTATTATGTCATCTATTGTATCTTTTTCTCCCCATGTAATATAATTACACGTTTCTGTATTTATAAATGCCAATATATTCATTTTATTTTCATTTATAAAATAATTACTTCCGTCGATGATATCATTAAAAAAATCCGGAAAAGCTATAATTTCGTCTGTTACTGTATTTAACGCCGAATTTTGGATATCTATTATAGTTTGGTTTCTAATATTAAAAGAAGCATTTGTAAACAATTCATTATAATAAATTAAATCTACTACATGATACTCATTAACGTTTTCAATTTCATTTTTCCTTAAATAACCAAATAAAATTATATCGGTATCAAAAGAACTCGAGATTTCCGAGTCTATGCTCATTAAATTTGTATTAATGTAAAAATTCCCGCCTGGACCGAGGCAAAGAAAAAATGGGTAACTGTCGCTTGGCACAGATTTCACTACATAAGGGGTAGTTTTAAACAATTCTAAACTAGATAACGTAAGATTTATTTTTGAAATAGTTGATTCGTCGCCTATCAAACTTTTAAAAATGGCTGTATTTTCTGGTAAATTTTTTTCGTTGAATTCTGAAACTTTGTTTTTAATTATATTACCTTCTTGATTTATAACCAAGTCTAATCTTTTTAGATTAGACTTAACACATTCGATTAACTGTAATTTATTGAATGTATTTAACCCAGGAAATACGCGTGAATCTTTTTTAAATGCGTCGCCAGGAATAACTTTTTCTCTTCCATCTTCGGTTCGAACGGTATATTCATTAGTTTTTTTATTTTTTTTCTTAATAACGGTCACTATTTCTGTGCGCCCGTCTATTTCTATTTCAGCAGTTGATCCAGGACTATTACTGTCTGGTATTAAAATACCCGAACCTATGTCTTGACCATTAATTATGCTATACTTATCGGCTTCAACTTGATTTCGTGGAAATCCTTTTAGTAAATAATCTCTCATCAATTGAATAGACTTTTCACTTTTTGCTTTACAACATGGATACCAAAGCCCATCTGGTCCTTGTACACCTTCGGGGGATAAATATTGATAATTGGGATCCGGACACGTACCACTCCAAGAATATGGCTCTGGTCGTTTACCTTCTTTCCATGTATTACCATCGTCGTCTATTCGTGTTTGTGTATTTCTACAGACTGAAGAAGGTACTGCATTTCCGGATACAGTATTATAAACTTTAAGATCTTTTGAAATTTTTTCAAGAGATTTAATAGTTAGTATTTCGGATTGGTCTGTAAACAAATTATTAAAAGATGACATGATATTGTCAAATAAATCTATCGTAATATCCGTGTTTCCCTGCTCGCATAATCCAAGTGATATATTTTTATCACTGCATTTAGATATTGTCATTGTTATAATTCCATATTTATTGACAATACAAGTCATTTTTAAACCCGGTGCCGGTGTATTGACAAACTTTATATAGTCTTTAGACATAACACCTGTTCTAGTTATTCTACCAAGCGAATATTCCCATTCTATTATTCTAATACCATCAAAAATTATAACCTTTTTACCAGATGGTAAAGTTTCAACATTTGTAATTCTGCCTGCTATTAAATTACCTTCAGAATCATAAGGACTTATTAAGTTATCGAGATTTTCAAAATTAATTTGTTTACCATCCATGTTATTTAATGTAAATTGTGCAGATATTGAATGAGTGTAAGAATATTCGGGGAATAGACGATATTCTCTTTCTCCTGTAACTTCTTCTAGAGCGTCGACGTCTATTACATCGGCATCTTTAACTCTCTCTATTAATTCTGATACCATTTCATCGTATTCAGCTTTTTCTTCTGGAACATTAATTAAATTTATAAGACCATTTTTACTTATTCTGATTGATGTTTTGCCACTGGGCTTTTCATAAGAAAGTATAACATTGTTTAAAAATTGCGTAGTTGTTGTTTTCGCCGCTAATTTTTTGGGACCTCGTTTTTTAAATACGCCTTCTGTATCAAATGCAATTTGAGTTAATACGTTTTCGTTTTCTCCATTTAAAAATTCATCTGGTGAGATTTCGCCCTCTGTTAATAAAATTTCATCAAGTTCTTCTTGGGTTATAGTACCACTGTTGATTTTATTTTTAATATCTAAAAAATCTCCGTTATAACTAGGAATTAAAATATAATCTTTGACACCCTTGATGGTAAGATATAAACTCTCTTTTTCTGGAACATCACAGTCTTCTTTATGGTCTTGTGTACCAATAGATTCACAAATACTACAATATAAACCTTTTTCTATGGGTCCTATGGGGGGTCTATTATAATTATCATTAATAGTTTCTCTGCCTAAAAATTTTTTTTGTGATAAACTTAATTTATAAAAACCCTCTTCGTCTTCATCTAATGGAAAATCTGTTTTTAATTTATCAATATTTACAATTTCTACTGGTGTTTCAAATCTATTGATAAAGACGTTAATACCGTTTATTTTGATAGACATCTTATTATAATATAATATAATAAAATATAATATTATAATGTATTTAAAAAAAGTACTTATTATAATATAAATGTCTACTGAACTAGAAAAATTTAACAAATTATTTGAAGAATTCTTAGAAAAGATAATTTCTAAATTTCCGTACGCAAAACTTAAAACTTATCTTAAATGTTTTAAAATGTTGAAAACGTCCCTCTCCCTCTTCCCCGGTAAACTTATTCATGGCCGGTTGTGTAGATTATAAAACGCAGATAAAACAAAGAGATGATTTGTTTTTTTTAAATGATGAACTCGTCAATTCTCGCGCCAGAAATTTTGGAAATTTTACTCAAGATTGTGGCCTTGATAAATACTGGGATCAACTTACGCCTTCAACAAAAAAGGCTATATGGGATTATATTCAATCCTTGTTTATACTTGGGGAGATTATAGTGAATAAAAACAAAGAACTATTTAATAAGTATAATAGTATGTATGCATCCGATTACAAAACAGAAATTAGTAATCTACATACTGATAATTTTTCTGTAGAATTCTTAGAGAAAATAAAATAGTTTATGTAATATTAAATGACATCTTACTGGTTAAGTAATTTCTGCGCTTTGTATTCCTCGCTTAATATTATACCGTTTATTGGCAACGATAAAAATTTTCAATATAATTCATTGACTAGGCTCATAATTTTGGTAACTATAATATCTTATATTTACACCCAAGATATAAATGTAATACTCGCCGGAATTTCATCAGTAACAATTTCGGTAGTAATTTATTTTTTAACGTTTAATACAAAAAGCGTCGAAAATTTATCTGAAAAATACTTAGATAAAAATGAAACGCCTGCGGATAAAATTATCAAAGATGATATTGTGATTAATCAGCAAAACCAGATTACATTAGATTATTCTCCTCCTGATACAGACGATTTGCGCAAGCATATATTTTTTCTAGAAGGAGATAAGTCAAAAGATACAATTGTACCGGTTGATATAAATCCAGAGGATTTTTTAACTTCTGGACCAAGAGTTACATATGGTATTACAAAAAGTTTATCTAAACTAAATAGAAATATTTAAATTAAAATAATATTATATATTATATATTATATATATAAATGGATTATACTGCCACGACTGCAAAAACCAAAGTTATAAATTACAATACTGAAGGTAGATATAAGGACAATATTGATTATAATATCTTAAATTCTGCTAAAGTAGAAGATAGAGAAGTAAAATCTCTCGTAAAATATAATAAACAAAGTATAGGTTCTAGGGGGTTTAATAAAAAGTTGAACCCAGTTGTCGTAAGAACCAGAGATAAATCTATTAATGTAAACAGTGACACAACTGGTGTTAATGATAGATACGCTGATAAGTTAGTTGATTACAATATCAGACACTATATGTTGTATGATACAGAACATATACACGCAGAAAAAGACGACAACTTTATTGTTAAAGATTATACCAACAATGGTTTTAAAGAGACGCCGTTTCAGGCTCCATTTAGTTTTAACTTTTTAGATGAAACCATTGGTACATCCAATGTAATAGATAAAGCTGCTCTTATTAATTCGCGGCAATTAAGACCAGGTGATAAAACTTTATAAAGAAATAAAATATAATATTAAGTATAGAATATAGCAAGTATGTATATGTCGTCTAGTGTAAGAAATGTTACATATTCTTCAAATGGTGGTATAATTGAAATCGAAGGAGACGAAAATTTGTTATATTTCCAAGATTTCGAAATAATATATGAAAATGATGTAGCTTTACACCCTTTACTAATGGCCATCACTCATAGGCTATATTTAGGGGAAGACATCAACACTGTTAATACGGAAGAACAAAAAAAAACTTTATCTGAAGATCAATTTAATGATTTGACATGTACACAACAATTTTCAAACTGTTGTATATGTATGGAAAATAAAAAACTAAACATAAAATTAAAATGTAATCATACATTTTGTAAACAGTGTATTAAAAAATGGCTCACTGAAAAATCTAATACGTGCCCGACTTGTAGAACTGAAATTAATTAAATATCTTAATTTATTATTGTAATTTAAAATATTTAATTATAATAATTATGAATACACTAACTACATCTATTATAGTTTTGTCTGTGTTTGGTTTGTATATTAATCTGTACGGTAATACAGATCTTAGAAACCCAGAATTAATGACAAATGTATCACAAAAAATGTCTAGTATTTTTGGATCGTCTGAGATGTCTAAAACCGGAAAAATTTCAAACGAAGTAGATGATATTATTAAAGAGTTAGAATTAGATCCTAAGCTTATAGACGCGGCAAAGAGTGTTTCGCAAAAAGAAATAGATGATATAATTAATATGGCAAAAGATGAAAATATTACACAAGAAAAACCCAAACAATATAACGAAATAGGTCAAGAAATAAGTAAAATCAAAGAAGAAAATATTTTAAACACTGGTAAAAATATTAAAAGTGGTTCTAGTGTAAGAGTAGACGGTTGGGTAAGACCTTCGTTGGTTACTAAAGATGACGAGACTGGTTTGCCTGCTCAGAATAATGCCTCTTATAAAGAGAATTATCCTTATAAAACAGCAGAATTTAGAATGAATTCTGGAGAATCTAAAATATTAAATTCCCAAATGAATCTAACTGGTAGAAGTTTTAAAGAAAATTCCAATATTGGAACACTGATATTACCTGAAAATCCAGACGCTTTTGATGCAAATAATACTTATATAAGACGCGCAGCCGATATATATAAAACAAGAATAGGATATGAAAATAAAATTCTACCAGATGTAAGACATGTAAATGTGGATAAATTAAAAGAGAAGAGTGAACCAAAATTAAATGCATTAGATGAAATGTCTGGAACATTTGAAGTTAAAACAAGACCTAATTTAATAGGTTTTAAAGACACTGTCGATCATATGAAAACACATGAACGTTTATATCCAATAGATAAAGTAGCTGCTGATATTAAAAATGTGGCGCGTAATTACAATTTAAATTAAAATATTTAATATTAATTAAGTTACAACATGAATGTTATTGATCGTAATATAAACTTTAACAATAAACAAATACAAAATATTTCTAATAATATTAGCAATATATTAAGCTTACCAAATAAAGACCCCAAACAGGTTAAAACCATTCCTGCTCTTCCGTCAAACAGGGTTATATCTTATAAAAAAAACGTACCTTACAGCTTAGAATATGCTACTAAAAATAATATACCCGAGCGTTCAAGTTATTACAACGATCTTATTGACAGATTAAATGTTAATGATAAATCAAAAAATGATATACATAATGTACTAACACATAATTATGATACGACAAAATTTGCAAAAGATAGCAAAATAATTATTGAAAAAGTAAAACCAAAAAATCAAGTTTCCGGTATTACAGATAAAAACTTGATGTCTCATATTATACCTCCAACTTCGTTAACGTCGAATGTTGTTCCAAAAAACAATATCAATTCAATGAATACTTATCGCCGCGCAGAATCTACTAATATGCCGCCTATTATAGCACCTGTTACGACAATAAAAGAAAAAATTATAGTCAAGAAATAATTTTATCTATTTCGTTTATATTATCTGAAAACGTTTGTTCAAAAATGTTTCTTAGTTTTATAAGAGGTTTTTTTGAATTGATGCTAAGTTTTAAAGTTTGGTACGATACCCATTTTACATCATTAATTTCTAAAAACTTTTTATCAATATTTATCTTTGATATAAATTTTTTAGTGGATAAAAACGTATACCTATAATTATTGTTAAACGGTATTTTAACTACATACATATAATAAGGATTTCCAGACGGTGTTTTACATATTATACATTGAGAATTGTACTTACTTAATGTATTTCTAATAAGATCAAAATCTTCTATACATCCCAATGTTTCTTCCCAGGTTTCTCTGGAAGCTGTTATTTCGGTATCAAATTTATCAGACGCTTCACATACTCCTCCGAAATTTGACCACTTATTTTCCCAGTCTTTACCTAAGAAAAAATAAGGAGTTTGATCTATACTTTTACTGTAAAAAAGTATACCCGCGCCGTAAATTATATTATTAGTTAGCATTTATATATACATAATCTTAATCTTTAAAACAAATTAAACAAAAAAAAGATCTTAATTCTATTGAGTGCATGACTACATCTGACTTTATAAGTCGCTATAAAGTCGAGCCACCGTTAAAGATATTATTTACTCGTTTTAAAGAAGACAAAAAAATAAAATTTAATAATTATAATATGAGCGGACTTGTACCAAAAATACAAATCGAAACTGAAAATTCTTCTAGACCTACTATACAGATTAAAAATCCAACTAATGTCAAGGGTATAGATATTATTAGAGACGATGATTCGGCGTCCGACGCATCTGGTAGTACAATAGAACCAAGTGTCCCTGATAAAAAAAGCAACATTAAACATGGTAAGTCTAAAAATAAATTTAATGCGGAAGAATATCAAAACTTTATGAATAATTCAAAGAAAAAAACCACATCCGAATCTGGCTCCGGTTCTGATTCTGACTCTGATTCAGGTTCTGATTCAGGTTCTGATTCAGGTTCTGATTCAGGTTATTCTGATTATTCGGGCTCGAGCGAAAATTCTAAAAAAGGAAAGAAAGACCCAAAGAAAGAAAAACAAGAAATACTTCTAAAGTTACTTGCTTTAGAAAAGAAGGGCATTGAACTTACTAAAAAATATTCTATGACATCTAAGTTGTCAGATTTACGTTTCGAATTAGAACTTCATCTAAGCAATACTGAAACGGAAATGAGCGTAAAATTTCAGCAGAAGATATTAATGGCAGCAGTTACCGGACTTGAATTTGCTAATAAAAAATTTGACCCAATTGGTGCCAAACTCGAAGGGTGGTCAGAATCGGTAATGGATAACTTAGATGATTATGAATCTGTTTTTGAGAGATTACACGAAAAATACAAAACTCGGGCAGAATTACCCCCAGAATTACAATTAATGGTAACATTAGCAGGTAGCGCATTTATGTTTCATGTAACAAAGTCACTTTTTAGTAGCGCCCTTCCTGCCGGCGACGGTTTACAAAATTCTGAAATTATGAAAAACATTGCGGCGGCCATGAGTAAAGGCACTTCTAATGAAAAACCAAACTCAAATGAAATTACCGGACCAAGTATGAATTTGGCAAGTATGATGCGGGATACAGATTCTATATCTAATAGTACAGTTGAAACTTCCAAAGAAGTAACTATTAACAACAAAGGAAAAAGAGCAATTAATATTTAAAAAAAATAATATCTAATTTATAATATACAATGGTATTATATTATAATCAAGGACCTCCTTTAATTGAAAAAGCGCTTCCTGCAGATATAGCGCATGCTGACGTTCAAAAAGCACAGCACCACCTTTATACTCGAGATAAAAATTATAATGACATTTATCCGGATAATAAAGGATTTTTAGAAAATTTTTCGAATACTATTTTCGGTGGCACGACCGAGTTATATTCCAGACTTCTCGAAGAAAATTTTATAAATCTATCCGCAGATGAAAAATTAATTTTTATGTATAAATCTAATATTATACAACATAAAATGTATAATAATTATTTAATGATCATAATGTTTTTTCTAATAGTTATAATTTATAAATTATATTTTAAGAAAGATTAATAATTTTAGTGTTAATGTTGTTCATCGTGTATCTGGAATTAGTATAGGATAATTTTCTAAATTCGTCTATACTTTTATCCCCGCCATATTCTTTTAAAGTATATATGCTTGGCGCCACTGGAATTCTGAAATCTTGGCCAAAAAGAGATCTATAAAATTGACCAACTAAATAACTTTTATTTTCAAATATTTTATTATTTAAACAAAAAGATTTTACACAGTTTGGTGAACAAAAATTACCAAATAATTTATATCGTTTTAATTTAGGACAATAATTAATTGGTAGATAAAATGGTATATTACTAAATGTGTGATGACAGTTATAACAGCGAATGTTGTTAACAGCCTGTTTTTTTTGGGTGACATCTATGTTCATATTGTAGTGTTTTAAAGATTTTACATTATCTTTTACAATATCACAAGTATCTTCTTCGTCACTAGAAACAATTATATTACATTCTTTTTGACACGGTTCAAAAAAATCTGAAATATTTGTACTTTCTTCTTTTTCTTTATCATGAACCTGTATACATAAATTTCCAAAAGATAATGAATTTGTTAAATAATTATTATTCAATTGTTCATTTACGTCAAATGTTATTTCTTCATTTTTTTTTTCATCTATGTAATTACTTTTAAATGTTGTCGTTTCCCATTTTTTTTTCCTTCCTCTCTTTTTTTTAACAACTTCTTCAACTGGTTCTTCTACCACTTCTACAACATTTAGTTCTTTTTTTTTGCGGCCTCTTTTCTTAACAGTCTGTTCCATTAATTAATTTAAAGAGACTACTTATTAAAAATAATAAATGTTTGCTTTATATACTTTTACTCTTATAGGTTTACTAACATACACTCTAAACAAAGTCTATAATTATTTGCGCCCGTATAAAACGTTTGAAGACGTTTATAAAAAAGACGAATATCTTTTACTTTGTTACCGTATTAAATTCGAAGATGATTCTGAAATTTCAGAATCAGAAGTAACGGTTGAAAGTCTCGAAGAAATGGAAAAGAATCTAGATGTTAAGATTAAATATATCGTAATTGAATATATGTTTAACGGTGAATTTATGAAATACATCACGTATACAAAAGACATAGCGTTTCCTATTTACCCATTTGACATCGTACCGACAAAATATCCATATTATCCAGAAATAATAATTTTAAATGGAATGGACGTAACAAATTTTATTAGACCTTGGCTCGGGCCTTATTATAATTTTTATTCTGACCGCGAAGAACCTATTAAGTTGGAAGATGCTTTAATGGAACATCCTGATTATGAAGACATAGATTTTGAAAATGGTACACTTTTAATGATTTCAAATAAAACTCCTCTTAATGGGAGAAAATGTATTACAAAACCTCTTCCTAGCAAACTCATTTGGAAAAGACATGCCGCAGTCGATCCTCGAGATGACCATCTTTTAGAAAAATAAACTGTAATGTAAATGTAAATGTAATTTAATGTAATGTAATGTATTTAAAAAACTAGATTATTTTAAATATAAATAATGCATAACGATAGTTCAAGCAAAGTATTATTTAGATTTAAAACTGTACAAACAAATGCTATAAGAATTCTTTTCGAATCTCTTAAAAATATTTTAGCCGACGTTAATTTTAAAGCTGATAATACTGGGTTAAAATTAACAACGATAGACGGCACAAATACCGCTATTGTAAATCTTTTTTTAAATAAAGATAAATTTGAAGAATATATTTGTACTAGAACAACTAACATAGGAATAAATTTATTGTCTATTTTTAAAATTCTTAAAGGTATCAAACATGCTGATACTATTTCATTTAGTATTTATGAAAACGAGGATGGACATATTTATATTCAATCCGAAAATAGCGAAAAACGTTCAAAAATTTCTACAAAAGTTAAATTGTTAGACATGGACGAAAAAATTTATAATATCCCAGATATTAAATTTAACAATTATATCACGATGCCTAGCACTGATTTTCAAACTTATATATCAGATCTTTCGAGTATTTCGAATGAAATACATTTTAAATATAGCATGAATTCTCTTAGATTACACTCAATGGGAGATTTTGCTGAACAATCTATTACTATCAACGAAACAAATGATAATAACTCAGAAACGGAAGAACAAAGCGGAACTTTTAATATTAAATATATCCAATTATTTACAAAATCTACAAATTTGTGTAGTACAGTTGAAATTTATCTAAAGACCGGGTTTCCCCTTGCTATATTATACAACGTGGCTAATTTAGGACAAATAAAATATTGTTTGGCACCAAAATAATAATATTAATTAAAAAAATATATACATATAATAAAATGGATAAAATGGATAAAATTAAAGTTTTTTTAATAGGTGCTGTATTCTTAGTTTGTTTAATAGTTGTATTTTTAATAATAAGCAACGATTCTACTGACAATACTGAGTTAGAAACTAAACTTGAAGAACTAACTAATGAAATAGAAGCCATTGAAGAACAAAAAGAGTCACAACCGGACGAAGTTGCAATTGAAGAGCCGGATGAGCCGGTTGAGGAAGTATCGGCATTGTCTTTATATACATCTCGTCCACGTCGTCAGTCTTCTACGCCGCCTCCAGTACTCAATCCACCCACGGTTCAAACAGAAATACAAACAGTTACAGATTTACCATCTCCGGGTATAAAATCCATGTTAGAAGATAATATTCCAGTAGTTTCTACACCTACAGCTACACCTGCAGCATCCTATACGCCATCTCCTGTAACCAAACCTGTAGTAACCAAACCTGTAGTAACCAAACCTGTAGTAACCAAACCTGTAGTAACGCCGCCAGAAACTAAACCCTGTCCAGTATGTCCTGTAGTAACGCCGCCAGAAACTAAACCCTGTCCAGTATGTCCTGTGTGTCCAAAATTAGTCGACAATCGTTATAAATCTCCTATTAAGTTGTATGAAATTAATGTTATAAAGAAATTGTTAAAAGAACACGTTCAAAAAACTAAATTATCGGGATGTGCCAAATCAGATGTAAATAATTTTATAGAAAATTATTTTAAATTAGATAAACCTGATAAAAAAGCCGCATTTGAAAAATATAGTTTTTATGCAGAAGATAAAGCTGCTATTTTGTCTTCAGATATAAACTCATCACCAACCGCTACTGATAATTTACTTGTTATACTTAATAGAATTAAACCGCCTTTAGTAGAAGGCAAAAAAGACTGGGTTCGCATTGCTATATTAATATTAACAGATCCGAATAAGATTAATTCGGGTAAAATGTGTACAGATGAATGGTTTGACCATTTCTACCGCCGCCATAGAAGAGCTTTATGGACAAACGACATGACAGCGTGTTATCTTGAAGACAATCAAGACTTAGTAAGGCATTTCTGTAGCCGCCACCACAACCCCGGTCAGACAGACTTTACTAATATAAAAGAATGTATGAAAAATGGCAGTTTTCATAACGAAGTAAAAAGACATTTTATTACTAATGGAGTTCACGAAGGTCGTCATCATATAGCAAGATGTTTCCGACCACCTTCCCAAAGAGCAGCATTTGATAAGTTTTATGTTGATTATAAGAAAAAACTTATATCCATCGCTGCCACCGCAGAAAGAAATGTATCAAGTCTTCCATCAGGGCCCATTAAAGATAATGCAAAGGCAGAAATTATTAAAATCGAAAAGAAAAAATACTTGAAAGAGCTCGGAGCCTATTATAACGAAGCGTCTGGTCAAATAGGCGCGCCCTATCAATGTGCTGCGCCGGATAGCGGCCCAGATCCTAAATATGGGCGCAATGGTAAACTATTAATAGGAGCCCATGTTGGAAATCCCGGTCCCGGTAGTCATACAGCTTGCCCCCCGCCAAATCCAAATGGTTACGACAGGGTTAAATTCCCGTCGTATGGGTTACCCACGGAGTCTATTAAATTCACAAATGAACATGGTCTTAAATCTAAACACTGTAGTTTTTTTAGAAATCAAGAATGTCACATAGACGCGTGTTCACAGGCGTGTACTAGAGATCCTGAGTGTAGATACTTCAGTTTTGATCGGGACTTTGGAGGTGAAAGAAGATCATGTGTATTTTATAAAGCTATAAAGGGAGAACACATTGATAATCCGTATGGAACTGCCTTCATGTATAAGAAAAAGGCTTCTCCACCGGCATCGTTTGTAATCCCCAGTGATGATAAAATAAATTTTGCACCACCTGAAAGAACAGGTCATAGAAACGGGGGCGGTTGGTATCATTAAGTTCGATTTTTATTATCAAATTCAACTACTTCGTCATCGTTTTGACTTAAACAAAAATTACATCTATATTTATAATATATTTTAAGTCCAGTGTCTTTTATGTATAAAAAAATAGTTTTAGACAAATATGAATTTTTAACCAATAAAATTACTACATTTAATTTTTCATGATCTACATCCATGTTAAATTTTTTAGTTAAAATTTCGTCTATACATAATATAAGAATGTTTTCAAAATCTTTTGACTGAAAATTTTTAATATATTTTTTATTTTTTTTTAAAAAATGTAACAAATTGATTACAATTAGTGAATAATCTATTTCTTCACTTGTTATTAAGTCGTAAAGACCATTATTTCTAAAATTATTGAGTAATTTGACATAATAGTCTTTATTTCTTAGTTCAATTATTTTTTCTTTAGTATTCATTTAATAAATGTAAACAAATTAAAAAAATTTAAATTATATCATTTTTAAATGTTTCATGAATTGATAAGATGCGCCAACAACTATACCCGAAAATGCGTCTGATGCAAAAGAGTATGGAAAACCAAGGCGGTCATAATAATACACTTTAAGATGTGGAAATAATTTTGAATATCTCATAGGAATTCCAACAATTCCTGATACAAATAATAAAACCATGGTAGAATATAAGGTAATACCAGATAGTTTAAATGCGTCAAGTGCTAAAATTATTAAGACATGTGTTATAGCCCCTACAAAACCTGCGATCAGTGCCGCACCCAAAACTGTATGTTCTTCAAAATAGTCTTCTAAAACCGTTATCCATTTCATTTTTTCTATTCCAAATAAATGTATTTTACCCTCGGATACCATTCGTAAAATTACATCCCATAAAGCGGTTATTATAAAAACAATAATAACTTCTCTAAATAAATTATTATTACTCATTGGTTTATTTATTTAAAAAAAATATATTTATTTATTAATAAATGATGTTTCCAAATTTACCCGTATCTGTTATTATTGCTATTGTAGCAAGCGTCGCGCTTGCTTCGATGTTTGCTATGGGTGTTTTTTCTTTAAGAAAACAGTACAGAAATAAGGATAGTTTTTCGCCGGAAGGTGCTATTCAGAAAAATTTAGCGGAGCTAAATGCCTATCAATTAGACGATTCGGCCACGAATAAGTTTCATTTTGACGATAGAATTACAAAAGATATACTAAATGATGGTATGCGTTTAGACGATAATTATATTCTAAATCAGAAGAAAGGGCCATATGGATTTGCCACAAGTTCTTCAATATCTAATGAAGATAAAGTTTTATCAAAGGCAAAAGATGTAGATCCTTCTGTTAAAGTTCGGGTATCCCCTAACCAAGTTAAACCTGGGAAAAAGGTTGCCGTTAAAAAAGAAGACGTAGTTCAAAATGAAAATGTTATAGTTAAAGCGAAAGATGTTGTACCAGGGGAAAAAGTGATTGTTAAACCATCGCAAGTTAAACCAAATCAGCAAGTTTTAAAGCGTAGTGCTATATCTGGTGAAAATGTATTAGTTAAAAAAGATGATGTCAGTCTTGATGAGAATGTAATAGCAGACGTTAGTCAAATAGAACCAACAGAACCTGTTGTTGTTAAAGCTTCGCAGGTAAAATCTGGTAAAACTGTAGTTGTACCGAAGGAATCTACTGTATCGACTGGGGTAGTTATGGCTGCCGCAGAGGATTTAATACCGGATGAAACTGTTTTAGTTGAACGTAAAAACATCGGCGCGGTGGCCACCGCAGGTATTGAAGTTGAGGCCCCGCCCCCGGTTTCTATCGGAAGCGTCGAGGAATACAGACTAGGAGGAGATTCGCGTTTTGGTAAAATGTATGCTTTAAATAAAACCTCTTCCAGCAAGGCATATTCGACATTAGGCTCTAGACAAAAATTATCTGAATTTCCTTTAAACACGGGTGTTCATGTGTCCAGAATTAGCGAATAGAGTATTCGTTAATCACTAAATCACATTCCGGTACATTTCCGTAACAATTATTAACATAATCAATTTTAAATTTTTTACTTTTATACAGTGATAGTCTTTTGCGATACCAATTGTTAAAGACGCTTATTGTATCATTGATATCTATGACAATCGGTAGATTTTCATTTTTCCTGCGTAAAATTCTACCCACGGCTTGCTCAACATTACCTTTTGGTGAAGCAAGTATTAATGTGTCTAACCCTGGATTATCGTATCCTTCTGACGCCATTTGGTAAGTTGCTATTATAATTTTACATTCATTGGACTTTTTAAGATTTTCTGTTTTCATTCCTCCATAATATAAACCAACTGAGCAGCCACTTAAAGAATTAAATAATTTATCACAATGAGCTTTGCGATCTGATAGTACTAAAATTTTTCTATTAGACATGTAACATTCCTTAATTAAATTTAGAATGTATTCGTTTCTAGATTCAATCTCTGTTATAGCAGTTATACTTGCAGGAGAATTTACTTTTCCGTTTGGCAAATATTTGATTACATTATCTGTAAAATTTGAAAAATTATATACTTTTATAGTAGGTTCTATTATTAGCAACTGTACATTCACGGCAATTTTACCTATAAACCATTCTAAAGTATGTTCTAAGCGATCTGCACGTTTTAAAGTGGCAGTAAGCCCAAGATTAAAATTTGCCCCTATTTTATAAAATACATTTGAAAAAATTTTTGAGCAGTAATGATGGGTTTCGTCATAAATGGCAAATGAAAAATCTTTGAAGATCTCCGGCGGGTAATCTTTCATTGATATACTCTGAATCATTCCTATACAGATACACGGGGTTATGTCTACATTCTTACCTTGAATTATACCAGGCGAAACTCCTAAAAATTTTTCAATTTGTTCTTTCCATTGCTCCATGAGAGATTCTTTATTTACTAATATAATTGTTTTAACTCCGAGTAGATGTGATAAGTAGAGACTTGCAAAAGTTTTACCCCATCCCGTATATAAACACGCTATACACGAACCGTTTTTAAGTAATTCAGAATAAATTTCTTGAATTACATCTTCTTGGTAATCTCTTGGTTTAAATTCAGTTTTAATATCAACTTTATTTAATTCATTTAATATTAGATCACCGTCTTCGCTAAAATATCTAGGTATATACATAAATTTATTTGTAAGTTTGTATAATGTATAATGAATGGGAACGGGGGCCCCAGGCATAAAGGGAGTAACTGTCAAGTCTTTTTTAAGAGACATTTTATTTAGATCAACTCGTCGTCCGACAGGCATTATATATACATATGATTTATTTTTTATATCATTTTAGTAGCATAAACGCCCTGTACTGTCATAATCCCGGCTGTTAGACCTGCGAATATGCCTCCGCATATAACAATTCATATGTACATTATTAAATCGATGTTATTTTATTTAAAGAATTAAACGATATTATATTATATCAAAATGACAAAACTACGCATTTTTACAGACCGCGAATATAGATACAAAAATAGAACCCATAATAAACATATAACAGAACTTACAGGTATTATCAAAAATAAAACAAACGATAATAATAATTATAAAGAATTAATGCGTGAAACTGTTAATATGTTGGCTAAGACAAACTCATTTAGTCAATTTATTTATAAAACTTATTCAGAATTGTATACAACGTATAATAATATTACATTTACACTGCAAGATTATAAAAAAACATTGTTTGTTACAGAACAAAAACTTAACGAAATTGAAGAATTATACGAAAATCTAGAAGAACTATACAATGAAAAAGTAACAGAATGTGAAAAACTTAAAAATGAAAATAAAATTAATTAAAATGTGTAATGTATATAAAGAAAACGTTTATAATATATTATGCAAATATTTGTTAAGACATTAACAGGTAAGACAGTAACACTTGAAGTAGAACCATCTGATACAATAGATAATATTAAAGCAAAGATTCAAGATAAAGAAGGTATTCCGCCAGATCAGCAAAGACTTATTTTTTCTGGTAAACAATTAGAAGATGGTAGAACTCTTGCGGATTATAATATTCAAAAAGAAAATACTCTTCATTTAGTCCTACGACTACGCGGAGGGTATTAAATACATCTACTAAAATAATTCCATGGAGGCGTAGCTCAGTCGGTCAGAGCGTCGGTCTTATGAGCCGAATGTCGCGGGTTCGAGCCCCGCCGTCTCCATAGAATTATTACATTTTTTTAATTAGTTTAAAAACAAAAGAAATACATAATGTAATTACAATGGCTTGTTCTATTTGCTGCGAAAATTTTAATGCTTCTAACCATTTAATGGTCGAATGCAAAGGCTGTGACATTTCAGATGCAGCTTGCAGAACTTGTTGCAAAACTTACATCTTGAACTCCCAAAACGATCCTATGTGTATGTTTTGTAAAACTCCCTGGGAGCGTGAGTTTATTATTAAAAATCTAACAAAAACATTCGTTGAAAAAGATCTTAAAAGACACAATGAAGATCTTTTTGTAGAAAGACAAATTTCCCTTCTTCCCGAAACACAGGCAGAGGCTATTAAAGAAAAGAAGACGCGGGAGCTTAAACAACATTTATTAAATGCAAGGAATGAAAAAGATAGGCTTAAAAAATTAATTAAAGATCAAGACGAAATAATTAGTTCATATCTCCTAGAAATAAACCGGGTTTATTATGGTACATCTACTGAAGATACTGCTAATGAAAATTTTACTATCAAATGTTGCGGATCAGATTGTAATGGATTTTTGGACAATAAATATTATTGTAGCATGTGCGAAACAAAATATTGCAAGATGTGTATGGAAGTAAAAGAAGATGGACACGTGTGTAATGAAGAAACAAAAGCTACCGTTCAAGCCATTAAGAAAGAATCTAAACCTTGTCCAGGCTGCGGAGAAAGGATATCAAAAATTGACGGCTGCGATCAAATGTGGTGTATCAAATGTCACATTCAATTTTCATGGAGGACCGGTCAAAAAATGGAAGGATATAATCACAACCCAGAATACTTCCGCTGGCTTCGCGAATCTGGACAAGAAATTGATAGAAATCCTTATGAAAATGTAAATAGACAGACTATTTGCGGTGTTCAATGCTGTCCACGTTACATCATGCGGACAGCTACAAATCTTTTTCCAAACAGGGTAGACATTGTAACGGCATTTACCAATATATATAGATTTTATCGCCACGCAGAATGGCTTGTCGGAACTATTCCAGAACGCGAACTGGGTATTGAAAAGAATTTGACTGATCTACGGGTAAAATATCTATTGAAAGATATCGGTAAAGAACAATGGAAATTTGAAATTCAAAAAATAGATAAACAAAACAAAAAGAATAGTATGTACGATAATATTTGGAGACTGATACGTACAGTTTTTGAAAGTAATATAGAGAAATTTATTGTGTATACGAATGAACAAAAAAATCAAAGTTATTATCTAGAATTGCTCCAAGATTTTAACACGTTTAAGGAATATGTAAACTTAAATTTTCTAAATATATCTGATACATTTGGATCGCAGACTTCTCCAGGAATAACAGACGATTGGCGTGAAGCGAGTAATTTTAAGAGATATTTGAAAAATAAATTAAATTTAAATTAAAAATGTAGTTTATGTAATAATTAAATGTCGAAAGTACAGAAAGCAATATCTCATCTAAACGCAATTCTTATGTATGGTAAAAAAGGCCAAGGATATTATCCACCTGCCTTGGCGGGTTATGATTACAATCCAAAAACTGACAGATACATGAAAAAATGTAAAGATTATCAGACTCGTAGCGAAAAAACTGGCAGATGTTCTGGTAAAAAAGATAAACCGGCTTCCAAAAAAGGCTCTGATCTTGCCGCGAAGGCAATGAAGCTTAAACACAAAGAAGGTATTACATTAAAACAGGCCTGGGAAAAAGTGAAGAGTGGTTCTAAGTCTAAGTCTAAGTCTAAGTCTAATTCTAAAAAACGTTAAACTTTTTTGAACACAAATGAAAAATTTAAAAAACTACACATCTGTTCGTTACGTGTTAAATTAAATTTATATTCATCGTAAAGTTCGGAAAAATTTTTAATTTCGATCAATTCGAGATTATGCCTTTTACATTTTTCAATTAAGTGATCTCTATAAAGAAAGTATTCATTTGAAACACCTCGATATTCAAAATATGTCTCTCGAGACGTTTTAAGCGATTTTAGATCAAATGAATACATTCCCGGATCAGTATTTCTTTTTATTTTTAACACTTCGTTTTCAAAGTCATTGCCGTGAACTGCAAGAAAACTGTTAATAACATCCCCATCTGCCGATGTTCCGATGAAGTATCCACCCGTTTTAAGTTTTTTAGAAATCAAGTTCAATGTTATGTCCATATCATTTACAAAGTAGTGAAATGAAAACTGACACGAAACTATGTCGTATATTTTAGCATTGTCTTTACCATTAATCAAGTTTAGAACAAAAGGATCGGTTGCTGAAATTTTCCAGAAGTAACATCGAGGAACATTTGGTAAATGTTTAACAGAATTGTATCTTTTGATTGCTCCGTCAAAAGCATTCTTCTCGTATATACTTTTTGCATCGATATCAAACCCCGTAACAAATTTTAATCTCGCATTAGTCCATTTCATTATGTCGCCGCCTCTGCCAACTGCTATATCTAAAAGATATTCTCCATTGGTTTTTCGCTGAGCATCTGATATAAGACGAGATTTGATCCAGTTGTGAAATTTGCGCAGTCCGTCTAGAGATTCAGTCATAATCAATTGAATACAAATTATTAATCATGATCGTACCTATACTTTATATTTTTTTGTAATAAATCTACTTAGATTTATCAAGTGTCATAATAGCCATCGCCGCGTAATTGTGAAGATCCATTAGAGTATCGCGTAGTGTTTCATCAGTGACTTCAATTTCAACGCTTTTTGATGTAATTTTAGAAAATCTTTGGAGTTTATCTCCGATTCTTACCATAACACCTACTGTACCATATGTGGCAAAAGCATCACCATAATCTGAATTTTTCTTAGAAAAAAGTTCGCGACATTCATCTTGAATAGTTTTCAGTTGCTCTACACGGTCCATTATAAGTGTATATAAATTATTCCTTTAAATTATATCTATAAGGTTTGTATCTCCAGGAAATTTATAAACACTAAGTTGTTCTTCTAGATTTTTAATTTTTTGAAAAAGTTCATAATTAAGACGTTTTAGCTGCCTGTTTTCTCTACATGTTTCTTCATAAGCTGTGTTTATGTCATTAACACTTCGAAAGTCATTTTCGAATATAACATTAGCAGGTTCCATACACATTTTTTGATGTTTTTTAGTTTTGAAGTGACTGTTTACTAAAATTGAAAATTTATCCCTTGTGTAAATATTTCCGCAGCATTGACAACCATTTGGGTATTTTCCTTGAAGATCTCTAATGTTCATGTTTACCTTTGTTTGATATTCCCAATTTGTTTTTGGTTCATATTTGGGGTAAACATTTGTAATCATTATAGATTATACATAAATATCCGTTATTCCTTTAAATTATTACAAAAAATAATTATGCTTAAAATTATAGGATATAAATATTGTATATACGATGAATTGCGATTGCGGAAACCGTGCATTCTTTTTTGAAAAAATTACAACCGATGGAACTTTCAGGATATTCAAATGCGAATCACTCGAGACCAAGAAAAAAAATAAATGTAAGTTTTTTTATACTGAAAAAGTTAAAGAGCCTACGCTAATTGGTAAAAACACGACAAAGTGTACATCTCAAGTTAAAATTAGCGAAGTTATTATTGATTATGTCAAAAAGCTTAAAACGAGCATAAATCTTTTTAAAATTTCTTCTCATTTACCCAGAGAATTAAATGCTACCCATGAAGCTAACATAAACTACTTTCTTAAACGATTGAATATGCCTTTATTTTTTGAAAACAAAGAAACAATTTCTCAACTAGAATTAAGAATAGATTTAAACGTACGTAACAAAACTATCGAACATGTTAACATTTTTCCAGTAAAACTTGTTGATTTTCCAGAAGAACTAACTGTTCCGAAAAAGTTAAAGCAAATCAAAAAAATCAAGAAGAAAATCGCCGTAAGCAAGGTATTAGACTTATCCGCTCTTATTAAAGAAGACGAAAAAACCGATGATGAGTCTAAAGGTAAATTTTTGCCTTCTGATGATAGCGAAGGAAGCGACGTAGATGACAATGAAAATGAAAATGACAACACATTTGACATTGATTCTTACGATTCTGCACCAGATGATGATCTAGATGATGCAGGCGCATTTAGCGATTAAATGTTAAATATTAAATATCATTATATCATTATATTTAATATGTTTTCTAAATTTTTAGACGAAAAAAGCCAAACCGAATTAAACGAAGTACTTAATAAATTTCTATTCCCTATAAAATGTTATTGTATTATTATTATTTTGATATTTTTATTAAATTCTTATTATTTATATAGAATGTTAGAAAAACTGAATTAATTTAAAAAAATAATACATTTAAAGTTTAAATTAAATGGAGTTGCCTGTTTCAGATCAAGAAATTGAATTCTTTAAAAAAGACGTAGGAGATTATAATGATATAGATAATCAAATTAAAGATCTTAAGAAAAAAATGAAACCTTACCAAGATAAAATTAAAGAACTAACGCAGAAAAAAAAGCAAAAACAAGATGAAGTTTTAAATTTTATGTCAAGTAACGATCTTGATGTGTGTCACGTTGGCGATGATTCAAAGTTAGAACTTAAAAATACATCCGTAAGTAAACCTGTTACAAAAGGAGATGTATACGATAGAATATATAAGTTCTTCTCTGAAGATATTGAAAAAACAACTGAAATGAACCCCCAAGAAAAAGCGAAATATTTACACGATTATATTTACATTGAAGGGCGCGAAAAAGTACCAACGCAAAAATTAGTTACTAAATTAGCTTAAAATGTAATAATATCTTTATAACATCTCGTAATATCAAAGACATCCGTGTCTTCTTCATATAATTCATATTTCTCCCCGTTCTAAAACTTTTATATAGTTATTTAATGTCAACGATTTTATATCTAATTCTTTTTCAATTTTCAATAAACCTATATCCGAATTATACCTATCAGTCGTAAAATTTAACACTGTTAGATTTAGTTCAGAATTTTCACTTTTATTATACATAACTATGTACTCTGAATAGATTTTAAATGAATCAAAATCTTTGAATTTTGTTATATCAAAAACGTTTAAGTTTGTTTTTTTAACTAAAATTTCGCCGTTTTTTAAAAAAATTAAATATGACTTCATTATACACTCTTAAAAGAGCATTTTAAATAATAAATTTAACCTCAAATATTACATAATAAAATTATATAAAAAAATATTTTATAATGAATTATATTCAGTAATGACTAAGCCACCTGTTAATTGGACAAATGATATCAAGGAAAAAATAGATCAGGCAGACGAGGAAAAACTATTAGAATATTTTCATATTTTAGATAAAAAATGGTCAATTAACGGGGAAAAAGATCTCATCATTGCTGTATGCGAAAAACTTGGTATTACAGATTTAGAAACTATTGATACAAGTATGCTTGCTGTTGAATTGGAAAAAGCTATTTTTGAAACTACGCTTGTATTTTTCAAATTTAAGAAATGTGTATCAGATTTTCAGAACTATCAAGACAGATGGAATAAAATTTACGAGGTTATTTTTTATTCAGAAAGGCTAATTCGCGATGTTTATATACTTTATAAAACAGATCAGCCAGCTAGAAACTCGTTGAGTAATGAAGACCCTGATGTATTGTTTAAATATGCTCGTTTTACAGATGATTCTAAAAAAACACCTTATCAATGTCTTCTTCTTTACCTTCTAGAAATGTTTTCTGAAGAAGGTTTTACAAAAGCCGGAGGAAATTTGTATAAACCAGTTATTTACAAAAAATACAATACACATGCGTGGAAAAAACAGTGTACAATAAAAGATTACATTTATCAAAAAACAGATCATAAAATTAATTTTAATCAATGGAAAAATGCAACAGCAAATGGTACTAGCAATATAAATAATGCAGAAAAATATTTCAATGAGTTTGTAGGTCCAGAACTTCCTTCACTAAATAAAGACCGTCATTTGTTCGCATTTAAAAATGGAAATTATATTACTAAATATAATACTGCTGAACCAGGAGAAACCCCCGTATACACAGATGTATTTGTTCCATATGGTAAAAGCCACCCTTATCTAAACAATTTGTCTGTTGCTGCAAAATACCATGATGTAAAATTCGATAATTACGATCAATATTCTGAAGATGAATGGTTTAATATTATGAAACACTGTCCAACATTTAAGAGTTTGCTTGAGTATCAAGAATTTACAGAAGAAGTACAAAAATGGTTTTGCACTTTTATGGGCAGGATGTGTTTTAACCTCGGAGATATGGATAATTGGCAAGTTTTATTGTATCTACTTGGTCAAGCAGGGGCCGGAAAAAGTACTATTGTAATGAAAATTATTCAAAAATTTTATGAAGAAGAAGATGTAGGTATTATTGCAAATAATATCGATGCAAAGTATGGTATTAAACCTCACGTAAGTAAATTTATGGTTTTGGCTCCAGAGATTGCCGAAAATTTTAAAATGGAACAAACAGATTGGCAGCTTTTGGTAGAAGGAGGTCGTAACACTTACTCCGAAAAATATAAATCAGATGAAACTATTAACTGGGAAGTTCCAATGATGATGGGTGGTAATAAAATTATGAGATACAAAAATAATTCTGAGAGTGTATCTCGGAGAACAGCGGTAGTCAATTTTTGGAAAAAGGTTGTAAATACAGATACTGAAATTGATAAAAAACTAGCGAAAGAAATTCCAACCATTATGAAAATGTGTATTCGAGGATATTATCATACACTTAAAATTCACGGTAAAAAGGGAATCTGGAATATTCTTCCTCAATATTTTAAGGAAAATAAAGAAGAGATGGAGCAAACTACTAATTCTCTTCAACATTTCTTGAAATCAGAAAAGGTAGTATTTGGAAAGAATTTGTATGTACCCCTAAAGGTATTTTCTCAGATGTTTAATGACCACTGTCGCGAAAATAATTTGTTTAGAGAACAGTTTACTAAAGATTATTACATGGGTATATTTACTAATAATAATATCAAAATTGTTCAACAAAGTTCAAAAGAATACCCTCCCAAAAGTGGCATAATTGTTAAACGTACATCATTTTTGATGGGTATTGACATACCCAGTGATGATAATGAAATCCAAGAAGACGACCCGGAATAAATTATACGTTAAAAACAATTATTTAAATTATTTAATAAATGTTAAATGTCTAAAGAATCAGGGTCTTTTTTATTCGATACCGATATGTTTTTTAAGGTTGGTATTACATGTATAGTTTTACTTATTGTATACTCTGTTTATAATTTATTTTCTAAAATGAAAGAAATCAATAATAAACTCGATCAATTTTACAATGAACCAAATCTTTCACTCGAAACCCCAGAAAAAGAAGAGACAGAAAAACCAGAGTCTAAAATAGATATAACAGATCTTGACCTTGCTGAAAATTTAGAGACTATTGAGGAATAGATAACATCGAATTATTTTTAATAAGCATATTAATTATACAATTGTATATTTTTTCGTATGAAGTAATATCATTTCCACCCGTAATTATAATACTACCGGGTCTAAATACAATACATGACATTACTTTATTAAAATCCGGCTCTAACATTTTAATATTAACACCTGGGTATTTATTTGGATTAAATGAATAAGTTTTCAGATGTTCTAAGTTAGCAGTATCTAAAATTTTACATAAATCTGTTTGTTTTATATTTTTATCAATTTTAAAATCAGAATTTATCATACATACTCTCACATTTGATATTTGAGGAGATGACGAAAATGCCTTTAAAGCTTCTAATCTTTTGAAAATTTTTCTAATAGCATAAGTCGCAGACATTGGATTTAAAACGCCAGCAAGTTGTATATTACCATTTGAAAATATCTTGGCTGAAACTTTAGGTTTATTCTGGTATTTAACGCTCACGTAAATACTAGCACAATTATAAAACTGTTTTTTTCCATTTTCTTCGTTATACTTATTTACATAAAGAGATGTATTAATAATACTATTGAAACAACAACACACCGTCATGGTAGAAATATCCCATTTTTTAATTATTTTAAACCCCTCATATAGGTCATTTTGACGTATTTTTTCGTAAATTTCACTAAAATTTTTAAAATTAGAGTTACATATACAATCTGTATATTGAGAACGCGGATCGCATATTGAACAGGTTGTCATAATGTAATTACCGTGTTCTTTATATACTATAATGTTTCTTTATATAGTTATTTTATGCAATTAAATATCTCTAAATGCATTTATATTTTGAACTATGTCTATATAATCATTAATAATAGGTTCATGTAGTGTTTCTTTACAGGCTTTTAATAACATTGCCGATGTTTCTTTGGAATGATTGTTTATAAGATGTGTAAAATAAAATATAAACCTTGGTAAATATATGTTATAAGCTTCTTCTAAATTTAAATTTTTTTTGTTTACATCGTTTATAATATCATATAAACAATATGTCAATATATTAAGATCTACATCTCTAATCATGTCATCTGATATTATTAATTTATTAGTATCTTTTTTGTTATAATACATGATTAACCTGTTAATTTCTTCTATTTTTTTATTGGTTAATTTAATTCTTGTACATGGATCCCGAAAGTCCGACATTTTATTTAAATATATTATAAATGTATTAAAATCGTAGTATATGTATTTTTTACCGCTTTTAATACACACCCAAGGATATTTATTTTCTTCGTGTGAAATTGGACAAATACTATTAAAGTCTATATTTTGTCTAAACTTTTTTTGAATTATCTTTGCCGCGATAGACTTATTAATAACGTCTAAAAGTGAGTCTTTTTTAACGTATTCCCTAAATTTAATTTTATAAATCTTACATATATTTCTTAAACATTTTACAGTTAAAATATTAGAAAATTGTATCATCTAATTAATTAATATTTCTTTTTATATATATTAATATAAAAAAATACATTATAAAGATAATTAAATGTCATCATTTAAAATATCAAAAAAAACTGTACACACAGATTCTAGAACTTCAATAATAGACAAACACTTTGAAACTATTAAAAAAATAGATGAAGATAAAAACAATTTAGATAAATATCGTTCAGAATTGATTTTATTTAGAAAAATTAAAGAAAATTGTCTTAAAAAAAATAATTTATCAGAAATTAATAATATAGCTGAAAAAATAGCAGAATTAGAACGTAAGATTAAAAACATCGAAAACGATACAGATTTGACTGAATATTTATTTAATTCAATTGGGTTTATTAAAGATATTGATAACAACGAGTGTACTACAGTACAAAACAGCACGGAAGAAGGTATATTTAAATACATTTCCCTTGATTCTAAAAATAATAGAGGAGAGATGTATAAAATGTATATGGAAAAATGTTTTCCATCTGAAATTTCTAAAACATCGCAGTGTAACACTATGTCTACGTTTAGATGTAAAGAATGTAATTATAAAACAACCAACGATAACGCAGCAGGGATTACCATTTGTTTTAATTGTGGGTTGACAGAACAATGTAATATTTCAAATCTTCCAGAATGGAATCATGCAGAGACTCACGAATACATAAAACCTTATAGTTATAAAAGAACAAATCACTTCAAAGAATGGATTAATCAAATACAGGGACGCGAGGGTACTGTTATACCAAATGATGTTATAAATTTGCTTATAGTAGAAATTAAAAAAGAACGTCTTAAAGACAAATCTTTAGTCACGTACATTAAAATAAAAGAATTTCTTAAAAAAATTAAACTTAATAAATATTATGAACATATTCCTAATATTATACATAAAATAACGGGCAATAAACAGCTGATTATCAATAATGAACTTCAGATTAAATTGGTTAATATGTTTAATGAAATACAAGATCCGTTTGAAAAACATTGCCCAAAAGATAGAAAAAATTTTTTAAGTTATTCTTATACATTGTATAAATTTTTTCAATTGTTAAATAAAAATGAATATCTAATTTATTTTCCACTCCTTAAAAGTAGAGAAAAGTTATTTGAACAGGAAAATATTTGGAAAAAAATTTGCATAGATTTAAAATGGGACTTTATTCCGTGTATATAAATGTTTCTTTTTAGTATATATTTAAATTTGCCGTAGAATTGTTATACGTTATAGTACCCTGTCCAACACATGTAACGTTAAGATATGAATTTGTACCCGCGCGCTGATTAAAAAATACTCTCAGCTTTATAGAATCGTATCTATCTAGTGGAATACTTGAACCAGAATAAGCCGTGCTAGCAAGCGGAATTACAATTGAACCGATTCCATCTTCTTTATCTATATCATTAAAATAATAACGATTATAATTTAATCCCAATGAATAAATTGAGGCATATTCAAGTAATTTTATTGACGTATTGTTATTTATTTTATACCCGTTTAATTCCAAAAACATAGATGTAATGTATGTTCCCGTTGAGAACCATCCAGATAAAATTAAATGCGACGAGTATAGAGAAAAATTATCTAAATTCATCTTAATTTCTGATTTATTTTGAGTTTCAAAATATAAATTTTGAGTTAACTTAGTAATCTGAGAGAGTTCTCGAGTTAATTTAAATTTATTTATATCCGGTTCTGATAATTCAAAATTCTTGCAGTACATCCTTAATCTAATTATATCAGTTGAAAAATTAGCACTGAAATAACCATTTACATTTTTATACGTATCTCCCAGTTGAAAACCATAATTGTCTCCTAATAAAGAATCGACATAGTAACTGTTGTCTCTTAGAACAGGTATTAGTGTATTATTCATTAAATTGTCAAATGTAACCCCGGGTAGGCTCATCTGAGAACTTGACACCGTGGTTCCTATTTCTTCTTCTAATTTTTTATAATACATTTTAATGTAAAGTTTTTGATTGTCTAGTAAACCGTTTGGAAATGACCCGCTTTCGGAAATATTTGTAAAAGTTTCTAATTTTGAATTAAGAGACTTTGTAAAACCTGGTATCATAACCGAAAAATCTGCATTTCCTGATTTTTTAATTTTATTTGTATTTCTTAGTAAATTTAAATATTCACAACGTCCAATTTCTGTATCAATCAATGCCTTAAGGTCGTCAAAAGTTAATGTTTGCCATATTTGAGTTCCTACGTAATATTCTATTTTATCAAAAAGCCTTAATATAGATAAATTTTTAAGAAAAATTCCCTCAATATTGGGTATATAAGGAAGAACATCGGCAATATTGTTCGAGGATGGGTCGTGATAATCTAACGAATTAAATGATAGTCCTAATGATGTAATTTCAGGAAAATTGTCCGGGTATTGAGGGTAAACCCCCGTCCAGTTTTTACCGTCTTTAGATAGCGCCACTTCATATCTCCCATCGCCTATAGCAATCCACATCCCATGTTTATGAGTCACGTCAAACACTACGTCAAAAATACCATTTACATTAGAGTCATTCCACGTCAATAAATCATCTGACCAGAATATACTTGAAAATTTTCCTTTTCCAATACTTACATATCTAGCAGAATTTACACCTGTTATAAAGTTATCATTCTTAACTTTTTCTATTTTGTAGCAATGACCATTTGTTCTTTTGAAGAGATAATTTTCGTCTATATTTATAAATTTTCTAAATTTCTGTTCGGTTTTATTACCGCTTTCTGCAACACTTGGTGGGACAATATTGGAAATATAACTAGTCAATTTAAATTTATTATTCTCTAAGATCACGTAAAACATATTAAATTCGGAAGGGTATTCACTTGATACAATTCTTCTTTCTATATTATCTATAATAGTTGTAAAACTTGGTACTAATTGTTTTCTATTTAAACTATAAGCAATTTTAGGTTCTGGATAAGAGTCGTTTTGTTCAATGGTTAAATTATTTCCATTTTTGTATATGAAGTATATTTTCTCACCGACCAAGGCGAGTGGGAGCGCGGCGGGGTGCACAGGAATGTTATATTTAAAAGAAATTTGAAGTAATATCGCCGTTTGCCCGCTTAATTCAACTGGTTTGATATCATTTGCTTCGAAATTATTAGCATCGGTTTTTCTGCTTATGTCGTCCGAAACTGATGTACGCGTTGTAAAAAATGGATAATCTTCCTTAAATGTGACATTATCAGTGACGGCACCGCCAGTAAAATCTATGTATTTCCAATTTACTAAATCGTATGTATAAGCAACACATTTATTACTATTACTATTTGCTGGTTTTCCGCCGACTATCCATAAATTTTCGAATTCACATACAGTGTATATTTCTTCAAAATCTAACATTTGTGTTTTATAGTCATTGTCATCGAAATTGTAGTGTCTTGGGAAAACAACTAAATTATAATCCGAGAAAGCCCTCTGTTTGCCCACTACCACCATATTAGACGTTGTTTTAGAAATTACAACATCGTTTATATCTTTAAACCCAGATAATATCCAGGCGTCGTCTTCACTAAGGGATAGAGAGGGGTGTATGTTTGTCGGGCTTCCCATCAAAACTCTCCAGTAATAAACATCCTCTTGTGTGTATGGTGTGTAGAATTTCTTGGCTGGTTTTTCTCTATAAAGAATTACACCGTATTCAGTGCTAGAAGCACTTTTAAATTTACCGACGGCAAAAACTCTATTAGAGTCATAGGGTGAAGGATATAGCCTTGTTAAATTTGTCGCAAACTCAGTTACGGGAGCGTTGGTTCCGGAATACTGGCTGCTTAAGTATACAGATTCAGATTCTATAAAAGTGTAATTATCAACACTTTCTACAAGAGGTAAATCAAAAGTAGAAGCGCCAGGAAATTCCGATGAATCGGCATTACAACCCATAAATATCTTGCCACCTATACTAACAATGTCATTAGGCATTTGGTTTTTGAAAGTGGCGTCCCAGACTGTTGCCCCATTAACTCGCTCATAAGCTATAGGCGGTTGGTAGAAGACTATATTTCCTATTTTATATCCCATTACTCCGGCACCATCATCTTTATTGACAAGGATAGAATATCCAATAACATTGGATGAACGTATAGGTCCGTCATCACGCCACTGAGAGGTCTCCACAGACGGCGGTGGCGACCTGAGGAGCGAGAAGGAGACACCTGCCAATTCTGCCGCGGCGACGGCGGACGCGTACAACCCGGAGTCAAAGGCCAAGTCGACGGCGGACGTTTCATTCGCGGGGCGAGTGACCAAGGCGTCGGCGGCGGTGTGGTCGTCGATTTTGTAAAGGAGGTCGTAGTTCAGTTCACGGGGTTTAGAATAAATCTTACGCACTCTAATGTCTCCAACACTTATATTATATTTATACCATTTTACACGATTGTAAGATTTTAACATACATTCTGAATTACCGATACTCAGAGGAATTTGCCATTCATTTGATACGAAATTAAGATTGTAAATATCAGTGATATTTTTTGAGTAGTCTAAGATAATTTCAAAATTCAATGTTGTCTCGTTATATTTATAAAGGTTAAAATTACTATTGTTTTTGATACCAATGATAAAATTTCCAACGTCGTCACCTTCTAACAAAGGATCTTTAGTGGAATTTATATCCGTCTTTGTCCCGACAGTAACGTCACGCCATGTTATTCCGTCTATAGAAGTTTTAAACTTATATTCCCGAGAATTTACATCTGAATCTGTCCTTTTTTGCGAATTATTACTAAAAACGCCCATTAGTAAACCCTTATTTGCATATTTTATATTTATAGGGTAAATACTATCGAAGAAAGTAGTAAATGTCTCCGTCGGTCGCCCTGACAACGGAGCATGCGGCTTGGTCACTGTTACTATTCCCTTACTACTAGAACTTTGAAACCCATAAAAAATTGGTTTTTTCACATCTGTAAGTGCACCAATGTATTCGAGATTAGTTAATTTGTAGGCGCTGCCGCGGCCGACGACCAACCCGATCTCGTCGGCGTTGGTGAAGTCAAATTCTGGAAAGTCGTAAGAGTTACTGCCTTTTAGAAACGCAAAAGCCTTTATAGGGTGTGTGTCCCGCCCTTGCGGCTCGTTTCCTCCTTTCAATGCTGACGAAATCCCAACAGGTACTATGATGGGACATGACAACACTTCACCAAAAATTTTAGTACCTTTCATAATTACACGTACCTTGCCTTCTGATACCGGATTAAACACATAAGCCGCAATATACTCGACTCGTTCATTAAAAAACTGGCTCGTGTCGGAATCATCTGCCTCGCGCGTGGACGCTTTGTACGTCTTAATAACTCGCGGCCTCCAATTAAAACCATCATTGTATGAAATAAATACAAACTGTCTCCATTCGTCTGTTCGGCCTGGTGTCAAGTCCGCCTGTATTCCTTGCTTTCCAACTGCGATCCATTGTCCGTCACCACATGTAAGAACAAAATCTAATTCTGGAATAAAATATATAAAATCGCCAAGTTCCTCGGTTGCGACATCGGCGCCGCCTGGTTGGGTATTGCCGGTGTTGTCCGGTGTATAAAAATGTGGTGAATTGGGGGCGTAACTTGCCGCGCCGTCATAAAAAGGTGCTCTCTCCCAATTTTTCCCATTATCGTAACTTCTAATAAGTTTTTTATTAGAATCTATTCCAAGTAAAGTTTCAAATTTCGCCCCAATTGTTAAAACATGATTATTTTTGTTATCGCTAAATGTAGAAGATACAATTGGGTCTAGTCCAATTGAAACGCGTCCAAAATGTATAAACGGCAATAATGTATAACTAAATAAATTTGGAAAACTGTTAATTATTACACTTTCGCGCGGCACAGTGGTTTCTCTAAAATATCCAGCTTCATCAAGACCATTTCTTGATCCCGAAACAATTATCTTTCCAAAGTCGTTGTCATCTTTCGGTCTTTCACCATAATAATTTAATGTATAAACGGTTTTATAATACGGGTTATTATTATCATTTAAAGGAAAATCTATAAATGTGTCGAAATGGGTGCTGTTGATGTTGTCAGAATTGGAGATAGTGTTCATTTTTAAATAAAATAAAGGATTATATCCGGGGGGCGGGGAGATTGTCACTGTCGGAACACTTGTGTATCCCGAGCCATAATGTGCGCGCACCACTGTGACCTCTCCGCCGCCTGTTATAGAGGTAACAGCCGTTGCCACCGTGCCGCCCGCGCTCTCGGGGGGGCTAATAGTTACAGTGGGCGGCGCAGTATATGCATAGGCGGAATGCTGAGTGACAGTGATTGCGGCCACCTCGCCGCCTGTTATGGTGGCCACAGCCGTCACCGCCTCGGGTGCGACCCCTCCAAATATAACTATTCCACCTGTTGCTGAGCGCTGCGCATACGGCTCTGCGATAACGCAATTAACTTCTATAAGTTTCGAAAATAATATACTTTTCCAACTAACGTCGTCACCATATATCTTTCTCCAAGCAATATTACAAGGTTGGGTGCTAGTTAAATCTCCCTTTCCAACCATAAACTGGTATATTACTGTATCAATTTCAATAAATTTAGTCTGATTAATAACTTCGAACCCCTCAATAGTCTCATTCTCATTCTTTACTGTAGAAATTTCGCGCGCGTTAAGATCTATGTCAAGGAATTTCGAAGTACTACCGACTAGTTTTAATTCTAATTTTCTAGTTTCATCTGTAAAACTGTCCAGAGGCAACTCAACGTCGGTGACAGTATCAACAAAATTAATATTAGACATCTCTGTGTTCATTTCTACATTAAAATAGATATCTCCTATCATATCTGCATTGTCATCGGGTGTAAAAATTTTATACCTACCGCCACCGTCAGATTTACCTATACATTTCATTTCAGACAAATTACAGCCATGTAGTATTTGTTTTGTAGTATCATTTTCATTATAAAAAACAGATTTAATTTCGTCTTCGTCATTTATTTTATTTGTAACTGAAATACCCTGTGTACCACTTCCATTATATGCAGCATGGGCGGCGTGCGCGCCTCTACCCATAATTAATTAATATAAGTAAAATATATTTATTTATATTAATTAACTACATTTTCATTTTCATTTTCATTTACATTTACATTTTCATTTACATTTACATTTTCATTTTCATTTTCATTTTCATTTACATTTACATTTACATTTACATTTTTAGTACATAGCAAGCGACGCTGCACCACCCTTGAAAAGAGCAGTAGTTTCACCGACGCATGTAATGTTAATATACGATTCATTGGCAGTGGCGCGGCCAGTGAAAGTTAACAATAGGCGAATGCTGTCAAACCTGTTAAATGGTACAGACGAGCCAGAATACGCGGAGCTTGCTAGAGGGAAAACTAGAATACCAAACCCTTTCTGTTCTTCTTTGGGGGCGGCGGCGACGGAGCCGGTGATGTTACGATTCACATATAGACCAAGAGATTGAGCCGAGGCGTAGTCTAAAAGCTGACCAGGAAGTACTCCCGAGAAAGAAGACGAATTAAGTTTAAGTTCAGCGCTCTTAATAAATTCTCCACCGAGGTCGCCCGAAATAATCAAATGAGATGCGTATAGAGAAAAGTGATCGAGGTCAATCGACTTCTGGGATACATTCTTAACGTCAGTAATAACAGAGTTTTGGGTCATCTTGAGGCGTTTAGGTAGACCCATAGGCATAGCCTTCATCTGTTCACGTTCTTCGTTACACATGATTAAATGCTTTGCATACATCTTAACAGATTTAATTGTAATTGGCAAATTAGCTACAAAAGCTACATCCGAGACATCCGTCCCATATGTTCCAGCGCTGAAAGTCAACTTAAGACTTTCAATGTACTGATCGTTACCAAACGTCAGCACATGCGCCCCGTTGCCGAGGTCGGCGTCGGCGGCGCCGGCGGAGGAGGTGACAGAACTTGTTTTCGGCCGGGTGGCAAAATAAAGCTTAATCTTGATAGACTGATGTGGTGCCGCAGCAAGAGGATAACCAGATTCGCTGATATTAGAAAAATTTTCTAATTGGGGCGCAAGTGTTTTAGTCAACGACGGAATTATAAAAGTAAATTCTACTGGCAAACTGGTGGTGAAGGCGGTGCCGGGCGCGACGCTTGGTGCGGCGCGTCGGGCGGCAGTTTGAAAAGCAGCCTCCGATAACTCGGTATTGTATAACACTCTAACGTCGTCTTTTTCTAGGGTTTGCCAAATCTGAGTACCTACTTGAAATTCAATACGTTCAATGATATTATCTAAAGCACCCGGTTTTAACTTCAAGGAGGTGATGGATGAGACGGCAGTCGCCGCGATGCCGTTGTCGGCGTCGAGGTCCGCAAAGATGTCCGAACCCTCCAAATCGTCAACAAAATCCTTCACATTAATATCGAGTACTGTATGAACATATATTTCACCAAGGCAATCGATGTCGTTGTTAATAGTGAAAATTTTAGTGCCGCCGAAATTTGTATTACCATTGTTACCGCTGGCTGGGACTTCTAAGAGAGTAGAACCGTGAAGTAACTGGCGAGTAGTATCGTTCTTGTTCCAGAAGACCGACATTACGTCGCCTTCCTGATCCTGAATCTTGTTGGTAACGGCGAGACCCTGGGTACCACTTCCGTTATAAGCAGCATGAGCGGCTACAGCTCCAGACATATTGTATTTATTTAAATATATAAAAGAAAATAATTTTAAATTTAATACGTAATAAAATTAAAATTAGTTCTTATAATATCATTCGTTTCATTTCATTTCATTTTAAATTTAATACATAGCAAGCGAAGCAGCACCGTTCTTGTAAAGAGCGGTAGTTTCACCAACGCATGTGATATTAAAGTCACCCGTGACGCCGGCGCTATGCTTAATTTTAAGACGAATGTTATCGAAGCGGTTCAATGGTACACCCGAACCCGAATAGGCCCGCGAGGCAAGTGGGAAAACAACTGTATCATATTTATCCTTGTCGACCCCTCCAACGATAAAGTTATTATTGTAAAGATTCATAGACGAACTAATAATCTCGAGTAGAGATATTGGAAGTTCGCCTGAGAAAGAACTAGAGTTAAGTAGAAGTTCCATACCGGTAATATTTGTATACATAGTTTTCGGGAATGTAATTAATAAATGAGAAGCGTATAGAGAAAAGTGATCAATGTCTATTACTTGAGTACCCGCGGACGTCGAATTTCCGGCACGCAAAGCGTTCTGAGTTGTCTTGATACGCTTTGGAATACCCATTGGCATGGCCTTCATCTGTTCCCGCTCTTCATTACACATAACAATATTCTTGGCGAATAAACGCACGTCTAGTTTGGAGCCGACAAAGGGCGCGCCCGCCGGCTGGGCGGCGAGATAAACCTTAATCTTTACTTGCTGATTGGGGGCCGCCGCCATTAAATAACCACTTTCGACCTGCTCACTGTAGTGCTGTAGTTCTGGAGAGAGTGTTTTTGTAAACATTTTAAGGGGTACATAGGCTATCATTCCACCAATATCATCCTTGTCAACCAAAAAATCGTCCGATTGCGTTGTCCGTGGGTACGCCGAACCATCAGATTTGGTTAACCCAGAAGCCTGAATCGAAAAAGATTTATAAACACCCTCGGACATCTCAGTTGCCGCAAGACCCATAAGGTCTTGGTTCTCTAAAGTCTGCCAAATTTGAGTACCAACTTGAAACTCAACTCTCTTAACTAGATCAGCAAGAAGCTGGTGTTTTAAGGTGAAGTCGGCGGCCGCGGTAAGAGAACTTAAATGAAGTTCGAGATACATATCGCCGAGACAATCAATGTCATTGTTAACGTCAAAAATCTGAGTACTATCGAAGTTAGAATCATTACCAGAGCCGCCGCTGGCTGGAACTTCTAAGACAGTAGAACCGTGAAGTAGCTGGCGAGTAGTATCGTTCTTGTTCCAGAAGACCGACATTACGTCGCCTTCCTGATCCTGAATCTTGTTGGTAACGGCGAGACCCTGGGTACCACTTCCGTTATAAGCAGCATGAGCGGCTACAGCTCCAGACATATTGTATTTATTTAAATATATAAAAGAAAATAATTTTAAATTTAATACGTAATAAAATTAAAATTAGTTCTTAGAATATCATTCATTTCATTTCATTTTTAAATTTAATACATAGCAAGCGAAGCAGCACCGTTCTTGTAAAGAGCGGTAGTTTCACCAACGCATGTTACAACAATCTTTTGAACGGCCGAGCCCGGAGTTACCGTCAAACGAATGTTATCGAAGCGGTTCAATGGTACACCCGAACCCGAATAGGCCCGCGAGGCAAGTGGGAAAACGTATGTGGAATAATCACCTTCTAATGATTCTTTTACGCTTCCGCCCTGCAGGACGCTCGTAGTATGGGCATTAAAGTGAAGGCCCAACATGTCAGACATTGGACCCTGAAGAAGAGGCGCCGATAGAGTACCCGCGAAAGAAGACGAATTTAACTTTAATTCAACATCGGTAATGGCGTCCGTAAAGGTATAGCCATCGCTTGGCGCGCCAAAGGCGGTAATAACTAAATGAGATGCGTATAGAGAAAAGTGATCTAAGTCAATGGTGGTCGGGATGCCGGTGGAAATCATTTGAGTAACATTCTGAGACATCTTAAGTCTCTTTGGTAGACCCATCGACATGGCCTTCATCTGTTCGCGCTCCTCGTTACACATGATTAAATGCTGACCGAAAAGTTTAAGTTCTAATGTTGGTAGCGCTTCCCCGGAAGCGAGATTCCAAACGTTGTCGCGCGCTACACTGGTTTTTTCTAAGTAAACCTTGATTTTAACTGTCTGATGAGGGGCCGCTGCGACTAAATAAGCATTTTCTACAACATTGGTAAACTTGGACATCGAAGGACAAACTTTACGCGAAACAGTGGGGATTCTAAGAACACCTGATATAGTCGCTCCAGCCACGAGGTCGCGCCGCTGTAGGTCGACGTTGTGCTTCTCTGGGCCGTAGGGTTCTTTTTTCCGCCGCCGTCATAAGAACCGTATAGCGACCGCGCGGCCGCGCTGTACACGCCCTCGGGCATTTCAGTGCTATTTAGAGCGGCGATGTCTTCCTTTTCGAGAGTATGCCAAATCTGAGTACCCACGTGAAACTCTATGCGTTTAATAAGACCAGCAAGGTCACTTACCTTCGACGCCGCTTGCGAACTGCCGGCTGTAGCGGTAATCTGTAGAAAAAGTTCTCCAATGGCATCGATGTCGTTATTTACGGTGAAAATCTGGTTACCACCGTATGTGGTAGTACCACCGTTACCACTGGTTGGAATATCAATGAAAGCGGCACCGTGAAGTAGCTGGCGAGTAGTATCGTTCTTGTTCCAGAAGACCGACATTACATCGCCTTCCTGATCCTGAATCTTGTTGGTAACGGCGAGACCCTGGGTACCACTTCCGTTATAAGCAGCATGAGCGGCTACAGCTCCAGACATATTGTATTTATTTAAATATATAAAAGAAAATAATTTTAAATTTAATACGTAATAAAATTTAAATTAGTTCCTGGTACTTTTAATTTAATTGTAATTGTAATTTACATAAATGACATGGATCCTCCAACCACGGACTGAACTTTAGTGCCACACGCCGTTACTGAAATTATAGCTTTGGTAGAAACTGTTGTATCATTGTTCAACGAATTAGGGACTACCTTATTGTACTCTTCGGTGTCCGCATCCGTCCACCCACCACTAAATATATATTTATTAAGATTAACAAGTAATTTTTTATGATTATTCTTTGAGAAAGCAACCCCAGATGTATCAAATGCTTTTTCAGCTAAAGGAACAATGTAATGCGCCGAGTTTTTATCGCTATTAACAAGAGTGAAATTTTCGCATGTGCCAATTTTGGCTGACGCGCCCTTTATAAAGCCAGTTCTGTCGCTTCCTAATACAAGTTCCATAGATTCTATGGCATTCGGCATATAACCAAAAAGATTATCGGGGCTTTCGCTGTCGTCAGCATAAAAAGTTTGACTATTAATAACAGTAAATGGTGTAGAAAGTTCATTCTCTCGAGCAGGTAAAGCAAGATTTATCGCGTTGGGGGTCGTAGAGGGCAGAATAAAGTTTAGTGTTTGATCCTTTACATGCGGAAGTTTTACACCGATTAGTAAATGACTTACATTAAGAGAAATATCTTCTAAATCTACCTCTACCTCAATTACACCCTCTTCGAGCGTGTAGGTAGTATATTTGGGTATTTCTTTTGTAACATTAGACGACGTATTTAAAACTTTATTAATTACATTCTTTGATATAAAGTTCTTTTCGGTTTCGGTAATAATATGGGTTCTGACTTTAACATGACTTTTGAAATAAGTCTTGTCTAAGAAATTGCCTGTCTCGGTGGCATCACCCGCAGAAAGAATCTGATAGTGTGATCCACCCGTAACGGCATTATCAGTATAAATATTGTTATAATAAACCTTTACAGTTACAGCGTTTGTTAAGGATCCCGCCTGTAGCAAAGAACGAGTCATATCATTACTTCTACCTATAAAAGGTATAGAGCAAGCGGCTTGAATTACGATAACATCAGCCCCAGCCGCTGTGTATTTCCATACGTTTCTGTTACCAAGTGGTTGCTGATGGGACTCGTCAGCCATCTGTGATTTTTCAAAAGGAGCACTGAAAGTGAACGCCTGACCAAGTTCAGTTAAATTTCTAATGTATATGTCGTCAGCAGTTAATGATTGTACTGTTAAACTACCAACCTTAATTTCAACTTTATCAATGAGTCCAAGTATAATATCTTTTGAAACATTCGCGTTCCAGGCCGCGGTACCGGATGGTCTTTTAAGTTTAAATTCAACATTAAGAGTCATATCCGATATCGAATCGGTGTCGGAATTGATATAGAATACATCGGTCGATTTGGTAGTTGGAAAAGAACGTAGAGTTCCGGGGATCACGGTTTCTCCTGTTCCAGAGATGTACAATTTATTACACTTAGAAATAAACGACGATTTTACTTCTTCGTCGCCTTTGTACTCATTAGTTCTACATAAAGATTGTGAACCGGTAGAATCAAAGGTTTTAACGGCTACGTTACTAATGCCCATTATTTATTATATAGAATTATTTTATTTTTTAAAATTAAATCGTAAATTTCGTTTTCATTTGCAATTTAAAAATAATACACATATTTTAATTAAATGTCAGAGTTCGAGTGTTCTGTAAAAGATCTAATGTCTGAGAAAAAAGAACCCATTATAGAGAATATTACCCCCTCGCATAAAGAAGAAACAGTGTCAATACTTGAGAAGTCGGAAAAAAATAATACCGAAACCGAAAATATAAAATTATCTCTGTATCAAAAATTATACACAGATAAAAATATTAAATTATCGATGTTTATTACACTGGTATATCTTGTAATTAATTCTGAACAGTTTTATCAGTTTTTAGGAAACAATTTACCGATGTTAATGTTGAATGGTACACCTGGGTTTTTGGGAAAAACTATTCTAGGATTAATATTGAGCATTGTATTAATAATATTTACTTCTTTTTTTTCGATTTAGTGGGTTTTTTAGCAGGTCCGGCGAGATCTTTTTTATGAGATAAATTGTCGCTTATTTTATCCATCATCATAGACACAAGATTAACATTTCTATCAGAAATACTTTCATCTTTCTTAACACCCCATTTAAGAGAAGTTTTAAGATCTTGAGTTACTGGAATACGTTTACTTTCAAATTTTTTACAGTTAATAACATTTCCGTCATCGTCCGGTTTTCCATCATTTTCTGACATACACATCTGGCAAATTCCAGTAGGGGTTAATTTAAAATAAATATGATTATTTGTATGATATCCACATTTATTTTGACAATACTTAGATTTTGTATTAATAAGATAGAGCGGTATCGTAGTTGACTTTACTACTCCGGTAATGTCTTCTATGCGGTATCCTTCGACGTGATTTTTGAAAAATTTTAATATATTTATTTTTTCAAAATTTTCACACGTTAATGAATTAAAATTACTATTAATTTCAACGTCTTCAGATGTTTCTTCATATTCTGGTAAGTCATAAAATTCGGTTACTTCTTTCGCAAAAGATCTGATGCTGGTATCTTGTACAACTCTTAGTAAATCAGTATATATCTCATCACACAATTCCGATTTTTTATTACCTATATATGTCATATTATAATTATAAACACGGTTTTCATATGTATAAATACCGTCAGAGTATGTACATTTATCAGATCCAACGAGTCTAAGACCATTTTTGTCATATACACATTTATCTATTATCTTATTCCAATTATCAAAAAAAGTTTCTGGTTTTCCAAAAAGAGTATTAATGGTAATCAATATATTTTCTCTAATTCTAAGAGCTAATTTTTTATCTACCAAAATGTCAGGCCAATTAAAATGATAGCCTTGTTTAATAAAAATTTTATCTTCTTTTTTAACTTCTTTTGGATTATCTGCTTTTGTAATTATACATTTTAATTTAGAGTTTTTATAAATATTTTCCATTACATTTTGTACACATATTGCATAAGGATTTATATCTATAATATTGGAAGAAAGAACGTCAAAATCTATAAAAAATCTAAAAATATCCGTCTTTTTTTCAACTATACAGTTTTTAAATTTAATGTTTTTGACATACAATTCCTGAAACAATTCATAATTATCTGTCAAGTCTAATTTTCCACCGTCTAACATATAATGAGTTACTGGTCGATTATTTACATCTTTAACGTTTTTTCCCGTAGAAAAAAACCAGATTCTTAGAGGATTTTTATCCGTCATGATGTAATATTTTATACATTATACTTTTATATTACATTACATTTACATTACAATTACATTACAATTACAACAAAAATTTATGGTTTAAATCTAATGGTGATGTCATAATTATTAGTATATATTCCCTTTACAGCACTTGGAGACAATACAGTTCGTTTTCCCTTTTTTTTCGCATTATTAGTTGTCATCATATCAACATCTATCAATTCTATATTATTTAAAGCATAATCGATAACTTTATTTTCTATAAACCATCTAAAAAAATTCAATTGACCAACAGTTGTAACAATATCTTTTGTTGTAATGATCTCTTCTGCTGTATAAGGTTTCCATTTAAAAGTATTAATGTCTATAATGAGTCTTTTTTGCCTACAAAAAGGATCAAAAAATTTTTTTGAATAAGCCTTTAATTGATTTTTATAATCAAGATATATATTGAAATAAAACGTGTCTGAATTAGACTGTAAAGGATATACTATATTATATTTTTTAGAATAATTTGTTACTAACCAGTCTAGAAGTCTGAGCGAAAGAGGCGTTTTTTGATAAATTATGTCACTAAATAAGTCTATTTTATTTTTGTAAAACGCTATTAAAAAATTAATAAGAGCCGTTTCTTTACCATTGAAAGACATGCAATATTACTATAAAACAACAGTATCTTTAAATTTATTTAAAGGAATACAATTATTACTTAAATAAGTTATAATATGATAACTGAGATTATAGATGAAAACTTTAAGAAACAGATTATTTTTTTATTGAATAATCATTGGACAGGAAAGCACGAATTATACTTTCCAGCACAAAACTCGATAAATATAGAAAAAAAACATCTTTTTAAACTTTTTAATTTTAGGTATCTATATTACATTAAGAACACTGTTAGTACAAAAAGATCTGTTCTATTTTTGTTTAAAGATGTATCCGGTAACAACACAGCGGTGTTAATTTTTAAAGATCTAAGTGTTTACAGTATAAAACTGGAAACAATGGACGAATATTACTGTGGTAGTATATTTGAAGTTTCTTTTTCGCATAAAACAAATGACATTGTAATATACGATTCTTTTTTAATTTCTGGAAACAAAATCAATTATCATCCCATTTGAAGAACGTATATCAGAAGCAGGCTTTATGATATCAAATTTAATCAAATCGGAATGTAAAATTACATTGGTAAAATTTTCTGATAAAATTGTTGATTTTAAAGAATTAGAAAAAGACGAAGAACTTTTTATAATACCCAACGATATACCTATTTTAACCGGTATTAATTTTTCATTTTTTAAGTGGAAACCAACAGAAAAAATTACGTTTAATCTACATGTAATGGAAAAAGAAAAAGATTTAATTTTAATGTCTTCAAACTTTAGAAAACTGACCGATTTTGCTAAGATTTGTAACAATAATGATAATGGAAAAGAGTATATTAATAATATCAAAAACCTCGATAATTATAAAAATAATTGTATACTAGAAATTAATATTAAATTTCCCGAAGGAAAAATAATTATAGAAAAAGTAAACGACGAAAAGATTTATCCTACAAGCATTAGACTTATTGAAAAAATTTTATTCATCAAACGCGAAAATATAAAGTTTGAAGAACTGTTTTAATTACACTTAAATTACACTTAAACACAATACATTTACATCATTTATTAAACTAATGTAAATGTATTATTTTAATATTTATATTTTAGAGTTTATTTAGCGTCTACATTCTGCGGCAGCGATTCTTGCGGAGGCGCATACCCTTCTTGAGGCAGCGACGGCGCTTGCGGGCGTAAAGACGAGCACGCTTGGCAGCCTTGGTCATCTTAAGACGCGTGCCCTTCTTGAGGCCACGGCGACCGAAACGAGTGCCGCCCATACGAGTGGACGACTTTTTGCGGAGAAGCTTTGGCGAAATGTAGACACGGTAGGTCTTGCCACCCTTGGTGCGCTTGTAGTAAAGACCACCGTTGCAACCCTTGTATACCTTGCGCTTCTTGCCGCCAATCATAACGCGCGCCTTCGAAGAAAGCTTGCGTACCTTACCACGCTTGGTCTTGCGACCTTTGCACTTTTTCTTACCGAAAAAAAGTTCGAGCATTCCCATTTATAATATTTAATATATACAATAGAAAAAAAAATTTTTTAAATTACAATTTTAATAAATTTAGAAATTATATTTTCTTTAATTTCTTTTTCATTTAGAAATGTAATTAGTTTTTCTTTATCACAGGGCTTTTTACAAAATTTATCCGGAACTTCGTAATTAAATTCTGTAAATATTTTTCGGGGAGTAATGTAATTAAAATTATCAATGGGTTTATTAATTGTTTTAAGCACTTCTTCGATACACTTATGTTTTCGAATAAGATTAAAAGATGTAACTGGTCCCACTTGTGAAATAGGCTCTGTATAATCACAGCCGGAGAGAATACAAAAATCTATAAACGATTCCATTGTCATATCAAACTGAGACAAAATTACATCAGTATCTATCTCAGTGATGTATCTAGAAATACTGGTTTTTAGAATTTTTTTGCACCCAAATGTAGTAGCATCTGTATCGTCGGTAATCGTATATTCAACCAAACCATTTGCCTGTAAGAAAGCGCAATATTTTTCTGCATCTTCTGGTGCATTACAATAAGGAATTCCAGACATATCAAGAAATTGTTTACATTCTTCTACGTCTTTTTTCTTAATGACTATTAAATGAGAAAGCAATTTTTCAATTTCATCAGATATAGTTTTCTTTTCATTTTCATCAGCGTCTTGCAATTTACTTCTTAGGTATTCGATACGAACGTACATTTTTTCTTTATTTGCGTGTCTTTTAACTAAAACAGACTTTTTTGCTTCGGGTGGCGTACCATCAAATATAAACACTGGCAAGATTCCGTTCATGAAGTAGTATTTAATCCTGTTTGCTAGACCTATTATGTGCGAATTTGACGCGCGGGAGGCGTATTTAAATTTATAAAGTAGTATACTACAATCTATGGCAACTTTAGAACCTTTGTATAGACTTATTTCTTTTTCAGAAATAGCCTCAGGAGCATACTTTTTGATAAGATTGTTTAATCCACGGATTCCCATTTGGATTTTAAATTACATTAGTATATTTCAAGTTTTTAAATTGAAATTTTTTCTGTAAAATTTATACATCTCTTATAAGAATCTCTTTAGGCAGACAAACATCGTCGTTATCATCACTATTATCTCGCAAATCTAGTATTTTCTTTGGGGGTTTATATTTTGGGTGGCATTTTATATCGTTTTGTCTATAATATTCTACGTCTTTCCAAAATTTTTCTAGAATTGGTAGATTTTTATTTAACCAAACATGATCAATTTTAACCCTAACTATGTTCATAACATCGGGTGGTTTATATTCTATAAAATCGGCCACTTCAAGGTTACAAATAAACATATTCAACTGGACTTGAGGATAATAATATTCGGGTATATATCCGATTTTAATAGGTCTCCTATATGGACACTTAACTTCGAGTAGAATGGGTTTACTTTCTTTATATTTTGATATTGAAATACCATCGGGGGATCCGGCAAGCCAATAGTAATCGTCATTATTATGAACATCTTCGTGTGCTATAAGACCAAAGTCGTGATTACACTGACCCGTAAGCTGACAATATTTTTCAATTGCCTCATCTTCATATTTTTGTCCGTGTAATGTTGCAACGTTGCCCACAAACGGTTTTGGGTCATGACCGCATTTTTTAAACAGTACTTCATGTGGTTTTTGATAAGGATTTATCCCCAAAACAGTGCCCGCATCTGAACTTGTTAATTTTCCTTCACGCTGTTTGAACCATTGTTCAGATCTTTGTTCATACTGTGGTATAGACTTTAATTTATTTATCTTATCCATATACATGTTTAATACCGTATTACTTTAAATTTGCTTAATTTTCTTTAAATTATTTTAATTTTTTGACCGTTACATTTATCGCATTTTTCTTTCTTAGTTTTTTAGGGTCTTCATCCACTGGTTCTTTTGTTTTATTTTTATCGTATTTTTTTTCGCAATAGCTCCATAACTCTTTAGATCCTATTCTAAATTTTCTATTTGGTTTAGCACGGTACCAATATACACAATCTTGAATATTATTACTTTTTGAAGTATTATCAAGCACAAGACAATCATAACCTTCCGTACACGCGTTCAAAACATCCTGAAAGATGCTAAATTGTGGGAAAATACCAAAAAAATTCTTATAAAGTTTTTCTTGGTTTTGAATAATGTTTTCTCGTAAAATAAATACATAATCTATATTCGCACGCAAATCGGGTGGTAAATCCATACAATACTGCATAGTTAACATAAATGTTATTCTCCAATGTCTACCATTCATAAAAATACCTCGTATATTTGTATCTCTGATCATACGTTTATCATACATACAATCGTCTAAGAGTAAAAACACGTCTTTGTCTTTTTTGGTGTCTGTTGAATTTATACTATTTTTTTGTCGTGTAATTACTTGCTGAACCACTTCAGGTTTATACTCAGAGTGAATAAGTAAATCGGGTATAAAACTCGAATAAAAAGCATTTCCGTCTTCAGTAGCTGATATAGCAACACCAGCATTTATTCTACGAAGATGGTAAAGAACATCGGCGACTAAAGTACTTTTTCCTGTTCCTCTTTTTCCTATAAATACACATGTAGCGGGTCCAGAACCTGTTGTGCGCCGTTCTTCACA